GATAGAGAATTGCCGGATAAAATCCCCGTATTGGCTTTTGATAATCAAGACACAAGAACACCTTTGAAATTGTGAGGAACTATGCAGAAAAGAACTAAATTAACTGAGAAACAAAAAAACCTTTTAGGAGTAATCATTAAAGGCAATATTGACGGTACATTGTGCGATATTGACCAGATTTTAGAAAAAATAGATTATACAACCACAAAGGAAAGTCTTCAATTTAGTTTGAGGTTTTTGGTTGAAAGAGAATTAATTCGCAAAGCTGGTAGAGAGCAAAGAAGGGGACGATTGAGGGTTTTATATCAACCTTTATCTGATGCTTTCAGGGCATTATAAGGAATTTATAAATGGCAAATGATAATTACAATCCGATTAAGTTAAAAAAACAAGACATCGTAGAAATGGTTACCATGTACGAAAGTGGTAACTATACTCAAGAAGAATTAGGAAAAAAATTTGGCATTTCTGTTCCAACGGTTATTAAGATATTAAAAGCCAATAAAGCTCAAAAGGGTATTTCTGGGGCAGAAATCGTTGAAAGAGTAAAACAAAAGATTGATTCTGAATATAATCAAGAAAAAGAAAAATACGCCAAAGATGTAAAAACTAGTAAAAACGAATCTCTGCTTTGGGCCAGAATGGTCGGTATGGCAATAGGTAAAGAGGTTCAAAAGTTAATTACTAGCGATTCTCCGAAAATTGTCGAAGAAATAAGTGCGAGAATAAAAGCTTTGAAAGACGCTTCTGTTGGTTTGAATAACGTTATGATACAAAGGTGGCGTTCTCTTAACATTGATGAAAATCAAGAAGAAGATTCGATTCCTAATTTGGTTATTGAGGACTTAACCGAAGAAAAACTGAAAGAAATTCATAAAAGAACGAGATTTCAGAATAACGCTGAATTAGAAGAACAGCAAGAAGAAGAATTTGATTTGGAAAAATTAAAAATGGAATTAGAGAAAGAAAATGTCTAAAGATAGATTAGTTTTTAATGTACATCCCGGTCAAAAGGAAGTTATGCACTTTAAATCTCGTTTTAAAGTTATTGTTGCCGGTAGACGCTGGGGAAAATCAAAATTAGCTGCCGTATCTTTAGTTCAAGCTGCCGCAAGTAGAGCAAAGTCTTTAGTTTGGTATGTAGCTCCAACTTATGGTATGTGTAAATCTATTATGTGGCCTGATTTGATTGAAATAATCCCTAAAAAGTGGATTAGAAAGTCAAATGAAACTATCCAGTTTATTGAATTGGTTAACGGTTCAAGAATAGAATTAAAAGGTTGCGATAAACCAGATTCTCTCCGTGGTGTAGGTTTGCACTTTTTGGTAATTGATGAAGCACAAGACATTAAAAAAGAAACTTGGACAACAGTTTTAAGACCTACCCTGTCAGATAAACAAGGTGGCGCTTTAATTATTGGTACTCCTAAAGGTTTTAACTGGTTATATGACGTTTATCAAGAAGGACAAAAACCAGTTAATAGAAAAAATGGTTTATGGGCTTCTTGGCAATTTCCGACAATGACTTCTCCTTTTATTCCGCCAGAAGAAATAGAAGCGGCTAAAAGAGATATGGATGAAAAGGTATTTAACCAAGAATTTAATGCAAAATTTGAAACTATGTCGGGTAGAGTATATTTTCCATTTGATAGAAGAATACATACCGGCTCTATGTATAAATTTGTTCCAAATAAACCTATCTTTGTTGGAATGGACTTCAACGTAACTCCTATGACGGCAGTAATTTTGCAACCGCAATATAATGGAGAACTATGGGCAGTTGATGAAATTGTTTTACACAATTCTTCAACAACCGAAATGGCAGATGAAATAGAAAGACGCTATTGGCGATATATGAATCAGATTAGTATATTTCCAGACCCTGCCGCCAATTATAGAAATTCTTCACGAGGAGAAACAGATATAGATATTTTACGGCAAAAGGGATTTAAGAAAATCTATTTTCGGAAGAAACACCCAGCGGTTCAAGACAGAATTAATGCCGTTAATAAAATGCTTAAAAGCGCAGATAGTACGGTTAGATTGTTTATTAATGACAATTGCAAGCATTTAATTGATAGTTTTGAGCAAACTCTTTATAAAGAAAATTCTAAAGAAGTAGATAAGACTCAGAACAAAGAACACATTACTGATGCTATTGGCTATTGTATTGAATATACTAACCCTGTTCGCTCAAATATACATATTGCAATGTCGATTTAGCTTGTTGTATAATATAGGCAATTAGGAGATTTTATATGCCATTAGATTATAGTGCTTTAGTTGCAAGACGACACCCCTTTTACAATGAGTTGAAAGAAAGAGCAGATTTTTACGAATCTACTTATAAAGGTGGCCCTAAATGGTTTGAACACAACATTTTTAAATATACTAAAGAAGGCCCGAAAAGCTATCAGGCGAGAATTAAACGTGCTTATCGTTTTAATCATACTAAAGAAGTTGTGGACGCTGTAACTAAATATATTTTTAAAACTAACGTTGTAAGAAGCGATGACGCACCGGAATTTATTCAAGATTTCTGGAAAAATACGACAATCTATGGCAGAAACATTGATGGATTAGCTAAATCTATTGACAGAAATACTTCTATTTTTGGAAGAATTTATGTTGTGGTCGATTCAAAAGCTAATGGCGCTATCGTTAATGTTGAAGATGAAAAAAATCAAGATTTCAAAACTTATGCTTATATTGTTAAGCCGCAGCACGTTTTAGATTTAAGTTATGATGAATTTGGCGAATTAAATTGGATTTTAATTTATGAACCGTTTAGAAACGATTCAGACCCGTTTAATTCTGACGGAAAAATTATTAAAAGATTTAGATTATGGACTAGAAAAGAGTGGCATTTAATAGAGTTTTCTGGAGATGCAACTACCGGAAACGGCGTTTTGGGTGCTGCAAAAATAACATCTGGAATACATAATTTGGGTGTTGTCCCGGTTATTCCGGTAGACGGAACTCAAAGCGATGACATCTATAGTTCAACTCCTTTAATTTCTGATATTGCTTATTTAGATAGGGCTGTTGCCAATTATTTATCAAATTTAGATGTTATTATTCAAGACCAAACATTTAGCCAGTTGATTGTTCCTTCTCAAGCTTTGCCAGAGGGAGAAGATGGGTATAATAAAATTGTTGAAATGGGTACTAAATCGGTATTTACTTTTGACGGAACGGCTGGCATGAAGCCGGAATATATTTCTCCTGACCCGAAACAAGCTCAAGTTCTGTTAGATGTTATTAACAAAATTATCGGAGAGATATATAACAGTATTGGTATGGCCGGAGAAAGAACAAAACAAGATAATTCGGTTGGTATCGACAATAGTTCTGGCGTTGCCAAGGCGTATGATTTTGAAAAAATTAATACTTTATTGGCTTGCAAAGCAAGAAATTTAGAAGACGCCGAAAACAAAATAGTTCATTTAGTTGCTAAGTGGCACGGAAAAGAAAATGAATTAATGGATAAAAAATATGTGTTATATTCCGAAGACTTTGATGTTAAAGGATTATATGATGAATTTGAAATTGCTTCTCAATTAACTTTATTAGATGCTCCTTTTGATGTACGCAGAGAACAAATGAAAGTCGTAATTAATAAGTTGTTCCCTCAATTGAAAGAAGATTTAATTAAGAAAATGGAGAGCAGTCTTAAAAATTGGCCGCAAGATGTTGTAGAAATTACTGAAACGATGAGTAGAAGCGAAGGTAATAATGTACGAAATCTTATGACCAAATCGGCAAAAGATAAAAACGAATCTTCTGCCGAAAAAGTAGAAAAAACCGCTACAGGTTCAAGACAAGGGCAGGTAACGGATAAAACAGACAAAAATAGTTGATTTTCTTCTATATTATAGGATATGATATAAACATCGTCTAAGATAACTGGCGATTTTTATACAAAGTCAACAAAGATTAGTTGCGGTGCAACAAAGATTAGCCAAGAGAAAGGTAAAATAAAATGACAAAAAAAACTATCACTAAAATTGTTAAAGATGAAAACGGTAACGATGTTGAAGTTACGGAAGAAGTAGAAGTTGTTACTGATAATGATAATTCGGATAACAATGGTGGTGAACCCCAGATTACAGCTCCGGTAGATAAAATTAAACAGGCTTTGGACGATAAAGACAAAGAAAAAGAAAAGACCAAAGAAACAGACAAAAATAATGAAAACACTTCTGTAAATGAAGAAGTTGAAAAATTAAAAAAAGAGAAAGCCGATTTATTAAAAGAAGTTATGGCTAAAAAGGAAAAGTTGAAAGAATATGAAGGAATTGATGCTTCCGAAGCCAAACGTTTATTGAATGAAAAGAAAGCTGCCGAAGAGGCTGCCGCTGCTGCTGAAAAAGAAAAATTAGAGAAAGAAAATAATTGGGAAGCTCTTAAAAAGCAAATGGTCGAAGAAAACGACAAAGTTATTAAAGGTTTAAATGACCAGATTACTGCTTTAAAAGAGGAATTAGAAAACAACAAAAAGGAACGTGAAACTTTATTTATGAATAATAAATTTGAGGAATCAAAGTATATTCGTGAAAATTTGGTTTTATCCCCAAATAAAACAAAAGTTTTATATGGTTCTTATTTTGAAGTGGAGAACGGAGAGCTTGTAGCTTATAATTCTCCTAAAGGCTCTAGTAATAGAGTTCGACTTGTCGACGCCAATGGCAACAATTTGGAATTTGATAAAGCTATCGAGAAAATTGTTGGTCAAGACCCAGACAAAAATACTTTGTTGAAATCTAAAGCTCATGTTGGCGCTGGCTCTAATGTAAATATTACCGGAAATGGTGAAGCATTAAAGCAGAAAATGTCAACTTATGAAAAGATTCTTCAAGGATTAAATAATGAAAAATAATTATAGCATAGCGCTTTCGTGATGTGCTATAATTATATAGAAAAAACAACTAACTATATAGTAGGAGTATTTAAATGCCATTACTGAAAGTAGAAGCTGAAAAGTTGTCTAACAATATGCTGGAAGCTGGCGTTATTGAGGAAATCATCGACCGTGATGACCTTTTTGCCATTTTCCCGTTTATGAGAGTCAACGGAAAGGCTTATGTCTATAACCGTGAGAAAACTATTAGTGAAGCTCCATTCGTAGACCCGAACGAAGCTATCACGGAAGGCGCAGCTACGTTTGATGAAGTTACCACGACATTAAAAATCATCGCTGGTGACGTTGACGTAGATAAATTTTTACAAACAACTATGGGTGATACCAACAACCAGAAAGCTATTCAGATTCTGGAAAAAGCTAAAGGTTTGGCTCGTCAGTTTAAGAGAACCTTGATTACTGGTAATTCTACTAGCAACTCTAAACAATTTGACGGTTTAGAAAAACTGTGTGTTGCTGACCAAGTTTTAACTGCTGGTGACGGAACAACTTCTGCTTCCTTAACATTAACATTATTGGATGAATTGCTGGATAAGATTCCGCTGGGCGCTGATTGCTTAATCATGCGTGGCGAGCATATCCGCGCTTTCCGTACTTTAATGCGTGCTGCCGGTGGTAACACAGCGGTTGATTTAATGTTGGAAGAATTTGGTCGTCCGATGTTAACCCACAATGGCGTTCCTATTCTGCGTAACGATTTCATTCCTGAATATGAAGTTGGCGAAGAGGGTTCTAAAGTAAAATGTGCTAACATTTATGCTGCTCGCTTCAATGAAGTCAACGGTGTTCACGGTATTTATGGCGGTGATAACGCTGGTATCGTACTGTTCAGAACAAAGACGCTACTCGTACCCGTGTTAAATGGTATGTTGGTACTGCTCTGAAAGCTACTCACGCTTTGGCGATGCTGAAAAACGTCGCTATCTAATCCTTGATTTTATAGGAAAAAAGTGTATAATAGGATTATGTGGAAACGCATAATCCTATTATTTATTATGGAGTACGAAATGAAACTTAAACTTATCGGAAAACAATTTGTTAATTTTACTGGTCAATTGGGTTCTATTAATTGGGTTAACGGTGTATCTGAAACAGATGTTGACCCTATTGAAGCGAATCGAATTGCTAGTATTGTAGGGGCTAAATTTTTAGATGGTAGTGACGCCTCTGAATGTGATAAAATTATTAGTATAAAGAATATGGAATCGCCATATAGACAACAATCTCGCCCTTTGACAGTAGAAGAAATTAAAGAACTGGAAAAAGAAAGAAACAAGAAACCCTTAGATTTTATTAAGCCGAAAGAAGCTAAAGCAGAAACTCCTAAAGTCAAAATCTACACTAAAGAAGAATTAGAGAAGATTGCTGACGAAAAAGGTATTAGTGGCTTGAGAGATATTGCTGTTCAATTTGGTGTTACATCCAATAGTATTTCTTCTTTGATTTATAAAATCTTAGACAGACAAGAAAGAACAAAACAATCGAAGATTATACCTCATTATGAAGATGAGACAGATATAGAGGATTAAAATGGAAAAAATTGCGGCTGGAACAGATTGCGTTTTAACCTATAACTTAGAAGAAAATGGTTATACCGATGTTACCAAAGTAACTTGGCAGTTAGTAAACGCCAAGGGAGAAAATCTAACATCGGGGGTTTTATATGGTGAAGAACCTACGCCGCCAGAAGAAACTACACAAGCCGAAAATGAAGATAATAACAAACCTGTAGAAGAAAACGTTTTATCTTGGAAAATAGAAGCTCAATATAACAACATCGAAGAAAACAAAGATTTAGATTATAGACGGGTGATTTTGAACATTACAGATTCAAATTCAACCTCTATTGTATTTATTGAGTATTTGCTTGTGGGTACTGTAGAATTAACACCTATGGTTAATTCTTATCAAACTTATGGCGAAGCGCAATTAACAGCCGCAAAAATTTCTGGTTTACAAGATTGGGAGCTTGTTCCAACCGAAGATAAAATATCGGCATTAATCACCGCTTATAAAAAAATAGGTAAATTAAACTTTATCATTCCGGGCGAAACTTGTGAAGATACTGTTGAAATTTCTAATCTTAATTCTTTAACTGTTGAAGAATTTGAGGCTTTAGACCCCGCATTTGTTGATGCCATTAAAAGAGCACAGGTAGTAGAAGCCAATTCTGTAAGTGGTTATAATGCCGCAGAAGAAATGAAACGTAATAACATTCTTTCTTATACTATTGGCGAAACGTCACAGATGTTTAAAACCGGTAATACATACGTTAGTTATTTATCTTCTGATGTTATGGATATTTTAAGCGGTTATGTTGTTAGAAAAATGAGAATAGCAAGGTCGTCATGAACATTTTAGATATAGATTCGGAAGTAAAACAAATTACTAAACAGTTTGAAGCTTTGGTTAATTTATTTGATGTCAAATCTAATCTTGAAAAAGATAAAATATATAATTTATCTGACGTTATGAAATCGCGTGAAGAAGCGAAAAAAATTATTGCTGAATATTCGTTGGTTAATAATGATTTTTTAGCTAAAATAACCGATGAAGCTATTAAAAATAATTGGCAATCAAGTGAATCGGCAGAAAAAATTTTTTCTATTTATTCAGCAAAACTTAATGCGAAAATATCTGAAAATATAAATCTTTTATTGGCAAAACATATTCATAATGCCAAAAGCATGGTTCTTGGTTCTAAATCAGCCAAAGTATTGCGGTTGTTAAAATATTCTCACAATACAATTACAGACGCTGCCCAAAGAAAAATTTCATTAGTTGAAAAATTTAGAAAAGATATAAGAAAAGTATTAATTGATTTTTATAACGATATGAAATTGTTTGGCGCTTATAATAATGGCAAAACTTGGGCTTATACACTTAATGAATTAGGCGAAACATATAAACGTTTCTTAATATCTGATTATATCAAAACAGATTTGAAAGATAAAATTTTTCATCCAAACGTTAGAAGTTTGGCTTATGTGGAGGACTAAATGGCTTTTATTCCGAATACAACTTGCTTGTTATATAAAAATATTGGTTATAATACCTTTGGAGAGCCAAAATTCGGCCGTGGAGAGCTAACTCGGTGTGCCATAGTGAAACTTATCGGAGCAGATGAAAAAACGACTGTACGAAGCGATATTGCCGCTTCTAAAAGTCATGCTATAGACGACACTGTAGACGCTAAAATCTTGTTTAAGTCAAACTGTAAGGTTGAAAAGGGTGATAAGGTCGAAATCTGGGGATATACAATTACTATTACAAAAAAGCACCCTCGATTAAACATTTATGGCAAATTAGACCATTATGAATGTGATGGAGTAATTTTATGACCTTAAAAGTTACAGGATTAAAGAAATTGGTAGTTAGGTTAAGAGCTACAAGACAAATTATTAATCCGACAATTAAAGCGGCAACTAAAGAAGCAGCGGAAATAGTCAAAAAAGAATCGGAAGAAAACGCTCCTGTTTTAACTGGTGAATTGGAAGCTTCTCATAAAGTTAATGAAGTTTCTTCTGCCCCCGATGTTGCTATATATACCGTAACTTTTAATGCCATTAACCCAACAGACGGTTATGATTATGGTGTGGCTATGCACGAATCGGTTTATAATTTAGGGCCAGAATCTATTAAAAAAGAAAAAGCCAACGGTCATATAGTTGGTAGAAAATTTTTAGAGCGAGCAGCTAATGATAAAAAAGAGGAGTGTATAGAATTAGTGCGAGACGCTACTAAAAGAAAAATACGAAAGACTTTTGAAAATGTTTAAAATAGAAACTATTGCCAAAATATTAGAAGAAAATAAATATGGAAAGATTGGTAAAACCATATTTGTTAATACAATGCCGGAAGGAAACGAAGGAATTTTAATTCTGGAACAAACTTATGGAAATACAGTAGACCCACAACTTCCTAAGTATTATAACGACTCTGGTTTTCAGGTTATTGTCCGCAATAAAAAGTTTGAAACGACTAGGCAAATAGCGTATAATATAATGGAAACATTGACAATAGAACAGAGTAAACAAGTCGATAATATTTGGGTTAATCAATGTTATGCTAAACGATTGCCACAAATCTATGCTAGAATGGAAGGCAATATGTTAGAGGGGAGCATAAATTTTGCCCTAAATTATGTAGATAACGAATCTTTTGCAAGAGGTTAAAATAAATGTCTGAAATACAACAATCTAATACGGAAAACGTAAAATTAGGGCCTTGTAAGATTACTTATGATGGAGTAGACCTTGGTTATACTAAAGGCGGCGTTGAAGTTACCGTAGAAACTTCTACTTATGAAGTTACTGTAGACCAGTTCGGTGAAGCTCCAATCGACGAATACATTACTGGTCGTACTGTTACTGTTTCCGCTCCTTTGGCTGAAACAACAAAGGAAAATCTGGAACGTATCATGCCGGGAGCTTCTTTAGTTAATGACGGCGCTGTTGCTGCTTCTGGTGAAATCGCTGTTAATACTAATCCGACCGCAGATGAAACTTTAACAATTAACGGTGTTACTTATACGTTCAAAGATAGCGCTTCGTTAGATAATGATATTGCTATTGGTTCAGGCGCTAATGCTACTGCTGCGGCTATTCAAGTAAAACTTAGCGCTTCTAGTGAGCCGAAAGTTGCTGTTGCCGAATATGCTATTGACGAATCTGTTGAATCGAAAATTGTTGTTACTTATAAAACAACCGGTGAAGCAGGTAATAAATTTACAATGGCTACAAATTCTACAGGTTTAACAGTTTCTCCGAATTTAGCTGGCGGTGCAAATGGTGCTGAACGTGTAGAAGTTACTAACGCCGTTGGCGCTTCTTTGTTGAAGTCTGCTAAACAGTTAAGACTGCACCCGATTGCCAATGCTGATGACGATTATTCTGACGATTTTGTCATTCCGGCTGCTGGTGTTGCTGGCGGTATGAACTATTCCTACATGATGGACCAAGAACGTACATATCCGACTGAATTTAAAGGCTATCCGAAGAAAATTAACGGAAAAGATGTTCTTTTCTATGTAGGTGCGCCTATCGAGGAAGAGGGGACTTCTCTCTAATTTAATTAGGGGGCGGTCATCCCCCCCAACTTTTAACAAACAGAGGAAACACAATGTCAAAATTTATTAATCTGGATGAATTTACCACTAAAGCTCAAAAACAGTTTCAATACGAAGGCAAGACATACGATATTAGACCTTTAGGTGTCGGCGCTTATATCGAAATTCTTAATAAGAGACAGAAGTTTGAGGAATTGGGAGAAGACGTTAATCCGTCTGATATTTACGAATTAACAGTTTCGACTATCAAACAATGCGTTGATATGCCGGATGAAGATATTGAAAAAATGACGATTCCGCAGTTGATGGCTCTGGCTAAATTTGTACAAGAAGCCGACGAGGACACGAAAGAAGTTGAGACTGAAATGGGAAACTAAATGGCGGTAGCGTCATTCATACGGTAGATTTTGCATATATATTAGGAAATTTTATTCGATTCTACCGTATGAGTTTTCAAGACGTTATCGCAATGCCATTAAAGTCTTTCTGGGCTTTGTATAAACAAATAGATAGAATAAGAGCTTCGGAAGATTTACATACCTTATCTGTTCCTAGTTTTGGAGCCTCTAAAGAGCAAGTTGATAAATTCGTTTCAAATGCGCAGAAAGCATTTGGACATCCAATTGTATATGATACAAGACAAGAAACCTTAGACCGCAAAGGTTTAGAGAAGTTAAGGAAAATAAGATATGGCTAAGACTGGTGGTTTTTCTAAAGCTGATGTTGCAATTATGTTTGAATCCAATGCTCAAGCTGTGGCAAAGGGTTTTGACCAGTTAAACACTCAATTTTCAGAAATGAATCGGTTGCTCAGAGCTTCTGTTACGGCTACGAAAAAGCAAACAGACGCTATGTCTAAGCTGTATAAACAACAGACTAAAGTTGAGAAATCAACTAAAGGCATGGTTACTCATCTTAGAGATTGGATGATTGTAATTGGTCAGGCAAGAGCTGCTTTTCTTAACTTAAAAATGGTTACTACCGATATTTATGGTAGTATTCTTGGTGTATCTTCTCAATTTGAACGTTTAAGAAAATTAATGGAGGGTTTGTCTAAACAGACAGAACCCGTTGCTCGTTTACAAGAAGTTAACGAGAAAATGGAGTATTTATTAAATTTATCTAAAAATGCTCCATTTGCTATTTCCGAATTACAAAATGCTTTTATTAAATTCGATACAGTAGGGCTTCAACCAGCTAACGGTTCTTTAAATGCTTTAGTTGACGCAGTTGCGGCTTTCGGTGGTAGCGGACAAGAATTAGAACGTGCTGGTGTTGCTATTCAACAGATGATGGGTAAAGGCGTTATTTCTATGGAAGAATTACGCCAACAGTTAGGTGAAGCTGTTCCAACTGCTATGAAAGCAATGGCTGACGCCGCTGGTATGTCGGTTGGACAATTAACTAATTTAATTTCTAAAGGTGTCGTAGAAAGTAAGTCTGCCATAGCATTAATGCTTGGAGAGTTTTCTCGTTTATATGGTGGTGCCGCTCAAAGTATGATGGAAACGGCAAGCGGTTTAATTTCTAAATTAAGAACAGAATTTACTTTATTTGTTAACGAAGCGGCAGAAAAATCGGGTTTAATTGACAATATTAAAGAAAGAATAAAATCACTTATTGAGTTTTTAGATTCTCCAGAAGCTTTAGAAGCTGGGAAAAGCATTGCTGCTACATTAAATGTTATTTTAAATGCTATGTCTCCTTTAATTGGGCTTATAGCTAGTTTAGGCAAAGAAATTGCTTGGATATTTAATATTATTGTTACTAAAAATTTATTTCTGAAAATAGCTAGCGGTTTTAAATTGGTTGAAGCAACGGCAGGGGGCGTGGTTGTTTCTAAAGGTTTAAAAGGTTTTCTTTCTTATATTAAAGAAACTTATAAATCTGGTAAAGAAGTAACAACTCTTATGGGTGTAGAGTATTCTGCTGCTGCCAATGTTTTCGCTACATCAACAGCTATTATAAAAAAAGCACTAACAGGTTTGTGGACTGTTGTTGCTGCTAATCCGATAGGTGTATTAATAACAGCTATTTCTGGTTTAATAGTGGCTTGGGAAGCTTGGACAATTAAAACAGAAAAACAACGTGCTGCTGTCGAACAATTAAATAAAGAATTAAAAGAAATGAATCTGCTTATAGAAGCTGGTAAGCCGGGAATTTCTGAATATAATAAATCTACTTATGAAACCGCTAAAGATGAGTTAGATAATGTTACCGAGCAATTAGAATCTAATTTAATAAAAATTAACGGTTTACAAAATAGAATAAAAGCTCTTGGCGCGATTGGTATTAATGACACAAAGGGTTATCAAGAGCTTTGGCAATTGCAAAAAGAAAACGACGAATTAAAAGCTAGAATCCCTCTTTTGCAACAAATGATTGATTTGCAAAGAGAACAAAAGGCAATAGAAGCAAGCAAAAACACTAAATATTATAAAGACATAGTAGAAGATGTAAATAAATCTAGAGATGCCTTAAAAGCTTGGTATGCCGAACAAAGTCAAGCAATTGATAAAGAGGAAGATTCTATTGAAAGAGCAAGAAAAAGAAGTGCTTTATTAGACGAATATAATTTAAAATTATATGATATTAAATTTAGTATTTTAGAAGCGCAAGATGCTATTGCGAATAGTAATTTGCCAGAAAAATTAAGAAATAATCTTGTAACCGCCATTGGAAATTTTTTTACTACTTTGGTAGAAGAAACTAATATAGCATTAGATAAAATAGATTTAAGAATTGTCGAATCTAGAACTAGATTAGAAGCAATACAAAAAACATTTGTTTCAACATATACCAAAATGTTGGCTGCGTCGGAGAAGAACAAATTTGTTGCAGATACTCCGGATATGAGACGTATTTATAAAGCTCAAGCAGAAGAACAAGCAAGGGTTATTGTAGAAAATGCAAAAAAAGCTGGCAAAAACGAAGCTGAAATTTATGAAATATTAACCAAAGAAACAGGAAAGCTTACCGATAGATTAGCTAAATTAAATGAAGAAAGACAGAAAAGTGCATTTAATTCTAAATTACAAGCTAAAGCAGAAGACAAAATTATTGAAACTGCTACAAATTACGCAACTCAATTAGAATTGTCTCAAAAGTTACAAGCAGAAGGAGTAGACCTTACTAGTGCAGAAGTAGCTTTATATGGTCAGTTATATGCTAAGACAGCTAAATTGACAGAAGCTAAACGAGAAGAATTAAAAGCTACTATAGAGAAAACAGTTGCTGTTAAAGAACACACTGAAGGTCTGATTGCATTAGACAAAATGACTAATGAAATCGAACAAGGCTGGGCTAACTTACAAGCTTCAAAAACGGATAATCTTGATGATTATTTAAAATTAGTTGTATCTAATGCCAAGAAAGAATTGCATTACGACAGATTAACTGCGGAAGAAAAATTAAGAGCCGATAAGCTTATTGCGGATAAAAGAGCTTTTGCAGAAGCTGATTGGAAGGATAAACATAAAACAGCATTACAAGAAACCTTAGAGGAGTGGAATAATTTTGGTCGTCAAATAGATGATGTATGGAGTAGTACATTTGAAAATTTATCCGACGCTTTATATGACTTTACTCAAACCGGAGAGTTTAATTTTAGAAATTTTGCCAATTCTATTATTCAAGAATTGACTAAAATAACTATTAAAGCAACTCTCGCTAAAGCAGCTATGTCTGCATTAGGCATGAACGAATCGGGAAAAAGCGATACCACATCTGGAAATATGAGTGGCGGTATATTTGGCCTTTTAGGTAGCTTGGGGGGTATGTTTACGAGTGGAACCTCTGGCGGAATTGAAGGCGCTTTTTCTGATATGGGTTTTAGTCAAAATTCTATTGCAAACGGGTCTTTTGGTAGTTTAGAAGAATATGATAAAATATTCGGCGCTATGATGAATCATACTGGCGGAATAGTTGGTAAAGAAGGAATGACTAGAATGGTAACGCCAGAAATGTTTGCTGGAGCAACAAAATATCATGACGGGGGCGTTGCGGGCTTGAAATCTGATGAAGTTCCGACTATACTACAAAAGGGCGAAGGAGTATTTACCAAAGAACAAATGAAAGCTATGGGGAACTCTAAAGCTAATGTAACAGTAAATGTAATTAATAATACACAAGAACAAGTTACAGCACAACAAAGTCAACCACGTTTCGATGGTGAAAAAATGATTTTAGACGTTGTTTTGAAGAATATGAATCAACCCGGTTCTTTTAGAGACGGAATGACAGGAGCAATGAGATAATGGCTACTTTAACAATGCCTTTGCAAGAATTACAAGATTCGGCTAAATTTACAGAAGTAAAAGATAACCCAGCTATTGAATTACAAACCGACGGTGGTTATGAATATACTAGACCGCGTTACACTTCTACACCTAAAAGAACTTGGACTATTGGTTTTACTAATATGCACCAAGACCAGAAAAAAGAGTTAGATAAATTTTGGGACGACGTTATGGGTGGCTCCGATGCTTTTTATTGGACAGACCCAACTTCTGAGGAAGAAGTATTGGTAAGATTTAAGTCTCAAATTACTTGGACATATAAAGGGGCTGGTAAAACGATTCGCTGGGATAGTGGTTCTATAACAATTAAAGAGGTATAGCAATGGCTAATTTTCTTAGTGTTGGTTCTGTAATTGAAAAGAATAAATTATTTTCAAATAAACCATTTTTAAATCTTATCGAAATAGATGTTACAGACCCTCGTACTCGCCAATTTATAGAAACCTTGTATTTTGCCAATAATAAAGAAAATATTGAATATCAAGGTCATACTTATATAGCTACATCTTTTGAGCTAGAGGTAAAAAAGACGGCAGATGAAGCCCCGACTTTATCTTTAACTTTTTATGACGCCACTAGAGCAGTAGAAGCGGCAATTCAAGAATATAAAGGAGCTACAGGTTTTAAAGTAAGAGTAATTTTCGTTAATACCGGAGCTTTAGACCAGCCGCCGGAAGTTTCAGAAGAATTTGAAATTTTATATACTTCTAATTCAAATTATGCTATTAACGTTACTTTAGGAGCCGAGAATCCATTAGATAAAAGGTGTCCGAGACGTTATTGTTATAGAGAGGTGTGTAGTTGGCTTTATAAAAGCGAACATTGTGGCTATAAAGGCGATTTAGAAACTTGTGATTATACTTTGTCAGGTTCTAATGGTTGTAGAGCGCATAATAACACTAAAAATTACGGTGGTTTTCCGGGGATTCCTCAATCATGATAGACTTTAGAGACTTATTAGACAAACATTATAAACTTGGTGGAAGAGGCCCGGATTATTACGATTGTTATGGATTAGTAAAGGAAATGTACCGTCGGCACGGTAAAGAAATTCCAGAATATTATAGTAATCCAGATTTTGCTGAAATAGCCAAAAAAGTTAATTTGGAAGCTGGTAAAGCTGATACTCGCTGGCATAAAATAACAAAAGAAGAATCTACAAGAGTTATACGAAATGCTTTTGGAGATATATATATTAAACCTCATTGCTTGATAGTTTTAAGAATGGGGAGATTTGGTTGTCACATAGGATTTATTCTAAATGAATTGCAATTTATTCATTGTTGGGATAGAGCCGATAGTGTTATAATAGAACGTATAGATTATTGGAAGAATAACATTTTAGGCGCTTACGTAATGTTTTAGAAGTAAAAGAACGTTATATAGATGTTGTTGTAATTCACAATCCTTTAGAGCCATACGTTTCAAGAAAAGTTGGAAAATTAATTTGGGATAATGATAAAACATTATATGATTATCTGTATGATTTACCCGAAGATTACGATTGGGTAATTATTTATAACGCTAAAGCAATTACTATAGAAGAAAGTAAAAAAATAAAACCATTACCAGATACTATGTTAATTGTATCTCCAAATCTTTTGGGTGGCGGAAGAAATAGTTCTGGTAAACAAACCTTTAGAATGATTTACGCTGCTTTAATAGTGGTGGTAGCAACGGTTGTCGGTTTTGTTGCATCTGGGTTTAACCCTGCTGGTGCCTTGGCTGGTTTCGAATTAGGTATGATGGCAGCGGGAATTTATACGACAGCTTCGTCTCTTATTTGGAATAGACCAGATTTAGGAAATAAAAAAGCTGATTCGTTTGAAGATACCTACGGTGTTGATGGAGCCAAAACTGTTGCAAAAGAAGGTATTCCTGTTGCTTTGTGTTATGGCGAATATAGAATTGCGGGCAATTGCATACAACTCAGAACAGAAAATGTTGGTGATACACAAGATTTTTATATCTTACAGGCTTTGAGTGAGGGCGAAGTCGAAGCTATAGAAAACATTTTAGTTAATGAGCAGCCGTTAAATCAGTTTTCAAATATCGAAATTGAAAAAAGATATGGTGTGCCAAATCAAGAAATCATACCTTGGTTTGATGATACCTATGTTTCGGAGTATAAAGGTGTAGAAATTACAACCGATTGGTTGTATATGCGGACAACTAATAAATTAGATAAATTTTCTATCGACATTACTTTTCCTTATGGTTTATATTATTCATACGTTAGCGAATCTGGCAATGGTAGCTCGGCGGGTGGTACTGTAACATTTCAAGTTGAATATAAATCTACTTCCGAAGACGACAATGGGTGGAAAAGACTTGGTTCAACAGTTTCTGGTTACATTAAAAACATTATTGAAATAAATGACGGTGACCAATTTGTTTTTGTTGATGAATATGGCGTAGAACATATTTACGCTTTTCATGGCGTTATTTATAAAGATTTCGATACTGTTTATGACGGCGAAACATTAAAACAAATATATATTTACGTTCCAATGGAACAATATAAAACAGAAGACGCTATTCAAAACTTTATCGAAGCAATGAAAAAAAGCTTTGTAGCTGTTTCTCCTACCGGCGTTGAATATCCTGTTCCTGCTCCAGATTTATTATGCAAGTATGATAAATATTCTAGCGGTATTTATAATTTAACATTTTTACCTTCTGGCTATACTTATAATTATTCTGCTTGGGATATTAAAGTTACAAATAATACTGCAACACCAGAATCTTTTGTTTCTCAAAACGGAAACAATATAACCTTAACGGGTTTTTCTACTAATCCGATTAGAAGAACTATTTCTTCTGGCCGTTTAAAAATGGATTATTATGATGTTAGAATTAGAAGAACCACGGCTAAAGCTCCAACGCAACAAGTTATAGGTAAATTTACGCATACTTCTTATACAGAAGCTATTTGGACAAATCTCAATGAAATTATATTAGATGATATTCAATATAATTATACTGCTTTAATGGGTGTAAAAGTCAGATTAGACGGACAATTAAGTTCAACACCAAATATTACGGCAGATGTAAAAGGTATTAAATGTGGACATTATGATTATGACGGAACTTTGTTAGAAACAAAATGGACTGCAAACCCAGCTTGGATTGCTGTTGACTTGTTAACTAACGAAAGATATGGTGGTTCGATAGACGTTTCTCGAATTGATATGCCTAAGTTTATAGAATGGGCTGAATATTGTGAAGAAAATGATATTGAATTTAATGGATATTTTTCCACCAATTCTAATCTTTGGGATGTATTAAAAAGTGTATTAATGGTTGGACACGCAAGTTTAGTAATTTGCGGAACTAAATTTTCTTTAGCTATTGATAAACCAAGAGAGGCAGTATATTTATTTAATAATTCTAATATTGTTAAAGATAGTTTAAGCACTAGTTGGTCGGGATTAGCAGATAGAGCTAATTCATTAACTTTAACTTATTATAACAAAGATGATAATTATAAGCAGACTAGTATAAAAATTGTAGATTCTGAAAGTGTTTCTTCGCAAAAAGAATTAAAAGAAATTTCTACTACTATTATGGGTATTACAAAAGAAGCTCAAGCAAGAATGGAATGTAAACGTTTATCTTTACGAAATAAATATTTACAGCAATCAGTTGAGTTTGCAGCTCCTATTGAATCTGTTGGTTGTAGTGTTGGCGATGTAATTATTGTTCAGCATGATGTTCCGCAATGGGGTTATGGCGGTAAATTAAAACCAAATAGCACTGTTGAAACTTTAAACTTAGACCGTACTGTTACGATGAAGGACGACCAAGAATATATGGTTTTAATTCATCACGACGCAGTTAAACGGTTAGACACCATTATTCAAAGCGTGGTAGGAAAATCAGTATTTATTCCGGGTAAATTTACAGAAAAAGCCAGACGTTTAATTTGTGATGATAAAGATATAGAAATCATGCAAATCATTCCGGGTTCTCCCTTTACTGAAATTATCGTTTCTAGTGCCGAAAATTTAGCCGCAGGGAGCAATATTGAGCTTTGGGACACAGATGTACTAGAAGAAGCAGAAGTTGTTACAGACGCTTATAAAGAGCTTTCTACTATTGTTTTACGAAATCCCTTAAAATGGGAACCGAAAACATTTTCTAATTGGCTGTTTGGATATAAAGATAGATACCAAAAGAAGTTTGCTATTACTTCAATGTCCGGTTTAAACACAGAACAAATTAAAATTACCGGTCAAGAATATTCAGACGCCTTTTATGATTATGACAATTATGAGGGCAATGACCCAATTATCTCGGATATTTCGACAAGAATAGAACCAGTTTATAACTTGTCGGCTACAGAAGAATTAATTAAAAACGGTTCTTCATTTACAACAGATGTAATAATTAGCTGGGACACAGCTTTACTTAATACATATTTTGGTGCAGATATATATATCAGAAAAACAGAGGAGTTACCTTTTGAAAAAATCGGCGAAGCGCAAAACGGTACATCGACGTACAGAATCCAAAACCTCAATGACGGAGATACTATCCAAGTTAAAGTCGTTGCTTACGACGGCGCAGGTCGTCGCGCTGATTTTAATGCTTCTCCGATTATATCTTACACAGTCTTAGGAAAGAATAAAGCTCCGGCAACACCTAAAAACTTTGAAATTCGCAAAACAAGTCAGGGTTTAATGTTGGCTTGGGATGTTGTTAATGAGGCAGACGTTGTTGGTTATATCATTAAATCTGGTACGGAATGGGTATCTGGAACGCTTATTGATGAAAATATTTCTAATAACCGTTATACAATTCAATATACAGAAGCCGGTACTAAGAATTTTATGGTTAAAGCCAAAGACGCTTTCGGAAACGAATCGGAAGCTCCAGCATATGCTACTATTACTTTAGACCCGCCTCTTGACCCGATTGATTTTATGTCGGTTCAAAACAACGACTTTATCGTTTTGAAATGGAATAATTTAGATGAGACAGTTGTCAAGTTCCGTATTAAAGAAGGCGAATCTTGGGGTTCTGGCACAATTGTTGCCGATGTTGCTGGTTATTCTCATTCCGTTCCTATTAACGGTTATTACAATCGTAAGTTTTGGATAAAATCTATTGACCAATTCGGGGTTTTCTCGGCAAATGCTATTTATACCTCACCAATGGCGATTGAACATCAAACTAAAAATATCATTGTTACTTATGACGAATCTGGAGACGGATTCCCTCATCCAAGATTAAACATGGACTTAATTAATGATGATTTGATTGTTCGAGAAAATACAAAATATGGCGAATATAACTGGTATGTAGATATAGGAGAAGAATTATATTCTCGTATTATTTCGGAAGACGAAGTTGATGCTATTGCTTATTCTCCTAAATGGAAAGATTTTCATAATAGGTGGAACTCTTATGAAGCTCAATCTCCGTGGGTTGTAAAAGCTTCTCTTGATAATGTTCAAATTGAACGTCAAATGGCATTACCGAGTACAAGTTTACCCGCAGATGTATTAGAATCTTTCCCGTTTTATTTCTCTCCAGACGGAGAAGTAATGGGTACACAACCTATTGAAGCTATAACATACCGATATAGTAATGGTCGTTTTAGAGAAGGAATTGTTGTTGACGACCAAGGCTCGTTAGGCTATAATATAAACATTCCAGAAATCTTTTCCGTCAAATTCTGGGTACGGCCAAGATTGTTGGTTTCTTCTGGTTATATTGAATTACTCAATACGGAAACGGGAGCTTTAATGCACTTATATTATAGTGATACTACTAGAGCTTTCACATTAAAAGACAGTAACGAGGAGACATTAACAGTAAATACCGACTTTAGCAGAGACGAACCAATTTTAATTTGTATTAGTCAATCTGCTACAACCAGAATTTTAATGGTGGGTTTCTCAAAGGATTTAAAGATTTTATCTCAATCTAAATCGTTAGCTCCTTTAGGCTCTTTTAATCAAATGAATCTTAGATAGAGGAAAATAATGAAAAATACAATTCAATTATCCGGTGTAATGCACGCAAAATTAATTGGTCCGAATGGTGTTTGTAAACAAACCGTTTCTAAAAATGTTATCTTAAATACCGGATTTGACTTTATTGCTGCCGCTATTGGTTCTCCTACTAGACCGGCTCACATGAGTATTATTGCGGTTGGCACTGGTACAACTCCTCAAGTTGGTACAGATGTCGCCTTGGAAAGTCAGCTTGCACAACAAGACGCCGAATATTCGCATACAGCTAATACTAAAAGCTTTATGGTTGCTACCAATTTCGCGCCCGGTGTTGCTACAGGAGCTATTACAGAAGCCGGTGTTAAAAACGCGGCAGATGTTTTTATTGACAGAACAACTTTTGAAGTTATTAATAAAGGCGCGTTAGATAGTTTAGAGTTAGACTTTACTTTTACCATGGCTTAAAATGGGCGCAGTAATTCATTATAATAAAAAGGCTTTAATACATTGGTTTGAGGCTACCTTTGAGTGGGATTCTGCCGATGGTGGTAAACCATGGGACGATTTTTATTATATTGATTACGACGCTTTGGTTGAAAACTCATTAGTTATCGATTCTGAGTTTGACCGTATTCTCGGACGTAGATTATTTGAGACCTTTAATATTAGTCAAGATTTGGCTAAAAAGGTTATTAAAACCGAATATGAAAATTTTATGATTGAATCCCGCAATCAAAGAATTTCGCATTTCGTCAGAGAATTTGAAGAAGTTGGATATATTTCGTCAAGCATTGCAAAAAAGATTAAACAAAAGCTTAACGAAGAAATGAAGATTTCGGACGATTGGATTCGTAAGGCAAATGGTGTATATTCTGACTTATATATTTCTAAATTGCCTACTAATCCCGTTGATTTTGAAGCAGAATTAAAACGTGGTGCGCCAATCGGTTATGATAAATTTACAACTTATATTCCCGGTTATTATGAATTTGAATCGGCAATGTTTCGTATGGTTTTGCGAAGTGTTGGCTTAGATAGAATAAGATTGAAAAAGCTTAAAATGGTTGTTGACGTGCCAGATGTTTTCGATAGAGGCGATAACTTAGTGGATTCTGGCAACGATGGTGTGGTAAAATTTAGTAGAAAATATATTAAACCGCCCAAAGTTATCGGAGTTCAATCTGGCGGCACAGAAGTTGCTCATAAAGTAGAAATTGATAACATTACCAAAGAGGGTTTTTTATTTAGATTGCTTGATGAACAAGGAAATAAATTATCAGGTTCTTTATCGTGGGTTTCGGAAGGATATTAAATGACACAAGCTTATAGAATATTAACAGAAGATGATTTTATGTCTGATAGTTTGGAAGCGTTAATGAATAACGATATGTCCAACCGAACTAATTTTGCTGGCGATGAATTTCCGACTGACATCGTTCAGGGCCAGTTTTATTATCAGCCAGAAATAAATGACGAAGGCAAAGTTGTTGGTAAAGGTAAACTTTATTTATGTTTTAACCCAGATGTTCAAGAAGCTACAGACGGCTTTGTATTACTTTCTGATTTGAATAAAGTAAATGTAGATACAACTCAATTTAATGCCCACTTAAATAATGTTTCTAATCCGCACAAAGTTACGGCTTCACAAGTAGGAACTTATGATAAAACCGGTATTGACAATATTGTTGCAACCTTGGCTAAGAAAGATATGTCTAACGTTAACACATCTTCTTATGCTACCTTTAAAGGTGCTACAGAACAAAATGACGGTACTACCGGCGTATTGCCAGCTCCGGGTATAAATAATAGAAGTAATTTTTTGCGAGGCGACGGCGTTTGGATTCCTATTAAGCAAGGCTTTGAAGGCTTCCCAATTGGTTTTAGAATGGATTGGGACGGCGACATTATTCCTTCTGGTTGGGTTGAAGAAGTCGGACAGGTATTAAAACGTTCGGATTATCCAGAAGCTTGGAATTTTGCTACTAGTTACGGTATGGTTGTTACTGATGTTTCTTGGATTAATGACCACTTACACGGCAAGTTTTCTTCTGGAGACGGAATGACGACTTTCCGTATGCCCGATAGAAGAAATTGCTTTAATAAATATGGAAACACAAGCGTTGGTAAAATGAACCCCGCCAGTCCCAATTATTTAGCTGAAACAAATGCTACTTCCGGCGGTGGTAATTGGACAACACAAATCCCTGCTGACGGTTCTTGGTCTGGCTGGCAGGTAGTCGGTTCTAATGGTGGTTTATGGGGCGAACTGCTTAGATTTAGAAACTCTGGGGGCGACGGTTCTCCACAACATATTATAACTCGTTCTATTAGGAAGATGAAATAATGCAAGTATATCCTGATATTCTCGGCGAAGATGCGGTTAAAGATAGTAGACAAATGTTGTTGGACAGAGATGATTCGTTAAAAACGAATTTTTCTGGCCCTACTCCTCCTGATGTTACTTTTGATGATTTGGGTTGTATGTGGTTTAATACAACTGATAGACAATTTTATGGCTTGGTAGATATTAACGAAGACGGTTCTAACGCTACTTGGCAAAAAGTTGCTAATGTTTCTAAATTAAATTTAATGGACTTGGGAACGCCTACATCTGAAACATTATATGTTGATTTAGTTGGCGAGAATTGTGAAACTAAGGAAGATATGATGGTCTTAGTAGAACACACGATTCTTCCTACTGAGAACTACGAAATTACAGAAATGGGTAAACGGGTTACTTTCGTCAGCCCGATTCCCGCTAATTTAAAGTTAGAATTGCGTTGGTTTTCAAAAACAATTGTAGGTCGTGACGGAGCTACTTTTGTTCCTAAAGTAGAGAATGGCGTTTTGTCTTGGGATAATGACCAAGAATTACCGAATCCTGAGCCGTTAGATTTTAATGAAGCTCAGGCGGGTGTAACAGCAGAGGGTACAAAGCAGGTTGGTCTTGTTATTGCAGAAGGCGCCAATCAGATTTCTAAAATTCAAAATACTTTTGACACAGAAAGAGCTGAGGGATTAGAAGAATATAATACTAATGCTACAAATAAGACTAACGATTTTGATACAAATGCTACGAATAAAACTACAGCGTTTGATAATAATGCGGCCAGTAAAACAACAACTTTTAATGACAATGCTACAAGCAAAACAAATGACTTTAATGCAAATGCGGAAGTAGAAATTGCTAAGGCAAGAGCTTGGTCAACCGGCACAGATGAAGAAGTTCAGGCAATAGAAGCAGATGAACATTCGAGTCGTGTTTATGCGGAAGCTTCTAAAAGTTGGGCGGAAGCTTCTTCCAATTCGGCTTCTGAGGCGGCTCAAAGCCAGCAACAATGCCAAGACATTTTAGATAGACTCGGTACGGTTATCAAAGTAAAAGGGCGTGTAGACACTATTGATGATTTGCCGACAGAAAACAACTTAGACGGTGATTGTTATTTAGTTGGTTATGTTAATGCCGGACAATTTCAGGAATACTATTGGTTTAGCGACCATTGGGAGTTTTTAGGTGTTGCAGGAGATACATTAAACTGGGGTGCTATTCAAGGCGATATAGCGAATCAAGAAGACTTGGCACAACAATTAAATTCAAAAGTCAGCTTAACCGGAAACCAATCTATTGCTGGTAATAAGGTTTTTGTTTCAAATATATATTTACAGCATAATGGAATTGATTTCAATGAAAACCCTACTGTAAACTTATATAAAAATGTAAACGCTAATGATAAAAATGGAAAAAGGTGGGCTTCATTAGAATTTGAAAAGGATACAGGTGGGCGACACAGAGCGCGTATTCAAGCAAACAGAACTATTGACGGTGTTGAAAAATATGCTCAATTAGGGACTGAAATTTATCCAGACGGAACAATGGTGGCTTACGCTCCATCCCCTTCAGCAAACAGCAACACTAATCATATCGCCACAACTGTTTGGACAAATAGTCGCATAACTGATATTATGAATAGTTTATATCCTGTAGGAAGTGTATATATTGGTACTCAATCAACCTGCCCGTTAACAACTTTAATACCAAATAGTACATGGGAATTAATAGCCGCGGATAGAGTTTTACAGGGGTCAAGCAGCAGTCATGGCGCTGGTAGTACAGTTGAAGCAGGTGTGCCTGAAATTTACGGTACTGCAAGAGACGTTACTTCTGAATCGAACACTTCTCAAATTGCGACAGGAGCTTTTTACCCTGTACAAAATTCTGCTGGTGGTAGAGGCGGAACTTATAATGGAACTAATGGTTCTACTGGTTATTGGCGAACAGGATTCGCAGCGTCTCGTTGTTCCTCTGTTTACGGCAAATCATCTACTGTCCAACCACCCGCCTATGTTGTTAATATTTGGCGTAGGAGTACATAAACAAAAATAAAGGCATCCGTTCTGGCCGCCTTTATTTCTTAAGACTAGATTTTTAGTTAGTTAATAAGCAGCAAAAAATTCTACTAAAAAATCTCCTCGCAGGTGACCACCCAAGCAATTCTAGTACATAATAATATGACAAATTATTGTCTTCAATAAGTGTTCGAACAACTTATGATAATAAATTACTTTCAAATTTTAGGATAATCAAGCAAAATTTTTATTATTCCTAGGATTTTATTTTTCTTTTTCTCAATAAATAAATTTATATACAAATATAAACATAAGTGGTCAAAAATTAACCACAGAGAGGTTTTATGTCTCTCTGTGGTATATCCCTAGCTAAAATTAACAAATTGCTCTGTAGAGCTAAAAAATAGGGTTTAATTACTTCTTTTTAGTTTTCTTGCACGCCATGGTCAGTTTTCTCCAAAAAATAAATTTATCTCATCTTGCTTCCAAGGTTTGATGTTTTCAAAAATTTCTCCGTCTCTAATCTTTTCCCACTCGATTCTTGCTTGAGAGAAATCTCCGGATTCGATATATTTCTTTATGTCCGAATCGCTCCAAGCGTCGTATAAATAATATATCAAACTTTTTAATGCTTCTTTTTGGTTATTATTCCAATTACCTTCTGGAAGTTTTATTTTATTCAAATGTGATTGTAAAACTTGTTTTGCTTTTTCTTCTGAAATTGTATCTCCCTTTTTTACAGGAGAACCGTCTTCGTAATTATCCAACCAATAGCCGATGTGATATTTACCACTAAAGCAAGGCTTTGCTTCGGGATAGAACGGGGTATATTTTGTTATTAATTCAAGAGCTGTTGTCATTGATTTTCCCTTATATATTCTAATTTTGAATAGCCATTAACGTCAAAACGACCATAACCACCCCATATAGAATCAGCAGCAGAACCTCCGCACCAAGTAGCGTTCTTTCCACCATAACCGTTACTTTCTAATTCTACATCAAAATAATTATTAAATGTAGAACCCCGATTAACAGATATAGTACCCCCTCTACCGGCGCCACCTGACGCACCCGCTCCATAATTACATTGAATTAAGGTGTACCAAGTATTCGGGTTATCCCAACTGGCTACTTGTAAAATAGAAGCGGCTTGTTGTCCGCCCGTAATAATTCTTAAATAACATCGGGTATTAAAATACATCTTACCAATAAAACCCGCTGCTGACCCCGGGCCGTTGCAGCCGATGTAGCACCAGCAGGTCGTATTGCCGCCGCCAATTAACCAAATTTTATAAACACCGGGCATATAAATAGGTATAACATCCGAAGTTATCGTTGAAGCCGGATTTGCCATTTCATATACAGATTGCGAGGGAGTATAAGATTGCAGGTTATAAACTAATTGGTTGTTGTAATATACTTTTTTAATAGGATGAGCAACGCCGGAAGATGTTGTAAATATCAATCCAGATGTTGCCCTATCTTTTATTTTTTGACCATTAAAATATATTGCCATGAACTTTATTCTTTAACAAAGTAAATAACACCAGATTCCATAGAAGATGGTACCGAATCGACCAATTTAAATTTATTATTAATAAAATTAGAATTTACGCTTTTTTGAGATACGTCGGTAACTGCAATGTTTGGTACATTTATTTGAGTTGTAAAAGTTTTAATACCAGAAGCCGATTCGTCCCCGGAGTTATGAAAGACAGTTTTATCTAATTCGTCTAAAGTATCTTCTAATCCGTCAATAATTTGGACGTTTATTTTATTATTTGCCATAATATTTCTCTATTTATTTAACTGATTACGCCAAGATTGTCTAAGATTATGTAATTGCTCGGGGTCATAAGGTAATGGTTGATTAGCCAAAAAGGCTTCTATATTTTTAAGAAGCTGATAATCTGTTTCGGCAAGTTTTTGTTTTAACTTAGCTTCTTTAATTTCTTTTTCGGAAACCGATTCGTTTTTATTTTTAATAAGACTCCAAGCATTTTTATTAAAAATAATATCGTAACCTTCCTTGGCTGCGGGAGGTTCTAATAAAGTTCCGTTTTCTGGAATAAGATATTCACCCGGTTTGGCAGCATTTTCATATAAAAATTCTGTACCGATGAGTTTATGAGAGGTCTTGTCATACAAATATACAATTTTGTCTGTCATTATTTTACCCTTTTGTTTTTTATATAGTATAACAAAACAGACAAAAGAAATCAATAAATACGAGAACCCCTGCATCTTCGCAATAACTAGGATAGCAGGGGTTGTAGAAATAAAGACACCAAAATAATACTTCTAAATTACAAAAGTGTCAACACTTATTTAATATTTTTTATTGGTGCCAAACTTGCCAATAATAATATTATAATTTAAGGTCATCAACATCATCTGTATCAGATGTTATCTTTATAGCATATAAATTTTAAAAGTCAACAAGTTTTTGATAAAAGTTTAGGATATATCGAAGCCGGTCTGCCAGATATTACTGGGTCAGCCACAACCACAACGATTTTCAACAATACTAGAAATCAGGGCGGAACATCTGGCGCAATAACAACAACCCAAAATGGAACAATAGCCCTTTCAAGTGGCGGTGGTCAACAAGGTTTATATTCGATGAGCTTTAAAGCAAGCGATTCTAATGATATTTATAGCAAATCATCTACGGTTACTCCTTTAACAATAACAGTAAGATATTTAATAAAATACTAATATTTTATAAGATACCGAACTGTTAAAGTAAGCGGTGTTACTGTATTGCTTTTACCATAAATCGAAGATATTGTTGAATTATTACCAGAAATAGCAGATTCGTTAGCATAGCCAAACCAACCAGAACCGCCACCAACACCATTGTTACCACCACCTGATAAACCGGGGTCTTTATAACGATAACTAGTTGAGTGGGTATGAGTAATATCTGGCAGACCGGCTTCGATATATGTACCGACTGTTTGAGAACCCATTAAATACCGATTCGTCATATTTGGCAAGCCGAATGTAGTAGAACCGTCACCCGTGCCGTATTTAGTGCCGATAGCAGCAAACAATTTGGCATAGGTAGTTCTGGAAACGCTTTGACCATTGCAATCTAACCACCCAGAGGGTATAGTATTACCCATATAAGGCATAACCATTCCGGCTGGAAGGAATGTATTCATAATATCAGTTATGCGAAAAATTGTATTTATTTCAGCAATATAGGGTATAATATTATAGAAAGACGATAATATGGATGAAAATAACGAAGCTAATATCCCGGTAGATGAATGGGAATCTTTGGCGCGACTCGCAAACATTTTGCAGGTGGCGAACTTCGTTATGAATGTAACCGAAGCTACTAATACAGATATTTTAAAGGAGTTGCAAAAGCAAGATAATGAATATTTAGAGGCTTTGGTTGCAGACGTTCGGGAGATTAAAGAAAAACAAGCTCTTATGGACGAAAAACTAGATAAAATCATGGAGAAATTAAATGTTTAATGCAATATGTTACGGTTTGTTATGGGCTTTATTACGTCGTTGGTATGGCGGCTGGGGTGAAAATATTCCGGTTATTGGTTCTCGTACCTTTCAAAGTATTGTTATGATTTGCGCTTTAATTCCGATGTTTTTAATAACAGAGGGGTGGTTAGGTGTTCTAATAGCTGTTGTCGATTCGGTGTGGATTCAGTTTCAGCATTGGTCGCGCGCAATTGGTTGTATTTTAGACGCCGGAAGAAATCATAATCAAAACGAATCGAATTATAATCGGTGGTATCGTTATCCGCTAGATTGGGTTTATAAAGGAATTAATTGGATTCTAAATAAACTTAATATCCCTTATCAGTTACAATTATATAGTGGTTATTATGATTTTTGGTATTCTATATTAAGATATGGTTGCCCAATGTTACCACTGGCGTTTATTTCATGGGGTTATGTTCTTATTGGATGTATGGCCGCACCTTGTTATTTCTTAGCTTGGCGTTTATTTGAGAATAATCCGAAGATGTACCGATTGCCGGAATGGATTGGTCAGCCCAAAAATTTAGCTGAGTTGATGTATGGATTCGTTTTTGGATTTGGGATTGCTTTTATAAAAATATTTGTTTTGTAAAAATATCCTACAATTTTGTTTTGACTTTTAGTGCTATTTATTATAGTTTGTACTTACAACAAATGCCAAAAAGCGGAGAGAAAGTGTAGTAAATCCACACCTGCATTTTTCTCTCCGCTTTTGCCTATTGGCATTAGGATAAAAAGACGGATATAATATATTTGTAATTTGAACAAATGATACGAGTCGAAGTATGAATCCTTTTAGTTTAAAAAACTTTAAAAATTATGGACTACCGCTGCTCATATCATTTCTTGGTTTCTTTATTGGTTATACACAGAAAACTAACGCGGAGTTGGAAGGTATTCATCAAGAACAAACCAAAATTACTAACCAAGTGGAAAACTATGCGACTATACTACAGCGTATCGAAGAAAAAGTTGACAGTTTGGCAATAAAAGTTGACGTAAATGAAGTTGATATTGCCAAGTGTAAAGAAGATATAGACAAAATCAATATTCGCATGGATTTTCTCGAGGGAAAAGGTGCTAGATATAAGCAATAATATATGTAATTAGCGCTTACTTATATCTAATGATAGCCACTTGCACCGGAAAGCTATTAGTCCCGTAATCGAGATTTTGTAGTTCGATAAGCGAGTTGACGAATATAATTGTAACTATATTATTATTTTTGAAAGGTATCCTACAATGGATGGAATTGACCCGAATTTACTTTTAGCCAAAATGGGCGATAACAGAGACGGTTATTGCAATGGCTTCAACAATCCGTTAGCTTAATGCTTAATGAAAAGGTGTTTCAGATGGGGAACGTAATAGAAATATGGAAACGAATCGAAGACACCGAATACTCGGTTAGTAACCTTGGAAGAATTAAGAGACAATATAAGAACGCTAAAGAACGGATTGTAAAAACTTTTTCTAAAAATTCTTATTTAGCAGTTAATTTATGTTCTCATAATTCAATCAAGCAATTCTATGTACATAGGCTGGTTGCTAAAAGTTTTCTACCAAATACAGAAAATTTGCCACAAGTAAATCATATTGACGGCAATAAAGAAAATAACAAAGTAGAAAATTTAGAATGGTGTACAGCATTGGAAAATCAAAAGCATAAAATAAATGTGCTTAATAAAAATTCCAAAGGAAGTAATAACCCTATGTATGGTAAGAAAGGTATAGAATCGCCTGTATTTAAAGGATTTATATACCAAAAGACAATAGAAGGCACGGTTATTAATAAATTCGAGACTACTATAGCCGCCTCAGAAGCTACAAAAATTAATAGATGTTCTATAAATTTATGTATTCTAGGCAAAACAAAAACAGCTGGTGGTTTCGTTTGGACGGTTACAACCAACAAGTTCCTAATGCCGAAATTAATTCTCAGCTTTCTAATATTCGTTCTTTAGCTCAATCCGTAGCTCAGTCTATCAACGACGGTAAATTTACTCAACAGCAAATTCAAGACGATTTGCGTCAAATTCAATCTGCCCTGTGTCAAGGCTTTGGCGGTTTGAACTCGCAAATCTTACAAGTAACTAATGGCATTGAAAATGAAATTAGTTCTTGCTGCTGCGAACTGAAAAGCAAAATGGACCAAGTTGGTTGTGCTGTTAAGGAAAACGCTTACATCATTAAAGACGCGATTAAGGATTCCGTTATCGCTTCTGATAAGAACTTCTGCTTGTTAGGTCATGCTTTACAGGATGATTTCTGTAAATTGAACTACAACTTACAGCAACAGTTCTGTGATGTAAATGCCAATAATACTTCTAACACAAGACAGATTATTGACGTTATCCGTGCGGAAGGTCTGTTAACTCGTGAACAGGCTCGTAGCTACCATGACGAAGCTATTATGAATGAGCTGAATACTTACAAAACCAAAGCCAATAATGCTGAATTATTGTCTCAAATGGAAAATTTTGTAATTGCTCATTATAAACCAACTACAGGTTCGACAAGTACAGCTACTGCTTAACTAAACAAAGGGCGGTTAACGCCGCCCTTTTATTTTTATTATTGTAAGGAATTTATAAATGGCAAATGAATTTGTTATGAATCCAACCGCTCCCAATCCGTTAAATATGCAAGATTTAACTAAAGAACTGTTTAAAAAATTTCCTAATATGACCCCCAAAAATCCTGCTGATGAAGCTTTACAGACCGATATAAAAGAAGAAGTAAAGGAGGATTTCGTGAAAGCTCAAGAGATAGCTTTAACTACGGAATCTGGAAAAGCAGCTTTGAAAGAATTTGAAGAAACAAAGAAAAAGATTATTGATGAATTGGTTGTTCAGGTTCCCAAAGGTGCAGAAGCTTTGAAAACATATCGAGATAAGATTATGGCTATTTATAAAGAAAACGAAGCTTTGAAAGTTGAACAGGCGACAAAAGCGACTGACGAACTTAATGCAAAGTATCGCGACTTACAAAAAGAAAATGATAGCATTAAAGCACAATTAAACGAAGTATTAAAAAGACTAGACGAAAGCAAGAATAAAGCGCCGGTTTCTAGTGTTTTTGGTCAAAAATAAATTTTAATTTAATTATTATGAAAGGGTACAATTATGTGCTGGTTTAAAGAATTAATGGAATATGCGGCTGAATATAAAAGCAAGCCGGAGATTATGAAACATATTACCAAAAAGATTGAACACTTTATTGAAAAAGCTGAAAAAGTTTTGCCAGATGAAGTTGAAGAATTACATTGTGATTTGGAAATGGTTATTCATGGCCCACATTTTACCGAATATACAGCGGAAAAAGCCGTTGCTGAAATGAAAAACGATGATAACACAGTTGGTGCTCATTGGTCTTTAGATGAAACAACTGCTGTTGCCGAAGCTAAAGGAATTGATTTTGAAACTAAACGTTATAATATGTATGACTGGTTTTACACAATGAATATGTTTTATTCTGATTTCTTTATGCTGAATCGTGGCGACCCAACTAAGGTTGCAGAAGAATCGGTCTTGTGGCTTGATGATAAAGACGCTCCAGAAGGCAAGAGTTACCTGTATTACAAGGCTATGAAAAAAGGAAAATTAATGGAGTCTGGTCGGAGTTAATCTTTCCTTGAGCTGTTTATTCCATCTATGATACAATAATGTAAGGTCAAAGTTACAGGAAACATTATGTTGAATAGAGGGTGCTATGGAAGGGGAAATTTTATTCGAGTTGATTATGCAATTAGCCAACACATATCCGGTTTTTGGAGATATAATATTTTGGTTCGGCATTATTTGGTTAGTGCTGGGTGTGGTGCTTAATATTTTAGACTTACTAGCCGGAATTTTTAAGTGGAATATGAATAACAAGGTAATCGCGGTTATCCGAGCGCTATGCGAGAAATTAGGACCTTCACTTAGTATGTTCGGAGGTTGGGCTAAGAATAGAGTCGAACGACATAGAAACCTTAGGAAATAAACGTTAATACAGGATGTCGCCGGATTAATTTTCGGCGACATATTTTTTATTGACAATATGATTTTAATAGTATATAAAAGCTCCTAAGTTCAACTTCGGAGTAAAATAATGAGTTTAACGTTAGAAGAAGTTTCTAGTGCAATTAAGCAATATGGAAACAAATTTTTAGCAGCCAAGGCTTTGGGTATTTCTAAAAGCGCCTTTTATAGATTGTGTGATAAATATTGTTTAGATAGATACGGCGATGTTATTCAAGACGATTTAAGCAAAGAAGAATTATTAGAATATACACAATCACTTGTCCGAAAAAACCAGAAAACTCAGGATATAAACAGAATTGAAAGAAAAACTTGGAGAGAAACGGCGCGGTATCATAATACCATAGAAGAATTATCGTTGGCTATTTTAGAAAAAGTGGAATATTGCACAAAATCTAAAATACCGAACATTGCTAAAAGCGAAAATGGTGATTTTGGCATTTTACATATTAGCGATACTCATTTCGGCGAAGGAGTCGAATTAGACAATAATGTTTATAATTGGGATATTGCCGGACAAAGATTAAGAAAATATGTTTTAGAATCTATGAAAGTTTTTGATTTATATAAAATCAAAGATGTTTTAATCGTCTTAGGGGGGGATTTAATAAATTCAGACAGAAGACTAGACGAAATCGTTGCTAACGTTGATAATCGAGCTTCTATTATTGTCGGTGCAGTACAATTATTACAACAGGTTATCACAGAGGTTGCAAATAAATATCATATTAGTATTGTTAGTTGTTGGGGAAACGAATCCAGAAGATTGCCGGAAATTGGTTTTTCTAAACAAATAGCTTCTGATAATTATGACCACACAATTTATCAATTATTAAAAGGCTATTTTATTAATTCTGATATTGATTTCCTTGGCGAAGGTTTAGAAATATTATTAACATACAAAGGTACAAATATTTATGCCACGCATGGTCACACATATTCTCAAGATTTGGAAAAAGCGATTAATCAGGTTAAGTCAAAATATTCTGACGAGGGCCTTACTATTGATTATTTTCTGTCCGGTCATATTCACAGTAGTCGTATTGGCTATAATTATTCGCGTGCTGGGAGTCTTACTGGTAATAATGCTTATAATTTTAACGCATTACATATTAACGGACGAGCAACATTAAACACTACGATTTTCAAAAAGAATAAAGACCGCCTAGGTTTTGTTATTGACTTGCAGAACGTAGACGGTATTATTGGTTATAAAATTAATGAATTGTTACAAGTGTATCATTCTAAGTCAAAAGAAAAAACATCTTCTAATACCACTATTTTGAAAGTTGTTGTATAATGAATCCGGTGAAATCAAAAATTATTGGCATTTTACTTTTCGGTTTAGTTATTTCGATTTGTATAATGAGCTTACAATCTAAAAGAATCGAAATGTTACAACAGGAAAAAGAAATTTGTTTATTAAAGTTAAGCAAAGCTGATAAACAAGCAAATGAAATTAATGTTGTAAATGACGCTAATAATAACGCAACAATTAAATACAATTCTCAAAAGAAGAAAGATTATCCAGATGAAAAAGATAATGACCTTAATGCTTTGCATAATCTTGATGTCCTGCTCGAACAAAAATCTATTATTAAATGATGTAGAAACAGTACATCCAACTCCACCGGCACCTATTTCTTTAGAATATCCGCAGTATAAGAAAGTTGAAAACTATATTTGCGTTCCAAAGAATGAATATAATAAATTATATAATAACCGGTTAGAGATTATCAGGTATTTAGAACAAAACCAAAACATAATGAAACATTATCGGCAAACAAAATGAACGAGTTCATCATCAATTGTCCAAATAAACTGATTAAGAATTGGTATGAATTAGAAAGATTAGCTTCCAAGAAAGATTTTAAAGTTTCTCAGGAAGCTAATCTTTTTTTAACCAAGTGGCCCGATTATCAGCTTTATCATCCAGTTAATTCAAATATTATTTTCTTTGAAGAATATAAGTGGCTATACAAAGAATACTATCGTCGGTACGAAGATTTCCAAGAAGCAATAGTTAAAAGAGGAGTAAAAGCAGAAGATTTATACAAGAATCCAAAACACACAATCAAAGCCGTTATTAAAGGCAGAATAGAAGCGGACAAGATAGGAATCCCTTATGGATTATATATTTCTTTTGCCAATAAAATATTAATTAAAGAACATTTATGGAAGCACATACCTTTAGTTACACACCTTTATAATCCGAATCTTGTAGAAGAAATAAAAGAGATGTGGTTAAATAGTTGTCAATATGATTTTTTGAAGCCGTCAGTAAATTTATTTCTTGAAAAACAAAATTAATTTGCTATATTAGCTCTATCAACGAGAAGGAGACACAATGAATACCTATAACTTTGGAGAGTCTATTCAAGACGAATTAACATACAACATCATTACAGATACAAATTTTATGCGTAGAATAGACGGGTTGGTAAAGCCGGAATATTTTGATAATGTATCAAACGGAATTATTGTTGATATAGCCTTGGCACATTTTAAAAAGTACAAGCAAGCCATTCAAATTAAATCATTGGTTCAAGAGCTAAAAGAAAAGTCGGATAAAAAGATTATCCGTGACGACATAAAAGATATTGTTAAAGACAAGCTTAATCAAATTTTTACTATGCAAAAGCTTGTAGCGAAAGAAAAATTAATAGATGACATCGTTGTTTTTGCTAAACACCAAGCAGTACAGAAAGCTTTTGTTGATTGTGTTCCAAAATTAGAAAATGGTGATTTTTCATATATTGAAAAAACCATGAAGAACGCTTTGCAGGTTGGGGCTTCTTCTGAATTTGAAACATATAGTTATTTCGGAAGTATAAACGAGCGTATGGAAAATAGAAGACTCTTGTTGTTAGGTAAAGCCAAGGAACAAGGGATAACCACTGGCATTCCAGAATTAGATAATTGCTTGCGCAGTAAAGGCTGGGGTAAAAGAGAACTGTCTTTGATTATGGGCGGGCCTAAAACCGGTAAAACTATGGGTCTTGTTAATTTTGGGCTAAACGCTGCCTTGGCTGGTTACAATGTTTTGTATATTAGCTTGGAAGTAAGTAAAGATATTATTTCAGAAAGGTGCGACGCTAACTTAGCTGATATAAAAATTAATGACTTGTCGGCAGATTTACAGCACATTCAAACAACCGAAAGTGTTTTGAAACAAGTTATGAGCAAAGCCGGTATTTTAGATATTCAAGAATTTCCTACTGGTCAAATGAAGGCTTCTGATATTAGAAGATTGGTTGAAAAAAGACAGGCTGATTTAAATATTAATTATGATTTGCTGGTTGTTGATTATGCAGATATTATGCGTCCAGAAATGAATTTTAGTGAGAAACGAGACGGTTTAACCTCTATTTACGAAGATTTAAGAGCTATCGGGCAACATTATGATTTAGCAGTATTAACGGCAACACAGACAAACCGAGAGGGCGTAAAAGCTAAAGTTGCTGATATGACACACGTTGCAGAAGATTTGGGTAAAATCAGAACCGCCGATATTGTTATTTCCATTAACTGTACCGATGAAGAAAAAATGCTGAATGAAGCGCGTTTGTTCTTTGCGGCGTCAAGAACTGGAGAAATGGATATTACATTAAAAATTAAACGAGACATTTCTAAAGGTAAATTTATTACTAAAGTTTTGGCGAAAAGCTAATGGAAGAAAATGAAATAATAGCAGTGCAAGCGTTACCGTGCTTATGTCGCGGTAATTGCCAGAATGGAAATGTTAATAAGAAGCGTTGTCCTTGTTTTATTGCTCGCATGAGCAAGAAAAAAGTTATAATGTGTTATTGTCGTATTTGTAAAAAGATAACGTGGCATATTGGCGTTGATTGTGTACAATGTCGTTTAAGAGCTATGGGCTACAAATGAGTGAAGATTTATTAGAAAATTTTGATATTGAATATTATCTGCAAAGAGAAGGAATATCATATAAGAAAACTTATGGCTCTAGCGGAACACAATTAAATGTTAGAACTTGCCCGTTTTGTGGACAATCTAAATGGAAAGTATATATAAATGCTGATACAGGTTTGGGTAACTGCTTTTCGGGTTCGTGCCAAAAGAAATTTAATAAATTCGGATTCGTTAAAGCTGTTTCTCAAGCAGATAACAATAGCGTAGTTTATGAAATTATCGAAAATGTTTGTAAAGAATTGGGTTGGATTCCTAAGAAAATCTATAGACAGCCGATTAAAAACGTTACCAATGACGGATTAATTTTGCCCGCTAATATACCTTTACCTTTGCCAAATGGAGATAATCTTGAATATTTGTTAAGACGTGGTATAGATAATTATTATACACAATTGTTTGATTTACGATATTGCGAATCTGGAGAATGGCGTTTTAACACCGAAGACGGAGAGAAAGTCCAAGTATTTCAAAAACGAATCATAATTCCGGTTAGAGATTTGGACGGTAGCTTGGTAACATTTCAAGGCAGAGATATTACCGGATTAGCCCCGAATAAATATCAATTTCCGTCTCAGGTGGCTTCAACAGGTAAGCTTTTATATAATGGTAATAACATTATCGGTTATAATACTATTATTGTTAATGAAGGCGTTTTTGATGTTATAGCTACACAAATGGCTTTAGATAAAAGCGGTTTGTCACAAGATTTTGGCGTTGTTGGTTCTTTTGGTAAGCATTTATCTATTAACTTACAAGGAGCTGATGACCAATTATCTCGTTTTCTAAGCTTAAAAAAACAGGGTCTAAGAACGATAATTATTATGTGGGACGGTGAGTCAATGGCCTACCTCGATGCTTTAGAAGCGGCACAAAAATTAAATACTTTTGGTTTTAATCTGAAGATAGCTACTTTACCAGCGGGTAAAGACCCTAATGAAGTTTATTATACCGAAGTAATTGACGCTATTAAAAATGCAAAACCATATAGTAATTTAATGATATTACAAGGAAATCCGTATGAATGATATAAAATTTAAGGTTTTTTTAAATTCTACCGCTACAGTTGCTTTGGTTCATCTTCATTATATAGATGAAGTAGGTAATTCTCAATTTGAATCTTTTTCGTTAACTAGCAAAAATGCAAGAAGCAAAAAAATAGATACTGTTTCTGTAACAAAAAGCTGTAGTACAATTACAGAATTATCTAAGTTTTTATCTCCGTTAGATATTAATAGATTTAAATTAGCTTCGTTATATGAAGCTTATAAAAATTTATTAAATAAAAGAATGTCTATTAGAATACAAGATAAGATAAAACAAAAAACAGTTGAGGAAATAGAGAAAAAAGGTTTCGGTAGTTTCTAAGGAAAGCCATAGTCATAATATTGACTTTTAATTTATTTTTGTTATATTGCTTAAAGTTTTAATAAGAGGGATTAAATATGTTAAGCAATATTTTTAAGTGGGTAAGTGCTATTCCCCGTATCACTAGAATTTTATCTAATTCAAAGGTTCAAGTTCGTTATAAAGGAGACGGCGCTTATACATCTGTTGACTCTAACGGTAAACCTGTTTTAATTAATCTGCCGTCACTTCCTGATAACATTACACAAAAGCATTTAGACTTAACTTTTGGTTTTATGTTCCACGAATTAGGTCATGTAAATCATACTGATTTTTCTATTACTCGGAAAAACAAGGTTGATATATCTTCTGGTGTTGGACAGATTTTTAATATTATTGAAGATGCTTATATTGAAAAAGTTGTTTCTTCTGACTACTTAGAAGCTAAACAATATCTTTTACATTGCCAGCAGTATATATTAGATTATACGATGGCGGCTATTGCTAATCCTAATTTAAGCAAAGAGGAAAAAGCGCTTGCTATGCTAATTCCGAAAATTCGTTATTTAGCTGGGCAAAATACGTTCGCTCAATTAATATTGAGCTATCCAATGCAAGAATTAGAGTTTCTAGACAAATATGAGGAAGAACTTAAAAACGTATCTTCCACTCAAGAATCGTACGAATTGGCTGTAAAAATTTACAAACAGCTAAAAAGAAGATTTAATTTTTCTAAACTGCCTCAAAATTCAGGTACAAATAAAGATTCGCAAAACCAGCCACAGAAAACTGGTAAGTCTGGTGATACAGACAAATCTAATGAAAAAGAAAATGCCAATTCGGATAAGAAATCAGGCGGTTCCGATTCATCTGATAAAAACTCTAAAAACGATTCGTCTGATAAAAACTCTAAAAACGATTCATCAAAAGGTCAAGAAAAGAATGATGAATCGGGTAAACCTAATAAATCCGACGAATCACAAGACAAAAACAATGCTAATGGCAGTGGTGGCAGTAGTGAAGACGAATCGGACGCTAGTGGCGATGATGAAGAAAAGTTAACACAAGCTTTGGCACGAGCGATTGCAAATTCAGACGCTTTCAAAGAAATCAGGGCGAAAGGCACTTCCGATAAGACAAACAAAATAGGTGTCGGAGGGGACGCTAGTGGCGATAATAAACCTTCTGGCCCGTGTATTATATTGAAAGATTTTAACAATAACGTTTATTCTGTTGTTAACCGTTCGGAAGACGGTTTTTGGGAAGTTCCGTCTGAATACAATAGTTATACTGTTGAATCTATGACTCCTAATGTAAGTATTTTAGGTATGAAACAAAAGTTATTGCGGTTATTTGCTGCCAAAACAAAAAAGTCGATTATTAAAGGTGTACGTTCTGGCAAGTTGTGCAACAATAACTTATTCAGATTAAGACTAAACGATGATAGGGTCTTCAAAAAGAATTATGAAAACACACAATTAAATACAGCAATCACTTTGTTAATCGACTGTTCCGGCTCTATGAGCGGAGGAAGAGACCAGTGCGCTATATCCGCAGCTTATTTATTTGCTCGTATTTTAGAGCATTTAAACATTCCCTGTGAAGTTCAGGGTTTCAGTACAGGAAGTGATAGTTTTGGAGGAGATTACGGCAGAAGAACTTCGGTAAAAAATGCTATTTTCAAAAGGTTTAATGAAAAGTTAACCCCTAAAATTGTTGGTAGATTCTGTTATTTTTACAATGGGAGAAGTCATTCAAATTATTATAATTGCAATGATGACGGAGAAAGTATTCTTTTGGCTTTGAGTAACTTAGCTAATCGACCCGAAGAAAGAAAAATGATGTTTGTTATGTCTGACGGTCAACCTAATGTCGGCGGTTGTAATGGTGAAGAATGTAATCATTTAAGAGACGTTGTAAAAAACATAGAAGAAACTAGCGGTTTTGAAATTTATGGTATTGGCATACAGACTTCGGCAGTTAAAAAGTATTACTCCAATTACTCTGTGCTTGACAATCCAGAAGATTTAAGCAAAATTATTATTCAGCAATTAAGCAAAAACATTTTATAAGAGGGCAATAATGATAAATCAAGAGCAAACTATTCGTGAATTATTTGATGTTAATTCAAAACTTCCGGTTTATTCTAAACCGACATCTTTCGTAGTAGCGGACAAAAAAGAGTGGGACGGGGTTTACGAACCTGACTTTATTCCAGAAATCGATTCTAACTATTGTTTTAACCCAGACGACTTGAGAATTGTTATTGTTGGCTTCGTGTCTAAAATCCCGACATATCTTTACGGTAATTCTGGTGTTGGTAAAACATCAATGATTGAACAGTTTTGTGCCAGAACACACAGACCGTTTATGCGAGTTCAGCATACAGTAGGTTTGGAAGAATCCAATGTGGTTGGACAATGGGTTGTCAAAAATGGTGAAACAGTTTTTGAATTAGGGCCGCTTCCTTATGCTATGTTGCACGGTATGGTATATTGTGCAGATGAATACGATTTTGCAGAGCCGGCAGTTTTGTCAATTTACCAGTCCGTTTTGGAAGGTAAACCCTTGATTATTAAGGAAGCAGACGCGGCTAATCGTGTAATCCGCCCACACCCGCAGTTTAGATTCTTTGCAACTGGTAACACAAACGGTGCGGGTGATAATACCGGTAATTATCAAGGAACAAGATTACAGAACGTTGCAAACTACGAAAGATTTGGTATCGTTCATAAGGTTAATTATTTACCGGAAGAAATCGAAAAAGATATTATTTTGAAAAAAACTCCGATTGGTTCATTAAGTGACGGTTCAATTCAAAAAGGCTTGTTGGATTCGATTATTAAATTCGCAAAAATTATGCGAGATAGTGCAGAAGGCAGCAATCCAGAAGTTCAATTCGCTCCGTCAATTCGTGTTTTGGTTAATGTAGCTAACCTCGGCTGGACTCTGGGCGACTTTAAAGCGGCATTTAAGCTTGCTTATATTAACCGCATGAACGATGAAATGCAAGCGGCAAGTATTAAGGTTTTAGAACAATATATTCCGAAAGAAATTATTGAATAAAGAAATACTAAAAATATTTCCGAAGCAAACCGTTATATATTTACGGCATTTAAGCGGTCGTATAGGCAAAGACGAAAAAGAATTATATGCGTTCGCTTATGTTATATTGCTTAAATGCCGTAAAAAATTTAATGGTGATGAAAAGCTTTTTTATCGTTACCTTAATACTTCTATTAAACATTCGTTAATAAATTCTTACAGAAAGAAAAATATATCTTTTTCTTCTCTTAATGAAAACATAGAAGATTTTGGATATGAACAACCATTTAACGATGAAATAAATGATTTTCGGAAATTTGTCAAAAAAAATTGTAGTCCACAGGCGCATTTTATTTTAAAAATGTGTCTTGACCAACCGCTTAAAATGAGATTATATTGTCATAGGAACAGACATAGTACGAAAAGCGAAGTTCTTTTGATGTTGACATATTTACAGAAAAATCACCCAAACGTTTTTCGGACTGTTTCTAATGGTCGTAAATATATCAGGGAGTTAAAAAATGCCAGACATAGATACAATAGTTTGTAAATTGGGGTGTTTTGGAATGTTTTCTTGTTATGACAAAGATTGCGAAGCTTGCCAGAAATGCAAAGTACAAAGAGAATGTCAGAAACTGGCGGAAGAAAACTATAATAAAATGGAAAATATAATCGAAGCAGAATTGGATTAAATATGACTGGTATTTGTTTTTGTCGAAGTGATTTTTCTATTGGCGAATCGATGTTAAAAGTAACGCAGATTGCCAAAACAGCAAAAGAAAAAAATTATTCAGCAGTTGCATTATGCGATACGATGACGTTATCATCATTAATTGAAGCGTCACAGGCTTGTGCTAAGGAAAATATTCCTTTAATTAGTGGCGTTCGTTTAAGAATTGTTGAAGATGCAACTGTAAAAGACAAAAAACAAAACAATCGTGCTTGGTTTCCGAAACTGTACTTTAAAAATGAGGAAGGTTTAAGAATTGCTTACAAGTTGCTAACCATGTCATTTGCAGAAGATAACTTTTATTATGTTCCTCGTTTATCTTTTGAGCATTTATTAAACGAAATCACCACCGATGTTATCATCTCTTTAGGAGACCAACATAGTCAGGTTGGTACTCGGTTATTGGACGAGCGGGTACAAATGTTGGTTAACAAAATAGGTGCCGAAAATATCGTTGCAGAGTGCATTCCTTTCAACACACCTATATTTGACCGTTTAACTAAAGAATCGCTCTGTATCGCTAAAAAATACGGCTTAAAATTGATGTATTCTGACCTATGTATGTATTCAGAGCCGAAGAATAAAAAAGCGTTAATTGCTTTAAGCGCAATTGCAAGTAAAGGCGAGTCGGTAACGTTTAATACTCCTTGGTTAAACAAGCCGGTTTATGATACAGCTTATATTAAAGATTATACTGATTATGTTCAAATGTGCAAAGACCAGATGAATAGAATTAAGAGCCGTTATAATATTGATGTTACGCCTTTGGTAGAAGCTGTTAAGTTTTCGGCTTTTGGATTTGAAAAATTGTTTTCTTATAAATGGGAAGCGAAAAAACCTTGTTTACCTCAAATGGATAAGAGTCCATTTGATAAATTAAAAGAATTGTGTAAAGAGGGTTTTAAAAATAAATTAACAAAACCCATTTTGGGATATATGCCAGACCCTACAGAATTGCCAAAATATGCTGCTCGCTTACAATATGAATTAGATATTATTGAAAAATTAGATTTTTCAAACTATTTTTTACTTGTAAAAGATATTTTAGATTGGGCAAGGCAAAATGGAATGGGTGGTTCTTATGGACGAGGAAGTTCTGGTGGGTGTCTTATTGCTTTTTTGTTAGATATTGTAGAAACCGACCCAATTCGTTTTGGTTTAATGTTTGAACGTTTTATTAATCCAAGCCGTCATGACCTGCCCGATGTTGATATGGATATTTCTTCGTCTAAAAGACAAGAATTAATTGCCCGTATTATTCAAGATTACGGTTCAGAAAATGTAGCTTCTATTTCAAACTATATTACTTTAGGCGCTTCTGGTGTTATCCGGGCTTGCGGACGTGTTTACGGTTTACCGATTAACGAATATAGTTGTTCTTCAAAAGTTCCGTCAGAGCATGGCGTATCTTATTCTTTATCTCAGGCCGTAGCTGTTGTGCCAGAAATTGAATTGTTTGCAACAAAATATCCAGAAGTTTGGGAGACAGCGTTACAATTAGAAGGCTGTATTTCTGCTTATGGAGTTCACGCTGCCGGATTAATTGTTGCGGGCGAACCTTTAATTAATCGTGCGGCAGTTGAGAATCGTCGTGGCAACCAAGTGGTTTGTTGGGACAAGCTGGTTGTCGAATCAATGGGGCTTATTAAAATGGACCTTTTAGGTTTAACTACTTTGGACGTGTTAAACTTAGCAAAACAATATGTAAAAGATAACTTTAATGTAGACCTTGATTTGTTGTCTATCCCTCTGGACGACAAAGAAACATTAAAGTTGTTCGGTGAGGGTAAAACATCTGGTGTATTTCAGTTTGAAGTTGCCGGTGCTTTATTAAAGCGGTTGGCAGTAAACGAACCTTTAAGATTTGAAGATTTGGTTGCTGCCACCGCCCTCAATCGACCGGGGCCTATGGATTCTGGTCTGTTAGAGGACTATGTAGCGATTAAGCAAGGTCTAAAAGATGAACATTATGACCACCCTAATTTAAAAGAAGCTTTAAAAGAAACTTATGGCGTTATTGTATATCAAGAACAAGTAATGAAAGCTTCAATGGATTTAGCTGGCTTTACAGCTTCCGAAGCTGACTTTTTGCGCAAAGCAATGGCTAAAAAAGATAAAGATAAAATGGCTTCCATGAAGCAACAATGGATTGAAGGTTGCCAAAAGATTTCTAATATGCACCCATTTGACGCAGAAGCCTTATGGAATAAGATTGAAGCGTTTGCAGGCTATGGTTTTAATAAGTGTTTAGACGGAGATACGGTATTAGACGGCTATACCCAAACCATAGCAGAATTGGCTGAAAACCGTCAATTTTCAACCTTAAAATCGTACAATACAGATACGAAAGATTTTTTCCTTGACTCTATTGAAGATATATCCTATGCTGGTGAGCAAATGGTATATGAATATGAATTATCTAATGGCAAAACTTTAAGATGCACAAGCAATCATAAATTTTTGTGCGAAGATGGCGAATATCATACCATTCAAGATATTGTAGAAAACAATTTGGAGATGGTAGATGCAGAAAATTAGAACTTTGGAAGACGAACAACTCATAATTGATTATTATAATAAAGGTTATTCGGCAAGAAGAATAAACGAAGAAGTTTTAAATAATAAATTTAAAACCACAAAAAGCATAGCCGATGTTTTACGGAAATATGGGATTGTAACAAGGAAAACAAAAGATTATTACAAAAATTGTAACGAATCGTCTTTTATTAATATCACAACGGAAGAACAGGCGTATTTTTTGGGTTTTTTACAAGCTGACGGTTGGCTAAGCTCTGGAACTAACGAAGTTGGTATAGGCTCAAAAGACCAAGAAATAATAATTCAATTTAAAGATTTTATAAAAACTGACAATAAAATTGTAAATAGACCAGACTTTTACCAATTAACCATTAAAAACGAGGTTTTACATAATTCTTTAGAAAAATATAAAATTAGTTCTAAATTGTATGGACAGTTTATTCCAAACTTGCCGGAGGATTTATTGTGGCATTATATTAGAGGTTTATTCGATGGTGACGGAACAATATGTATTACTAAAGAGGGTTATCTAAGATTAAATTTTGTGGGTGGTATTCAAAGTATGGCTCAACTATCTTATATTATCGCCAAAGAAACAAATACCGAACCAGTACCGGCTATAATCAACAAAAACAATATTGCTATTATCCAGTATGGCAGTTCAGATATTATTTGCAAAATCTGTAATAAGATGTATGATAAAGCAACAATAAGTTTAAACAGAAAAAGACAAATTGCGGAGAAATATTGTGGTAAAAGTTGTTAATGTTAAGCCCGTTGGCGTTAAATCTACCTATAATATAACTATGAAGTCAAAATATCACAATTATTGCATTGGCGGGGTGGTAAGTAAAAACTGTCACGCCGTAGAATATACTTTACTTTCTTTTGCAAGTATGTATATTAAAGCTCATTATCCTACAGCTTTTTATGCCGCAACTTTATCTGTATTGCCGGAAGAAAAACTAAAGAATATTGTAAAAGATGCCGATTCTAATGGTATTAAAGTTTTGCCACCAGACATTAATTTAGCCGGAGAAAACTTTACTATTATTGACGACAAAACGATTATGATTCCGTTTAACCGTGTGAAAGGTGTTGGCCCTACAGCAGTAAAAGCTATTTTAGACGCTCGTGCTGACGGCTCATTTACTTCTTATCAAGATTTTGAAACAAGAGTTACAGGAAAGTGTAACAAAAGACACAGAGAATCGTTAAATAAAATTGGTGCTTTTGCCAATATCGTTCCGGGTCAACAACCTAGTTCGGACATCACCAGATTAAAAGACCAATACGAATTGCTGCCAGAGTTGGTAATTAAAACTTTGAAATCTACTAAAAGGATTTCGGGTACAGATGTTAAAAAAGCCCTTGACAAAAACAACGAAATGGGGCAGAGTTTAATGGAGCCGCTTGGCAAGAAATATGTTCACCCATATAGCGGTAAAGTAATTCGGTATGTAGTTATTTTTGACGGGCCAAATAAATCAGACTTGTCGTCTGGAAAATTTGCAAATGTACGACAGTTTGAAGCCATTTCTACCGCATTAAACGTTGCTGGTATTACTAAAGAAGAAGGTTACTGGACTGGTTTAATGAAGACTCCTAAAGAGCAAAAAGAGATTACAACACCTGAATTGGCTTTAAATCTTCCGCTTTTGCAAAGAGAGCTACAATTATTAAAGCCAGAAATTATTGTATTAATGGGGCCAGACGTTATACGTCAGTTTGCTAAAGATGTAAAGAAGCCGTCCGAAGCTATAGGTCAAAGCTTTTATGACGCTGAATATGACGCCACCTTTATTATTGGAATGAATCCCGGTATGATTTATTTCAGACCGGAAAAACAGAAAGACCTTAATTCTGTTTTTGAAAAAGTAGCAACAATGATACATTAGGAAAACAAAATGATAGAATCGTTAGAACAAAGATTGTGTGTCTTGCCCGAAGAAATTCGGAAAGATATGCAAATTAACGAATTAAATCTTTTGGATGCGATTTTGAAACAGCCCGCATTATATGCGTATTATGCACATATTTATTGCGAAAAGATGAAAGCGTCGTCCAATGCTAAAGTTTCTTTATGTGCCTTGGAAGGTCAAATAAATGAAATGTATATGGCAGAAGCCGAATCGGGCAAGAAGTTGACCGACAAGGATAAAGAAAAGCGCCTGAAAAACGAACCCAAATGGAAAATGGCAAAAATGACATTAGATAGAGCAGAAGCCGAAGAAGAATATTACAGAAATCTTTTGGAAGCTTTAAGACAAAAACGTGATATGCTTTATCAAATGGCTTTGAGACAAAGAGATGAATTGAAATCTAACATTTCGGTTTCTTCTCCGTCTGTTGTTTCTGCTGATTTGGAGTTTGAAAATAAAGGCAAAGCAATTTTGGAAAGAATGAAAAATGGCGTTGACAAACAATTCTAAATATAGTATAAAGAAGTATAGCTTCGCTATATAATTATTCTACAATTTAACATTTGAACAAACGAACATTTTATAACTTTTCGACTTATCAACATTTAACTGAAAGACCAAAAAACATGACAAATATTTTTGATTTAATCAACAAGAAAAAAGCTACCCTCTCCGGTAAGAAAGAAACTATTAAACCTAATGCCGGTAACAACTTTTTCATTATTTTGCCTTCTTGGAAGGGCCAAGGAGAGTTCTGGAAAGATTGCAATCGCCATTGGATTAAGAACAGCGCTAATGAAGTTCAAGCTGTATGCGCTTGTACAATGGCTGAAACCGGACATTGCGATATTTGTAATGCCATTGCAGTTGCTAAAAGCAAATATAACACCGACCCTATTTTCTCTGAAATGATTGCCCGGTGGACTACTAATCGTCGCGTTCTGTTTAACGTTTTGAAAGTTGAAAACGTACAGACCGCACAAGGTGTTGCTTGGCGTGCAAAAGACGTTTCTGATGTAAAAGTTTTAGAAGTTCCGATTACATTAGCAACGGCTATCTTTGACGCTATGAATGGTTTGAGCATTCAAGGCATTTCTGACCCTGTAGATTTGAACTGTATTTTCCCGATTAATGTAGTTAAGTCTGGCAGCGGTAAACAAAATACCAAATACTCGGCTTCTTTGATGATGACGCCAATTCGTTTCAACACTCAAGAAATTGCTACAATTACTAATAGCTTGAAAAACTTAGATGATTTCGTTGCTGAAAGTGATGAAGCACACGGTAGAGCTTTGGCTTCTATGACTTCTAATCTGGGTGATAACTTAAACGCTTTGCCGTCTGGTAATGCTTCGGTTCAGATGATTTCTGCTCCAATGGCTAATCCGGTAAATAATGCTGCTCCGGTAACCCCGATTGTAGAAGATTTGGGCCAAGTAATTAATGACCAAATTCCTGATTTTGGTGCCGCCAATGCTAATGTGGTTGAAGAACCCGTTAAAGAAATTAGTCCTGAACAGTTAAATAACCTGTTAAGCTTCTAATTTAATTAGGGGGTGTAAAAGCCCCCTTTCTTTTCTTTTAGGATAATCATGACAAATGTAATGCTTATTGACGGCAATTCCATAGGTTTTGCTAGTCATCAATCGACAAAACTGACTTATAATAATGAGCCAGTACAAGCGATTTTTGGGTTTATTAAAACCTTGAAGCGTTTGAAAGAGCGGTTTAAAGATTACGAACCGATTATATTATGGGACGGAGAATCTTGGCGCTATCAATTATATTCTGATTATAAAGGTAATAGAAAAGACCCTAAAACAGAATTGATGAAAATAGAATACAAAAAACAAATCCCGGCAATTAAAGAAGCTATAAAGTTACTCGGCATTAAACAAGTTTGTGTGTCTAATTATGAAGCTGACGACTTAGGTTATATCTTCGCTACAAAATTAGTTGCTGCTGGTAATAAAATAATACTAATTACCGGTGATAAAGACTGGCTGCAAATGGTACAGCCCGGTGTAATGTGGTATGACCCGATTCGTGACAGAAAATGTAATTATTTAGATTTTGTCGATTTTACAGGTTGCGATTCGATACAAGGCTTTATAGACAAGAAGTGTCTTATGGGCGATACATCGGATAATATTAAAGGCGTCGGTGGTATTGGAGAAACTAGAGCTTTAGATTTAGTTCAAGTATATGGAACGGTTCAGTGCTTTTTAGAGCGTGATTTTAGTGAAGAAGAAATCAATGCAATGCCAAAATATTTAAGAGATTTTAAGCTTAATACAAATAAAGGTATTGATAAATATTATGAGAATGTTAAATTAATGGCATTAAATACAGATTCGCGCCCTAAGCCGGTCAATAAACAAATTATTAATGGTGAATTAAACTTTGATAGATTTGAAGAATTTTGTTTTGAACATGGCTTTTCTTCTATCAGATTGGAATTAAATAGTTACAAAAACCTTTTTGGAGCAAACTAGAATGACTGATGAAAAATGTAAAGTATTGATGAATCTTTGGACTAAAAAAGAAGATAATCCGACCTATTTTTTAGATACAAATTTTAAGCCGTTAAACAAAGCCATTTCTGGTTATTACAGTAAAGGAATTAAGAATGGTATTATCATGGAGCTGTCGGGCTGGGAGTCTTCTGGTAAAACAGCCATTGCTACACAGATTATGAAAGCCGCACAAAAGCAAAACGGCGTAGCTATGTATTTTGACTATGAACGTTCTTTTGACCTCTCCTTGGCAGAAAAACAGGGTTTAATTTTGGACGAGACATTTGTTTATAAAAAGTTTCCGACAGGCGAAGACGGGGTTGAAGCTTGTATTAATTATACCAAAGCTTTACGGGAAGCTAAACGGTCAGACGGAAGCTTGTTTTTTCCCTTAAATACGCCGATTGTAGCAGTATTTGATAGCATCCCTTGTATGATACCCAGAAGCATTATTGACAAAGAAAATGTCGATAATAATATGAAAGACAATTTGGCTATTCCGGCAATGTTGTCTGTAGCTTTACCTCGTTTGGTTCAAGCTGCTGATGACTACAACATTACTGTTATTTTCATTAATCAGTTGCGCGATAATGTTGGCGTTATGTACGGAGAATCAGAAAAAACTTCTGGCGGTAAAGCCAAAAACTTCTATTTCACCACAAGAATTAAATGCAAAAGAACTATTTTAACTGAAAAATCTGTTAAGATTGGGCAGTTAGTAGAAGCCAATGTTATTAAAAACAAACAATCTGCTCCTTTTAGAAGCTGCTCTTGGTTGTTTAAATATAATGCCGACGGTACGGGTTGCTTTGATACAGTAGGGTCAACTATAGATTACTGTATTGAAAACAAAATTGGTGGTATTTCTGGAGCTGGTGCTTGGTTTGAATTTGACGGTCAAAAATATCAAGGCAAAGAAGCTCTTAAAAAAGCTTTAATTGCTGACGAAACTATTTTTGCCAAACTGGAAGCAGAATTAGACAAACTGGATAATGCCAATGAAAATAATTAAGGAAGTTGTAGGAAATGCCACGCTTTATTGTGGCGATATGAGAGATGTGTTGCCCCGTTTGGGGCAATGCGCTCATTGCATTATTACTGACAATCCATACAAATTAACCTCTGGCGGTAGAAGTACAAGACCAGATACTCCTAAAGGTATTTTAGGTTATCGAGAATATGACAATAAAGGCGAATTGTGTGTTTGTAACATTACAACAGACGAATATATTCCATTATGTTATCGTGCTGTTATGCCAAATTCGCATACTTATTTCATGGCAGACAGCAAGAACCTGCCGGAAATGTTATCTAAACCTTTGAAATACGGTTATAAATATCATAATACTTTATATTGGAAAAAGAATAATGCTACACCGAATCGCTGGGGAATGAAAAATACAGAGTTTATCGGTCTGTTTTATAAAGGACGGTCACCTTATTTTAATAATTGCGGAACGAAACAAAGCTTAGAGTTTCCGAATATTATTGGAAGCAAACTTCACCCAAATCAAAAGCCGGTAGAATTAATGGAAGTTATGGTTAATAATTCGTCACAACCAAATGAAGTTATCTTAGACCCATTTATGGGTTCTGGTTCAACTGGAATTGCGGCGATTAAAAATAATCGAAAGTTTATCGGAGTAGAAATAGAGGAAGAAGCCTTTGAGATAGCATTAAAGAGAATAAAGGAAGTAAGCGGTGGATAGCCACCGCTTTCCTTTTGACAAAATTAAAATTTTATGTTACAAAAGACCAAACAATAAACAGAAAGGAACAGTTATGAAAATAGTCTCTCCAAGTGTTCAAATTTTAACCCCTCTTAACGGCGAACAGATTTTAAGACATATTGAAAATTGTGGTAGAACTTGTTACCAGTCTTACGAAAACAAGAACGAAGAATCGCATAAAAAAATGATTGCGATGTTGATTAAATCAGGACACGAATCTGTTTTGGAGCATTTTAGTATTTCTGTAAAGTTATTGTGTGATGTAGGGGTTTATAAAGATATTACCAGACATAGAGCCGGAACCGCCTTTTCTATTGAGAGTACACGATTCTGTGATTATAACAAAGGTAAATTTGGGGGTGAAATAAAATTCATTCAGCCAGTAAATATTCAAGAAGGAACTGACGAATATATTGTTTGGCAGAATTGTTTGAAAAACATCGAAGATAGCTATAAAGAAATGGCTAATCTTGGCTGTAAACCAGACCAATTAAGAATGATTTTACCACATTCTACAGCCGCAGAAGTTTGTATGACAGCAAATCTTAGAGCTTGGAGACACATTTTCAAAATGCGTTGTGCAAAAGCCGCTCACCCGTCTGTTCAACAAATTATGAAAATGGTATTGAAAGAATTTCACGATAAAATTCCGGTAGTTTTTGACGATTTGTATAATGAATTTTTAGGAAAATAACCATGAGTTATAATTACTATGTTTCTGTTATGAATAAACAAGAAGCAGAAGAAATTGCAAAATTACAGACATCTCATCAGTTAATTAAATGGATGGAGAAACGTAAACTTCCTCTTAGCTTTGAATATCGAGATGTGGGTTGTATTTGTATTGATGAAATATTTAAAAATTCTGTAGAAGCTTTTGAAATCGGCGATGACGGACAGGATTTGTTTCTTAAAGAAGGCAAAACAATTTTAAATGGTGAATTAGCTAAAAAATATGAATATTATCAGGTTAGATATACTTCTGACGCTAATATTTTAGAAAAATTACATAATATCTGGCTTCAAAGATTAAAAGAACAATACACACAACTAATTGCTGACGATAGAACAAAGCAATATATACAATTTAAAATAGATACTTTAGAATTTTCTTTTAATTTGCCACGACAAGACAAGGTTTATGCAGTAACTTATCAAACAGATTTAGAAAGTTCTTTGTATAATTTAACCTTATTAAGAAAGTTGTTTAATCCCGAAAAAGAGGTTTTGCTTAGCTATGGTTTCTAAAAAGAAAATTGTTATTTTAACCGGATTAAAAGGTTCTGGTAAAGATGAAGTTGCCAAAATTTTAATTAATAAATTTGGCTATAAGAAGTTAGCTTTTGCCAATTTATTAAAAGATACTTTGGCGTCATTGTTAGATTGGCCCAGAGACGGATTGGAAGGAACTACTCCTGAACAGCGAGAATGGAGAGAAAAAATAGACCCTAAATATGGTTTTTCTCCAAGACAAGCTTTGCAAAAGGTAGGAACAGAATTACTGCGTGACCAATTATATAAAAACATCTGGGTTGACGCCGTTCTGCGCCAAATTGCTAAATCAAAACACGCCAAATTTGTAATTACAGATTGCAGATATGCCAATGAAATCTTTGCTTTTAAGAATTGTCCTTACGAAGTTCACTTTTGGAGAGTAGAACGAGGAGAAAGACCTAAATGGTGGCGGAGAGCAGAATTTGTAAATCGTTGTAATTGTTTTTATCGGCGTAGCAATTTTTATTCAGATGAAATAGTTCATTGGATTAATTCCGAAGTTCATTCGTCGGAAAGAAGCTGGCAAGGGATTGACAATCCAGAGGTTATTATTTATAACAATTCTACATTAACTGATTTATATTATAAAGTTATGAGGTTTGCACATAAACGTTTAACACATAGCTTTTGGGGACGAATTGGTATTAGTCTTAAACTTTATTGTTTAAGCGATTAAAAACTACTCCAAAATGCAAACTTTTTGCTAATATAATATAAAAACTATGTAATTTTGCAGACATTTGCTAATTATAGCATAAAAATGCAGACATTTGGAGAATATAAATGCCGGTAATCTTTTCAGACGTTCATTTTCATAATTGGGCGGCGTGTTCAAAAATTGAAAATGGAATAAATAGTCGTCTTTTAGATACGATTAATGCAACAAAAGAAGCTTTTGATTACGCTTTAACAAAAGACAAAATCGTTTTATTTGCTGGTGATTTGGTTCACACTAGGGGTTCTTTAACTCCTAGTGTTTTTAATCAAATCGTAAAGCTGTGGCGAGAATATGAACAAAAGGGCCTAGAGTTCTATATGATTGCTGGTAATCACGATTCGGAAGACCTTAATTCTGAAAGTTTACGCACAGCTATCGACAGTTTAGAAAGCCCGCAATGCCACGTCATTACACAAGATAGTGCGGGTTTTGAATTGCCATATTCAAACGTTAGCTTGTGGGCTTATAGCTGGAAAGAAGACTTAGATGAGTTAGAAGCGATGTTATTTCGGGATAATAAATATTATAAACCGAATGATATTGTGATGATTCATGCACCTATTACCGGTTTTGTTCCACATATTTCAAAAGGTTTAGACCCAGAAAAGTTAATGGAATTAAATTGTCAGTATGTCTTTGCCGGACATATTCACAAGTTTGGCTGTTATAAAGATAAGGTTTATTCTATTGGCTCTTTAACCCAGCAAAACTTTGGTGACGCTGGCAAGAAATTGGGCTTTTTGTATTTGGGTAAAAACGGCTTTGTACAGCAAATTGAAACAAAAGCCCCTCATTTTTTAGATTTAAATAGTACAAAAATAAGCAACAGCCCTGTCTTTATTAAAGAAGTTCAAAATAGTTTTGTGCGGGTAACGTTAGAAAACGTTTCAGAAGAAGACAAAAGAAAGGTTGAAAAAGAATTAAAAGCTTTGAAACCCTTGAATTTAGACATTAGGTTTGCGCCCAAAACAGTTTCAGCTCGTAAAGAGGTTTTAGCAACTTCCAAGTTGACAAGCCAAGAAGTTACGCTTAAATATATAGATAAACAAAAATTTAATTATATTGACGAAACAAAACAAGCTGCTTTGAAAATTTTAGAAACCGTAGGACAACAAAAAGATGAATAAATTACAACAGTTAATCAACAAATGTAATGATTATTATTACAATTCCGGCGATTTTTATTCCTTAACAAAAGAGGATATTGATTTATTAAATTCGTATGGTTTTGATATTTCTTCGGAATCACCTCTTGTTACCGATGAATTATATGATTTTATTCGGAGTGAAGCACAAAAGTTGGAGCTGTATGGTTGTGAAATTGGAGCCACAGTAAGAGATAATGACAGCAGAAAAGTAGAGTTGCCGGTATTTTTGCCTTCTTTACAAGAGGTTAAAGAAGGAGAAACTTTTCCATTTGTACATGATTTTGTTTTTCAAAATTCAGATAATGATTTGTTAATTACACCTAAACTAGACGGGATTAGTTTCTTATTAGAATATAGTCAAGGCAAATTAGTCGGGGCATATACACGAGGTAATGGTATTGTCGGACAAAATATGCTTGATTTGGCTTTACAAATTGCCGATATTCCAAATATATTATATGATGCGGATATTCCTTTTGTAAGTTCAATAAGAGCTGGTGAACAAGATATATATGTTCGAGGAGAGTTGATTTTACGCAAGAGCGACTCATTAAAAAAAGCCATTGAGGAAGATACTGGTAAAACTTTCAAGAATCTCAGAAATCTTGTTTCGGGACAGGTAAATGCCAAAGATAGAAGTAAACTTTTTTTGAAAAGTGTTCATTTTGTAGCTTATAAAATTTGGTGCGACAAAAATGAAAAATTTCCTGCTTCGGATATATTGTCGGCGTTTGCAGAATATTTTCACATTGTGAAGCCAACAGTTTTATCTCGAGACGACATACACTTAGAAAAAGATAAAATTGATACTTATTTACAAGGGCTAGTGAATGAGTGTAAATCAATATATAACGAGTATGAATGTGACGGCATTGTTATTGGAGTAGATAGTTTTAAATCGGAATGGGATGTTCCTATTTCCGAAACTAATAGAAATCCAATAGGTTTTAGAAAGTTCAAATTAACAGGCAAAGAAGTTGATACTACAACTGTTGTCACGAAAGTTGAATGGCGTATAAGCAAGACTGGCTTGTTAAAACCCAGAGTACATTTGGAAGCTATTGAATTGGGCGGTGTTGAAGTTACTCATGCCACAGGTTTTAATTATAAATTCATTAAAGACAATGGCGTAGGTAAAGGAGCTATTGTAAAAATCAAACGTGCCGGTGATGTTATTCCTCATATTGTAGAAGTTGTTAGAAAAGTAGAACCGGAATTACCGACTAATTATCAATATGAGCTAGTTAATGGAGTCGACGCCAAGGTAACTACTTCAACTAACGAAGAACGAGACATTAAACAATTGTGTTATTTTTGCGCTTTATTCAAGATTGACCAAGCTGGCGAAGCAAATATTCGTAAGTTATGGGCCGAAGGATTGCGGACTGTTGATGATTTGTTGTTAAGAGAATATAGTATTCGTGCAATTTTAGGTAAAAATGGCGAAAAGCTATGGAAGAGTTTGTCAAAAACATTACAGAAAGGTCAACCAGTAGACCCTGCAAAATATTTGGCTGGTCTGGGTGTTTTCGGGCATGGTATTGGCACTAAAGTTATCGAATCTGTTTTAACTTATGAACCAGATTTTAATAAATGGCTGCAATTAACTATTGACGATTTAACAAAATTGCCCGGAATTAATTTTATTACAGCAACGAAAATCTTAAAAAATGTCAAAGAAGCTGTAAGAATGGCAAGAGACGCAGAATTTTCAGGTATATCTCTTGATTTTAATAAATACCGTTCAGGTAGAACTTCTTCTGGCAGACTAAACAGTATAAAGGTTGTGTTTACCGGCTTTAGAAGTCCTAAATTAGAATCTGCTTTTCTTCAACAAGGCGCTCTTATTTGTTCTACTCTTACTAACGCTTGTAATTTAGTAGTTGCTAAAGATGTTAACGCAACTTCTTCAAAATTAACTAAGGCTAAACAAAGAGGTGTTAGAATTATATCTATAGACGAAGCTTATCGGTTTTTAGGAATTAAACAATGATTGTTAATGATTTAGATATTAATAACTTTTTAACCATGAAACAAGCTCATGTAAACTTAAATAATCGGGGCTTGGTGTTAATTAGTGGTGTTAATGAAGATGATAAATCAACCGATTCTAACGGAGCTGGTAAGTCAACTTTGGTAGATGCCCTTTGCTGGTGTTTATTTGGGGTTACAGCACGAGGAGTTACTGCCGATGAGGTAGTTAACGATAAGATAAACAAAGACTGCTCTGTGACGGTAAAAATAGCCGATAATGACGATGTTTATGAGATAACTAGATACAGAAAACACTCTATTAATAAAAATATCATTAAAGTCGTTGTTAATGGAGTTGATATTTCCAGACCTACAAATGCCGAAAATGACGATTTAATTCAAAAATTGGTTGGCATGAACGAAAACATCTTTAAAGTGGCGGTTTATTGCGGGCAAGACAATATGCCTTATTTACCGGCTTTAACGGACAAACAAATCAAGGAATTGATTGAAAATGCTGCTGGAATTTCTGAACTACAAAATGCTTATGAATTAGCCCGTATTCAGAAGTCAGGACATTCCGCTACTTCTACAGCCTTAACTCTCAAGGTTTCTGATATTGAAAAAGAGATTGACAGTTTACAGATGAATGTTAGATTGGCCCAAGCAAAAGTAGACCAATGGGAAGATAACCGTCAATTGGAAATACAATTAAGAACTCAAGAGCAAACAGACGCCGTAAATAGATTTACCGCAGAAATAGATAAGTTCAAAATGGACTTTCAGGACGATGTTACTAGCCAAATAGAAGCAGTGTCTAAAGAATTACAAAAGACACAATCGTTACGAGATGATTACGAGCAGAAAACAGTAGCTGCCAATTCTGCTTTGTTTGCTTGCGATTCGTTGGCTAATGTCATTAATGATAAAAAAATGGACATAGAACATCTGAAAGAAGAAATTGCGGCCATTCAAACTGGTTTAAAAGATAAATGTCCTACCTGTGGGCGTACTTTCTCGGAAGCCGACATCGAAACCTCTGTGAGTTCCTTATATTTAGAAATTAACAAGCTTAATCAAGAAATTGTTGACGATGATTTAGATTTAAGAAAGTTACATAAGGATTATGAAGAAAAGAAACAAATCCGAGATGAAGCTAAAAACAAATTGCCAGATACTTCCGCTTTAACGCAGGAATTACAGCGATTAAACACCATTAAATTAAAGAAATCCGAGAGATACAACCAACTATCGGAAATGAAAAGCTTTTTACAACAACAGAAGTTAAAAATTGATAATTTGAAAAACAGTGTTAATCCCAATATTGCTTCTTTACAATCCATAAATTCTATGTTAGATACTAAAAAACAAGAATTGATAGACACTAAAGAAAACGCTAAAGAGATTTATAAGCAAATGACGATTGATGACAACTTGATTGCTATTTTTTCTCCGTCTGGGGTTAGAGCGCATATTTTAGATGTTATTACACCATTTTTGAATTGCAGAACTAATAAATATCTTAGCACTTTAAGCTGTGGAAATTTAACAGCAGAATGGAACACCCTTAACACAACTAAAAGTGGGGTTGTTAAAGAAAAGTTTCAGATTAATGTTATTAATAAATATGGAGCTAGCAATTATAAGGGATTATCTGGAGGAGAAAAAAGAAAAGTAAATTTAGCTTGTGTTTTAGCTCTGCAAGACCTAGCTTCGGCAAGAGCTAAGAAAAGCTTTGACTTGTGGATTGGTGATGAAATAGACAACGCTTTAGACGAAACCGGATTAGAATTATTAATGTCTGTTTTACACGAAAAAACACAAGAAAAAGGCACGGTATTAATTATTTCTCACAACGATTTGAAAGACTGGATTTCTCAAAATATCGTTGTAACAAAAAAGCAAGGTGTGAGTACGATTAATGAGTGATGTGTATTCAAATGTTTTTGTAAGATTTATTAGACAATTAAAAGAACACGAGCTGATTAAAGATAATGGCGAACACACTTTTCAGCTTTGGCAGTTTCCAGAAGTTAAAGATTTATTACAAGAAGCCGATATAAGCCCAGACCTTTTTAAAGTTCCAGAATATATTTATGTTATTCGAGCTTTATTTTCGGCTGATTCTATTGTTGTGAAGAATGTATATGGCTTTCATCCGCAGATTAAAATATCAGGAACTATTACTGTTAATCCTATTGATTTAAACACAACTTTGATAAAGTATGATTTATACCCGATTAATTGTCAAGAGGTGTATGATTCAGAAATTTTGGATATTGCTCTAAACTTAATTATACAAACATTGTTAGACAACAAAGAAACTGTACAGAATAAATTAGCTATGCAGGGATTTGGACAATGGTAGATTTAACAAAGCTGAATGTCGGAGATGTTGTCTTATTAAAAAACGGCACAGAGGTTAATGTCGAAATAACAAGTTATAATAAAGACCGTATATTTCCATTTATAGTTATGGGATATACTAATTTAGGTCAAGAATTTGTCGAAAAATATCAGCAAAACGGTTGTTTCTCATTGTCTGAAAATCCCAAAGACATCATAGAAATTACTAAAAAAAGTTGTTTGTTGGATTATTGTTTGAAAATAGAAGATGATAGTTTTGGAGCTTTTTAAATGAAATCGTCAACATATCGTTATAATAAAGAAAAGTGGAATCAAGTTGGAGACAAACAGCCGAAAGAAGAAATTGATTATGAAATGTATTATGACTATACATTTGTCACCAATAAATCATCATATAAAAACAAGCTTAATTCTGCTATAAAATCTATAAGATTTAAAAAAAGACAACAGAAAATAATCCAACAATTAAAAGATACCTCTTTCGGAGAATTATAATGATAGACTGGAAAAACATTAAAGATAAATTTGTTGTTTTGCGTAGCGGAAACATTTATAAGGTTATTTCTTATACATATAATCCAGACGTTAGATACCGCCACAATCTATCTTTGGCTAACAATTTTGTTTTTGATTGTGAAAAGTTTTTACCTATAGACAGGAACTCATGTTCTGCATCGTTTTTAGATGATGGCCATTTTTTAAACGAGACCGAAAATAAAGCAGACATTATAGAAGTTAAAGAATATACTTTACCTACTAGAGTAGAATTTGTACCAGAAGTTAATGATGTTTTGGTTTCGTCCATGCAAACAAATTTGATTGTTCTGGCAAGAAAAATTTATTTTGATTTAAGTGATTATTGTTTAAATGTAGTTGTTACAGAACAAAACAAGCCATTAAGCCCATTTAGAGTTTTACAAATGAACCCCAAAACCGGTAAACTTTTTGGCGGTCAACGTATAATAGAAGTTATTCGTAACAATGAGAAAATTTATCGTTATGATTCAAAACCCGAAACTTTTGGAATGTTTTAATTAATTTAAAGGAGAACCAAAATGGATAATTTCCAAGATATAAAAGATGACGGCGCAACATTGCCTTGCGAAAAACCGAAAATTAACGAATGGATTAAGGTTTTTGAAATTGAAGACCAACAAGTAGCGGTTATGCGCTTATTTGATGATGATAAAGAGCTGGTCGTCTTTAAAGCTCCAACTGAATTAGGTATGCTTGAACAAAAGCTTGAATTTGATACAGAAGAAAAAGCTGACAAATTTTTTAATCGTTCTGATATACTTGAAGAAGCAACCAAATTTTATTATGGAAGTCAAAAGTTCGTTAAGAATATTTTAAACGAGGGTGTTGAAGATGACGAAGATTAAAGTTTTAGGAATTGACTGCTCTCTAAACAATCTTGGTTTATGTATTTGCGAAGTAGACCCTCACTTGAATATGACCGTTTTGGAAACAAAATTAATCAAAAACGATGATGTTTATCCCGCAAAAATGTTAAAGTCTTTTCAGGACTTTAACAAATCTAAAAAATTCGCCAAGGCTTTAAGAGAAATCATTGGAGAAAACAAAATTCAAATTTGTGTAGGAGAAATACCCTGTGGCAGTCAATCGAGTAGGGCTTGTACCTCTGCCGGTGTTGTAACCGGATTATTAGGCTCTATAGCGTCGTATTGTCCTGTCTGCGGGGTTACCCCTATTCAAGCTAAAAAAGCTTCTGTAGGCTGTAATACGGCCACTAAAGAGGATGTTATTGCGTGGGTTCAACAGACCCACCCAGAAGTTATTTTTAGGACTAGAAAACTCCATGGCGAAGATGTTGTAATGAAAGATTGCGAACATGAAGCCGACTCGATAGCAATTGTTACTGCGGGGTTATTAACGCCGGAATTTCAACAACTTATGATGTATTATTTAAGTTCTGGTTCAGAATAACTTGGCAACTGTTGTCAAGTAATATATTTATTTTTATGTGTAAAAGAGGGGTTGACCGAATCCCTCTTTCCTTAGTATTATTATTAAACATTCAAGGAGAAATGCTATGTTGAAGTTTTATAGTAAACAAGTAGTTTTCCAAGAAGTTCCAAACGAAATCAGCATTAGTTTTAGTATAGCTGGATGTCCTTTAAAATGTCCGGGATGTTCTTGGAAGACTGCTGTTTCGTCTATGTTAGAGAAACAGCTTACAGATGAATATTATTATAAAGCTTTGGAAGAATATAAAAATCTGGCTTCCTGTGTATTATTTTACGGCGGAGAATGGGATAAACAAGATTTAATTCATAAGTTGCAGATAGCAAAATCAATGAATTATAAAACTTGTTTATATACTGGTTTAACATTTGAAAAGGTCGATAAAGAAATTATTGATAACTTGGATTATATTAAGGTAGGCCCATATATCGCAGCTTTGGGAGGTTTAGACAGCCCAAAAACTAATCAAAAATTAATTAATTTGAAAACAAACGAAATTATGAACCACTATATGATTCATAATGCAATCTAGGACACAAAAAATGAGTAAAAAAGTAATTGTCAAATTAACACCGGAACAACTGGAACAAAAAGCTCAATTTATTAATGAGTATATGAAAGCAAATAACGCGGCTGACGGCTCGTCTGTAGATTCTAACGCCAATGTTAGTTGTAAAAACGTAGCTACTTTAATGGCTGAAATGCACAAAGATATTAACGTGCAGATTAAAAGATATTTGGTTTCACAAAAAATCAAGGAGTTATTTGGTGAAGATTTAGCCAAGGAATATAATAGACAAATTGAAAATCATTTAATTTATGTTCACGACGAATCTCATATTGCTTTTCCATATTGTGTATCTATTTCGATGTATCCGTTCTTGCTTAATGGCTTGAAAGACCTTGGCGGAGAATCTAAGAAACCAGAGCATTTAGTTTCTTATTGTGGTAATTTTGTCAATTTAGTTTATGCTATCAGCTCTCAATTCGCCGGTGCTGTTGCGACCGTAGAATTTTTAATGTATTTTGACTATTTTGCTCGTAAAGATTTCGGTGACGATTATTTACAAACCCACGCCGGTTATATTGCTAACTGTTTTCAGCAGGTAGTTTATTCCTTGAATCAGCCTGCTTCTGCCAGAGGATTTCAAAGCGTATTCTGGAATATTTCTATTTTTGATAAGCCTTATTTCGAGTCTTTATTTGGAGAATTTAGATTCCCTGACTGTTCGGCTCCAAAATACGAAACCCTGTCTAAACTGCAAGAATTTTTTATGACTTGGTTTAATCAAGAAAGAACCAAAGCTATTTTAACCTTTCCGGTAGTTACGGCTGCTATTTTAACAAAAGACGGCGTTCCTGTTGATGAAGATTTTGAAGATATGTGTGCTTCTCAAGATACCGCCGGAAACTCTTTCTTTAAATACGAATCGAGTGAAGTTGATAGTTTGGCAAGTTGTTGTTTTGCTGGAAATCAAAAAGTTTTGGTTCGCACAAATAAATCTGGAGATGTTAGATTTCAAAGATTTGATGAACTTGGATTAACCAACGACGGTCCAAATCGTAAAAATTTCTCCATTTTTCATAATGGTAGCTGGGTAAATGGTAAATTAATTTCTTTGCCGAATCGTGATGTTTATAAAATTACGACAGTTAACAATAAAACTATTTTTGTTTCTGACAACCATTTAAATCCATGCTTAAAAGGCGACGTTGCGACAACAGACCTCACAACAGATGATTATTTGTTGTTTAATACAAGAGCTTTAGATAGTTTTCCAGAACAAGATTTGGGTTTAACTTATGAGCAAGGATATGCTGTCGGCGCCTTTTTGGGTGACGGTAGTTTTGGCAAAAGAACTCAAAATGGTATTTACGAAATTACTTTTAGCCTTAATAAAACATCCAAATTACAGCGTTCTTTGGAGAATTTCAAGAAAGTTTTATTACAATTTGATTCGGAAGCTAATGTAAATGCTCATGTACAACCCGACCAAGAGTTGGTATCGGTTCGTATCTCTTGTAAAAAATTAGTTGATTTTATTCAACTTTGGACAAACTGGAGCGAAGGAACATACAGCTTTAATAAAAAACTAAATCTTTCTTGCTTATTACAATCTTTAGAGTTCCGTAAAGGTATTTTAGCTGGGTGGTATGATACAGACGGAGGAAATTCTAATCGTTGTTACACAACCTCTCCAGAATTAGCCGAAAATATGGAGGTTCTTATCACTTCTTTAGGCCTAAATAGCATTATAAATAAAAGCGATAGAACCGGAGAAGTTGCTTTTGAGGAAAATGGCAAGCAATATATTAGAAAATATCCTTTATATTGTGTTCGTTGGTATAATCCCAAAAACAAACGTTCAATGAAAGATGTTTATATTGTTAAAAACAACTCTATTTATTTCAGAATAAACTCTATTGAAAAAGTAGAATACAAAAAAGACATTTACTGTTTTGAAATGGATAATCAAGACGAGCCGTATTTTACTTTACCTAATGGCATTATAACCCACAACTGCCGGTTAAGAAATGAATTACAAGATAATACTTTCTCTTATTCTTTAGGGGCTGGCGGGGTTTCTACTGGTTCTTTAAATGTTATTACCTTAAATGCCAATAGATTCGTTCAAGATTGTGTATCTGACCTAAAAATATTAAAACAGCAATTTACACAAGAAGAAAAGAACGAGTATATTAAATCTCGTTTAAATGAAGAAATTAAGATGTTGCATAAGTTCCAAATGGCAACCAAAGCTTATTTGGAAGAATATCTGAAAAACAAAATGTTGCCTGTTTATGACGCTGGTTATATCAATATGTCTAAACAATTCTTAACAATTGGCTTAAATGGACTAGTTGAAGCCGCAGAATTTATGGGTTATGAAATTGGCAATAACAAAGAATATAAAAACTTTACTAGTGAGTTCTTAAAGGTTATTTATTTTGCTAACCAAGAGGGTAGACAACAATACAAGACTATGTTTAACACAGAATTTGTACCGGCTGAAAATCTGGGAGTAAAAAACTACAACTGGGATAAAGAAGACGGTTATGTTGTTAATCCAAAACGTAATTGTTATAACTCTTATATGTATGCCGTAGAAGACGAAGAAACTACGCCTTTGGATAAGTTTATTATTCACGGTAAAGATAATTTACAATATTTAGACGGTGGTTCAAGCGTTCATTTGAATTTGGAAGAATATCCGACTAAAGAAGGCTATAAAAAGCTTTATCGAGCTGCGGCAAAAACAGGGTGCAACTATTGGACTACTAATGTCAAAATTACCTGTTGCGAAGATTGTGGTTATATTGATAAACACACTTTACAAAAATGTCCAAAATGCGGAAGTAAAAATGTTTCTTGGGCGACCCGAATTATAGGCTATCTCCAAAAGCTGTCTTCATTTAGTTCAGAAAGACAAAAAGAAGCTACGATGAGATACTACCACAAAGGTAAATCAACAATATAATAAACAATAGCCGTTATCTAGTGATTGCAACACGAAAAGCAACAACTCATTGCCTGATAACGGCTTTCTTTTTTTTTGAGTACATTTATTTGGAGAAATAGATGAGTAAAGATATAACAGGAATGAGATTCGGCAAATTAACCGCAATCAAACTAGACCACAAAGAACAAATATATTGTAACGGCATTAAAAGGGGTTTCAGAGAATACTGGCTGTTTAAATGCGATTGTGGTAACGAAAAGGTAATTCAAAAGAATACAGTAGTAAGAGGAGAATCGCAATCTTGTGGCTGCCACAAAAAAGAAGTGTGTGGTGATGTCCACAGAAAGCATGGATTGCGTCAAACGAGCTTATATTCTACTTGGAAAGGCATTAAGAATCGTTGCTATAACAAAAATGCTAACAATTATAAGAATTACGGAGCCAAAAATATCAAAATGTGCCCAGAATGGAAAGATGACTTTACGAGCTTTTACGACTGGGCAATTAATAACGGCTATAAAGATAATGAAAGCCAAGATTATAACGAAAAATACACAATAGAAAGAATAGATGTTGATAAAGACTATTCTCCAGAAAATTGTAAATGGATTAAATTTAAAGAGCAAGTTGTTAATAAAAGTAATCATGCTTATTTAACATACAACGGACAAACAAAATATTATGCTGAATGGGAGAAAGAATTTAATTTACCCAAAGGTACAATTAGAGGTAGATTAAGAAATAATTGGTCTATAGAAAAAACTTTATTAACACCTGTTAAACATAAAAATAGTATCTAACAACAAAACCCGCCTTAAAACGGCGGTTTTTTTATTTGACTAGCCTTATTTTGTATATTATATATAAAGACATGAAACACAGAATATACATACATAATATTGAAAATTTACAAAAAGGAGATTATTTTTCTACTTTTCAAGAAATATATCAAGTAGAAAATATTGAAGTAGAGTGGGTACATTATGCGCCAGCTCATAAAAGATTATATCATATTCTAGCTTATCGTGTTAGGGACATAATTCAAAAACCGTTTCCTCCTCTCCTTATAGATTGTGAATATGACCATATTGTAAACGAATATGGTTTTGTTAAAGACGATATGCAAGACTATTGGCGTATCAGAAAAATGTGGAGAGAAGCTGATTTAGAAAACTTTGGTACTTTATAAACGAAAGGAAAATAATGTTTACAAAAGCTTATATATTTGATATAGACGGAACATTGGCAGACAATGACCACCGTTTACAATATATCACAAATTATCCTAAAGATTATAAAACATTTTATGAAGAAATGATTAACGACAAGCCTATCGAAAATGTAATAGGCTTGTGTAAAATTTTATATAGTAATTATTACAAAATTCTATTAGTGACAGGACGACCGGAAAATTATCGTGAATTGTGTAAACAATGGCTCGCAAAGTATAATATTCCTTATGATGATTTGTTAATGAGAAAAGAAAATGATTTTCGTAAAGACGATATTGTAAAGAAAGAAATTTACGATGAATATATCAAACCTTACGAAGTTGTTGTCGGAGTCTTTGAAGACAGAAATCGTTGCGTAAAAATGTGGCGAGACCTTGGTTTAACTTGTTATCAACCGAAAGAAACAGAATGACCGTTATTGATTTTAATAAAGAAAAAGAAAAACGAGCCAAAAAGCCCGATAATAATACAACCACAACGAATGACACTTATATATATTATGTTGTATGTCAAAAGGTTAAAAACGGTATTATTATTGGCTATAATTCTTCGTTTGTTCACGTTCCTAACCACCCGTTTTCATCTTTGGATGTCGCAACTTTAAAATATTTAAGAGATAACGTCTTGAAACTTGTACAAAAAGATGATAAAGACATAAATGACGTTACGATAACGAACGTTCTTTTTTTAGGAATAGAAACCCCCGAAAACAACTGTAATATATGGAAGAATAACGATGATTAAAGTAGGTTTTGTTAAATTAGAAAATTACCCCGAAAACATAGAAGTAGAAGGCAAAATGGTTGCCCCTACTTGGCAATTTGCGCATAAAGGAGACGCTTGTGCTGATATTTATGCGGCAAAATTGACTATTTTAGATATTAATGATACAAAAGTTATTCCAACCGGCGTGAAATTAGAGATACCGGAAGGATATGAAGTTGTAATTAGACCGCGTTCCGGTATGACAAAGAAGGGTTTGTTTACACAAATCGGAACTATCGATTCTAATTACAAAGGCGAAATTGGTGTTTCTCTCCATAATGCGTCTGGTATGAAAAAAATTATCCAACGTGGTGAGCGAATCGGTCAAGTTGCTATTCGCAAAACAGAAGATGTTAGTTTTGTAGTAATGGACGAATCAGAACTGACTGATTCGGAAAGAGGCGACAAAGGTTTCGGCTCAACAGGAAAATAATTTCGCCAATAGGAAGTGTCAAATTTTACTTGACACTTCCGTTTTTTGATGTATAAAGGTACAGTATGAAAAAGAAGAAAAAGCAAGAGAACGATAATCTCAATTTCATATTAAAGTATGAATGGTTTGACAAGATTGCTAAAGGCGAGAAAACCAAAGAATACAGAGAAATAACAGATTATAATACCAACAAATTATTTTTAAGAAATTATAAAACCGTAACCTTTTTAAGAGGTTATAACAAGCAAAACAAGTTGAAGTTTAAAATAAATGGCATTCGTAGAACCACGGACGCCAATGATTTAAACTTGCCGGAAGTTTATGAAATTAGTTTAGGAGAAAGAATATATGACAAATGAGGAAATGATTTATCCTTTTCAACCACCAAAAAAGAATTTTGTAGATAAATCTTCTGGTACCGTACACATTAACGGAGAACTTGACGATTCAATTTTAACCGATATTATACCAGCCTTAGATGATTTGATGTTGACTAGTGTAACCCTTTCTGATTCCATTAAGGTTTTACGTTTCCGTATAACATCTCATGGCGGGAATGTTGAAATTTTGTTTGCACTGTTAGACCAAATAGAAGAACTTCGGCGGCTTGGTTTTAGAATTGAAACACATATTCGAGGATATGCTGATAGTTGCGCCAGTTTGTTAGCGGCATTCGGCGACAAAGGTTATAGAACTTGCGGGCCATATTCTGCTAGTGTGGTTCATCACTTTAGCGGCTACAATTATGTTTCAACTGCGTCTGAAATTGACAGGGTGTATGCTAATAATAAAAGATTAAGCGCTAAATTAAAAAATTTATATTTGTCTAATTCAAAGATGAAAGAAAAAGAATATGACGAAATGATTGCTTCTGATTTTTGCGAATTAGATGCAAAAGAATTGTTGAAAAAAGGTTTAATAGATACGATTGTGTATAATAGTTAGACAATGGGTATTTATGACGTTTATTCCAAACAAGATGTTTTAAGTGTTAAGGTTTGTGTCTTTATTGAGAAAACCCTGAATGACTATACAACTAATATAATCAATAAAGAAACAGCTTTAAGGCTTTTAACATCTGTTTGGAATATTGTTGCTGGTTTTATAGACCAAGAAACAGTAAAAATTTATGATTTAGCTTATCAGGAAATCAACAAATGATTATTACCGGATTCGATATAGAATCTACTGACGTTCTTACCGCGAAAAAATGTAAAATCATCGAAATAGCGGCACAGCAATATGATTATAACCCCTTTACAAAAGAAGTTAAGCTTCTGAGCGAATTTAACGAACGAATAAACCCTTTATGTGAAGTGTCGAAATCAGCTTATGAAGTACATCATATTTCATTGGCTGATTTGAAAAATTGTAGACTGTGGAAAGAAGTCGGAAAAGATTTCTATGATTATATATTAGGCTCAGATTTATTAGTTGCTCATAATGGCTTTGAGTTTGATATGCCTTTGCTTTCTAGGGAGCTTAACTTAATAGGAAAAGAAATTCCGACAAAGAACGGGTTCGATACTATGGTAGAAGGCCGTTGGGCTACCGTTGACGGTAAACTTCCACGATTAGGTGAGTTGTGTTTTGCTACCGATGTAGAATATAATGAAGATGAAGCGCACGCTGCGTTGTATGACGTGGATTGTATGATGAAAGCTTATTTTAAAGGCTTAGAATTAGGTTTTTTCAACTTAGAACAGGATAATAATAATGACTAAAATGATGATTGAAATAGATTCAGAAGATTATAACAAGCTTCGGGATTTGTGCAATATGATTAATGATGATAATAAGGGGGTTTTGTTTCCTTATTATGTTGTAGATACGACTGAATTAATGGCTGTACCTCAATTTGAAGGCGACGAAAGAGAATATATGATTGCCGGAAAAAGGGTTTTAGGCAAGGATGTTAATAAATATATTCAAGAAAATAACATTACTTTCGACGAGTTCAAAGAGCAAGCAATTCATACTTGCGATTATAAAGGTGTTGCAAAGCTTGAAGGCTTCTTCTTAACTGAGGATGATTGCTATAATTATATTGACGCCAATATTGCCAATCTAAGACATCCTTTTCCACTGTGTAAAAGCATGAACAATCTTACAGGAATGAAAGATTTAATTCTTACATTGTTCAAGATTACCGGAGTCGAACCAAGCAAAAGCTGGCAAGAACCAAATCCAGTAGAGATTATTAAGGATAATATCAAAGAACACGCTAAAAAATATAATTATGATATTAACGAGAAAGCTATTAGTGGCATTGCTAAAGCCAAAAATATGATGTTTGGTTTAAATTCTTGGCGTAAATGTCCATGTGCTTCCAATGACGGATTAGAGCGCTTTTGTGGCTCAGAAGTGTGTGCAAAAGAAATTGAAGAAGGACCATATTGTCACTGTCGTCTTTTTAGCAAACCAAAGGCGGACAATAAATAGCTATTGACAATCCATCGAATTACTTATATTGTGCTTAATATAAAATGCTGATATAATATTGATGTTGACTTTGTTTTACTCTGAAACCCTATATAGCATTTTGTTATATAGGGTTTTATTTTGAGGATAATATGAATATAGAGAAAAAGAATCGTAGAGTCATCTGGTTTGCACGTCCGTTTTTAAAAGAAAATGGAGATATAAAATTATATCAATATTCTCATCAAGAAGTAGACCTTCTAAAAAGTAATATAAACACTCGAATTATATCTCAGGATTATCTGAAAAAATTTGTTCAAGTAATATTAAATCAATGCTAAGAAAGCTTTTAATAAAGTTAAATCTAGCTACACCTATTCTTGGCTCAGATTATGCTTTTATGTTGAAAAGACAAAACCCTCGTGGTAAAGCTAAACAATTGCCGTCAACAAAATATAATTCGGTTTGTGAATTATTTAATGTTGTTCTTTCTGAATGGAATTTAAAACACGATAAAAATTTTCTTGGATTTACAACAGAAAACACAAATAGCAAGATTATCATACCGACATATCCTTTAGTGGATAATCAAACTATGGCTTTTTTAGTTTGTATAGGGGCTTTAACTAAAGGTTTTGTTTTAAGATATAATCGATTATTTTTCGCAACCACTACTTATAAGAATTGGCTGGCAGAGAGAAATGCGCAAAAGCAGGAAAAAGAGCGGAGAAAAAAAGAAATAAAAGAAAAATACATGGCTATTGGTTTTGGTATATTATAACGGTCTTTTTGTATCAGGATAACGGTTTCTTTAATTCAGGATAACAAAACAAATGATTGATATGTTAATTCCAGATGAGTGGGTTTTATATTTAGAAAAAATTAAATCAAGAATTGATGTGTTAGAAATAGGTTTGTCAGAACAACCCTATTATAGGACAACAAGAACTATTACCAATTTTGATAAATATTTTATTTGTCAAAAAAATTTTACACGTTATACTATTTTAGACAAAGACGTACGAATACAACAAACATTTGCCGAAGCTTTTGCACTAACATTTTTTAATGATTTAAGTGATAATGAAAAAGATATTTTTAAACGAATAAATCGTAATATTTATAATGTTTTAAAAGTACTCATTAAGTTTAATGATTTTCGTTGGCCGTTTTATATAATCGAAGCCCTGCAAAAATGTTTTTATGGACAGAATAAACACAATTCTCGTGTTGGCAATGCGTCGAAACAACCAATTTTAAAAATTAACAAATCTTTACAAGAGCAAGGGTTTGGCGAGCTATAAAATTTTACAAGAAAGGAGAAAATCGTTTTAAGGGCCAAGTTATAAATTTTACATAACAGGCTAAAAAACGACTTTATATATAGCGACATTTTAGGCTTAAATTTTATTTATTCTAGGCTTTTAATTGTTAAAATATCCTTAATTATTTTTATTGACAATCCAGATTTTCTTATATATATTCTATTCTGTTTTTAGATATGAAAACGAAAAACACAACAGAAAGGTAAATCATGAAAAAAACAATCAAAATTTTGAATGTAACTATTAATCTTGTTATCTTTTTAGCGCTGGCTACTTCCGCGGTAATTGGCTCGGTAACCGGTAACTTTGCTTTGGCAGCAACGGCTTTTGGAGCATTGAATCTTCTGTTAATTACAAGTATTGCCGCCCAGCTTTCCGAAGTCAAAAAAATGGTATCTCTTATGTTTTTGACAACTAAAGCTACCGAGGCTGCGGATTTGCTTTCCAACTTGTTCAACAATCTCTTTACTCATTCAGAAGAAGACGAAGATGAGGAAGAAGAAACAGAACAGGAACCGAAACAGAAAAAATGCCGTTGCAAGTGCGAATCTAAAGAGCCGAAAAAAGCCAAAAAGAAAAGCACCGCAAAGACAGAATAATTAACAACAAGGCCCGCAATAAAAAGCGGGCCTTAGTTTTTAACCTTTTGTACGAGAAGAAATAAGATGTTCCAAAATTTAGTAGAAGGAATTATTGTAGTTGGGATTTTATCTGTGCTAAATATCCTATAGAATCTTTAGAAAATCCTTGAGATTTTTATTGAGAAAAAAGTAAAAATGCCTTATACATATAGATATAAGGCATTTTGTTGTAGTTGCGGCGGAATGTGTGGATATAATTATAGGAGATTTTTAGCTAGTATGGCTGAAATTATTATATAACTCATAAATGATGGATGTATATAAAGACGAGAGCCTTACCATAAAGAAGGCGAAAAGTAGAAATAAAGATAAATTTGGACATCGTTCTAAGTATATTGCGATTTTACATTATAAGAAAATGCCAGATAAAATAAGAACTATGGTTAAAGCAACAGATGTGCCAAAATTAATTGCCAAACATTCGGCTGTTTATATCGCCATTAAAGAAGGAAATTATTATAAATTACATAAAAACGACGAACAATATACAGAGTTGAAAACACTAGAAGAGAAGGATTATATTCGCTTTGTAAAAGAGCATAACTTAAAATCCATTTATGAGGAAACCATAATTAACGCCAAAAGAATCTACCTAAAGTAAAAATACAAGCCTGAAAGTTTTGGTTGACAAGCCAAGATTTTCGGGCTTTTATTTATACATAAATTAAAAAGTACAACTTAACAATAAGGAGGTTAATATGACAACTTTAGTAATTACAATAAGTTTGGATAATGATGCGTTTCAAAGCGAAGAAAAAATGGTAAATACCGCCATGGTATCTTACGTTTTAAATCAGGTCGTTACTGAAATTCAAAACGGGCAAAAAGTTTATGAAGGCTTGCGAGATATAAACGGCAATTACGTCGGCAGTTATGCTATCATGGACGAAACAGTTGATGAATTAATGGAGAATTAATATGGGATTCTTTAGCTGGAAAACGCAAGACACTAACCGCAGTATTAGTAATTCATCTTCCAAAAGAGGTACTTTCACCGTGTTTATGGTTAATCCTATAACCAAAGAAAGCTACCAAGAAGACGATTATGAAGGCTACGGAGTTTTTGGCGGAAAAGATTATTACGAGCTGTTAGCTGAAATGAACGGGGCCAAAACCAAGAATAATAAACTAAGAGAGGCCGGTATTGATATGGCTTATCCTGCAAACCCTAAGAAACCCAAGAAAAAGCTTGTTTATCCTGTTTTGGTTGAAAAACTAGAAAACGCAAACAAGTTTGACGGTTCTGAGGAAGCTCCGAGCTGTCCTTATCAAGGTTATTTTTATAACGATAATTCTTGCCAGTTGGATTTGGTTGATTATATTAATAATCTGGAGGACTAATAATGTTCAAGAAAAATGATTTTAAGGTAGGCGATAAGGTTTTGGTTATATCCGATTCTACATGGTCATCGGAAATGAAACCGGCTTGTATTGAGGGCGAAACCAAAACATTGTGGATTTTAGATAACAACAAACGTTATTTGAAAACCACAAATCGAGAATATGGTTCATCAGGCAGTTATGTACGGATAAACATGATTGTTCCTTATGATGAGGAAAGATACCAGAATTACAAAAGAAAAAGAATGTTGGAAGCAAAAAAGAATTTTTGCTATCAAAATATCAAATTGCTTGAAAATATGTCAGAACAAGCCATAGATTCAATTTATTCACATCTCAAACAGGCGGAGAAAACACATGGGGATAATTGTTAATGTTCCTAATCGTGATTTAGCCAGAAGATTTGCCAAAGCTATAAGCAAAAGCAAATTTGGCTATTGCACAACAATAGAACAATGGGCGAGAGGAAATTTTAGCCACGAGCCTACAAATTTAACCAAAGCTGTGTATTTTTCAGACGGCAATTTTTGGATTGTCGATGAAACAAAAGCCAGCAATGCAGAAATTTTGCAAAAGGTCAAAAATAATGCTTATCCTGAAACTAGATTCTAAGCTCGTTTTAAGTCGCGTTTTTATCCCCACAGAGCTTAAAGGCGACGGTGTAGTACATTACTACATAAATGTTGATGACGGCGTTCTACGGGGCTTAAAACGGCTCACAGAGCTAACGCCAAAGCAAGCTTTTGAGATTGTGCAACAATACAAAGACAGTAAAGAAGGAAAAGCTTTTTTGAAGGAGCTTAACAGTGAACAATAAAGATTTTAATGAAGTTTTATTCATAGGTTGGATAATAATGATGTTTTTATGTTCGCTTATTACAGATATAAAAACGCATAAACAAATAAAAGCTTTGGAAGAACAAATATCTAGCCGAGAATGTTCTTGTGAGTGCCAACAAAAACAACCAGAACAACCCCGAAATTTACATTTAGCCTTGCAATAATTATTGACCCGCCTTAAAAGCGGGTTTACTTTTATAATGTTTTTAATGATTAACCAACAAAGGGAGAACAATAATGCCAAATCATGTTACAAATAAATTAACTATTTGTGGTGACGAAAACAAAATTAAAGAATGTCTTAACGCTATTAAAGGCGTTTGGAAAGATTATCCAGAAGATGACAACCGGAGAATTGATTTTAATAAAATTATTCCTATGCCGGAAGAAATCAAAAATACGCAAGCGCCTAATCGAGATGAAAAACAGGCTAAAGAACTTATTAAAAAATATGGCTATGCTGATTGGTATGATTGGTCGATAGCTAATTGGGGCACAAAATGGAATGCCTATAATTTCGATGAATATGTTTCGGAAGGAAATGTTATCATATTTAACACAGCTTGGAGTACACCAAAGCCTGTTATTTTAGCTTTGTCTAAAAAATATCCTGAGTTAGAGTTTGAAGTTATTTATGCTGACGAAGATTGGGGCCATAATTACGGCGAATATACATTCAAAAATGGCAAAACAATTCAGGATGAGCGATATGATGTAAGCAATGGCGATTCAGATGACATTGTTAGAATATTACAAGGTGCGCCATGGTGGGAGGAAGAAGGTTGCAATTCCTATGATGAATGGCTGAACGCCCAATCAAAAAGTATTGACTAGCCTTTGATTTTATTCAATATTAATAATGTAATTTGAAAAAATAAGTGCCCAAAGGAGGTAAATTATGGGACAGAGAACAAATTTAATTGTTGAGGAAACACTTGTCGATAAAGACAATAAATTTATTGCGCGTAAAGTGTTTTTGTATCATGACCAATGGGGTTATGGCGAAGGTATGTTAAAAGACGCCATGAGCTATATTTTAGCCAAAAATAGCTGTGGTTTCGTAGATAAATATGGCGACCATGATGAAAATTCTGAAATTCAGGCACCTGAAATTTTGTTTAATGCCTTTCTTATCAACAACGAGTGGCAAGACGAACCGGCAAGACTAAAAGTTTTGGAAACAACACCGATTAATACTGTTCAGGATGTTCAAGATATTATTCATGGATTTTGCGACAATAACAATGGCGCTATAGTTCTTAAAATTACCCGCGATAGATTCGGTTATATTCAAAATGGACGTTATATGTTGTTCAAAGGTTCAGAGGATTGTGAAGAGCCAGAAGTTGCGTTTAGCAGGGTTATTTCCTTATCTGAATATGAAAAGATTTGGGATTTTACTGATAAAGAAGGAAAATTTCACAAGGTGGTTTCTAAAGAAATTATTTCTGCCTTTCGTTCTTTGTGCCGGTATTATGAAATTAAAGCCGATAAATTAGGCACAAGAAAACCAAAAGACCCGTCTTATGCAGATAGGTTAAAGGAAATTGAACAGAAAATGAGTTCTGCCATTACCCCGCAGTTGTAAGCCTTGTAAAAACCCTTGACCCGCCATAGTCAAGGGTTTACTTTATCTATATAAACAAACAAAGAGATATATAAACAGCATTAAAGGGAGAAAAACAATGCCTAAAATATCAGCTAAAATTACAATGTTTAGTAATTACAGACCGAAAGAGTTTTTGAAATCTGTTGCGTCATCATTTGGCTGCTCAGTAACCATAGATGACCAAGAAAGTTTTGGCGTCGGATTTTTAAGTTTAACAAAGATGACGACAGTTTGGTTTACAATATCTGGCCCGAGAGCTAAAGAGTGTTACAGTCATATAGAAGCCAGATTTAACAATATGGTTAACACGCTTTTGAATAATATCGGATAGTAAGGAGAAAAGTAATGAGAAAAATTTCAGTTAAATGCCAACTTTGTTTTGATGCTGAAATAGATGTTGTGGCCGAAGACGAAGAAGAAGCCATTGATATTGTAAAAGCCAATGTTCGCGCCACAATCGGAAATGTTTGTGATAATGGGTGCGACAATATTGAGGATTATAATGTTGATTGTCACGGTTATCCTGAAAACGTAGATGTGGAGTAAAAACAATGGGTTGGACATTTACACAAACAAACGAAACCGTTAAGGGTTTTATGGATAGAACTTTCGCTGGTTGGGAAGGCAAAGAGTTCAAAACAAAAATGTTGGCTTCCGGTATTAACAAAAACGTTTATTATGCCGCAATGGAATCTACACCACAAAACGGAGTTATTGGAAAAGCTAAAGAAGTCTGGGCTTTGGTTTGTCCTGTTTCTACTCGCAAAATTAAAAGCGCGTTTGGCTTAAGAGAAGTTGGCTATAAAGATATGACCGAAAATTGGGAGCCATTTTATTATGATGTTCCTAAAAAGGTTTGGGATATTCTTGAGGCTAACAAACAATATATGCCCGATAGCAAAGGAGCAAGAAATTGGCGTGATGAAGTCAGAAAACACAAAGCCGAATATGTAAAGCCTGTTGCTTTGCAAGTTGGTGCAAAAATTAAACTGAAAAATCCAGCTCAATTCTCTTGCTGTCAGGAAGACGAGTTTATTGTTATGCAAACTGGCAGAAAGAAAATCTTTCAGTCTGTTAAATATGGCTTTATTTGTAAACTTTGCCGTCAAACCTTGCAGAATGGCTATACATTTTTGTAGGAGGTAAGTATGAAATTTATTCGTCAACTAAAAGAATTTGAAAGTAAGGCTGAATACATGAGCGACAAATATTTTGAGGATTACAAACAATATTTCGAGAATAGAAGAAGAATACAATATGGTTTGTCCAAAAATCAATATTTTGCAGCTTGTGTGGACGCCGAAACAAATTGTTATATACATAGCTCTGGTGGAACTATTTATATAACAAAGAATTTAAACACAACTTGGATAGCCCATACACCGCTTAACTGTATTGTAGAAATTAGTCCAGATGACAACGTTTTGGAAATAGGAGTTTCAAAATGACAGATGTTAATGTTTTGAAATATTGGAAAAAACGAATGGATTCTGAGCTAAAAGGAGATGAGCAATCAGAAGTCAAAGAATACCAATTAAGAAAAGGCGCTTTATTGCAACAAATCTATGAGCTAATCGGCCAATATAATGAATTGGACAAAAAAGAAACTTATGTCAAATGGTTTTGGTGGTGGCGGTATAATTTAGCAAAACGAGTTTTAAATAAATTTAAAATTAACAATATATACCGCGATAAACGGGCTACAGAGTATTGGAAAAAGCTTTATATGAACAAAACCTGCAAAATGAAAAACAAAGGGCTAGAATACGCCGGAAAGGGCGAATTATTAGGTTTAATAAATAGCCTTGCCGCGCTTGATTTAGATAATTTGGATAAATACGTTTATGTATCTAAAAAGATTAAGGAATGTGGCAAAAAAAACTAATTGTTAAGCCAATTTATTTTTCTTGATAGCCAATTATAAATGATTGTTATTCCTTTATACTTAGCTTATATATAAACTATAAAGTTAATCAAAAAGGGAGTAAATAAAAATGTCATCTATTACACATTATATCGGTAAGGTAGAAAATAAAAGAATTTTCCTTATCTGTGAAAACGAAAAAGGGCAAAAGGTTCAAGTTCCTCATATTGATTTTATGACGGAACAAGGTTTGACCGCTGTGGCTTATCATGATGCAACACCAAAACAGCCATATAAATTCTTAAATACATTAGAGTTGGCTCGGTTTATGACCGGCAGAGATATTGAAGGCTCTATCTTGCCTACTCCGCAACAGCAAAGAATTGAGCATTTAAAGTGGATGACCAAGGCGTTAAAAGACCCTAAATTTGCCGAACTTTATAACGAAATAATGAATAAAAGAAAATAATTGGAGGTTTAAAATGAACAAATATATCGAATATTGTCCTCATTGTGATAGAGAACGAGCTGTAAATTTAAAGTCCAATGAATATGTTTGCGTTTGCACTTGTGGCAAAAAATTATTTGCTTGTAATAAATGTTTTGATGACCAAAGAGACAAAGGCATTGCAGACGCAAATATTGTTTGCGATTGGAATCAAGAAACCGGTACTTGTTTTAGGTGCAAAGGAAAATAAAAATGACAGTTGCAGAATTAATTAAAAAATTGGAAGAATTTAATCCGAAAGCCGAAGTTATGGCAATTCCGCCGTCTAACTTAAAAGATGACCGTTATTTAATCGTTGTAGACGCTGAGGAAGAATATTCTCATTTAGTCTCTCTTGGTTTGGAGGTTCCGAATGAATAGGAAACAATATCTTAATCGCCTTAACAAAGTTTTGACAAAAGTGGACAAAGATATAACTAAGGCAATTTTATTAACGCATGAGTTTAAGGACTCACATCCTGAAATTAAAGATTTATCTGGTATTTTGAATTATACAAATGAGGATAGAGCTTTAGATGATATTGCTTGTCAGGCCGTTAGAATTAAGGATATTCTTGCTGGTAAAATTTCTTTTCCTTGTGAAGACAAGTCTTATGCAAGAAGTTTGGTGCGGAAAGTCAGAAAAGTTTTAGGATATACTATATAATGGCACCAAACCTCTAGCCATTTAATAACGCTTGAAGTGCCTAATATTTTATATTACATTGTAAATATAAAATAACAAAGGGAGAATTAAAAAATGAGTTATTTTTTATCTGAATATCGTAACTTAACAGTAAGCTATCATAAACGCGAAACTGATTTTGGCTATCATTTCTGCGTTCAAAGCAATTGTACAAATACTTGGGCCTGCAAAACTAAATGGGAATTTAAAAGGTGGCTTAAAAACAGGGGATTAACACTTGATAAGAAAAATAAGCATTGTCCAGATTTCCGTTTTATTAAAGGCAAATTCCGTGAAGAGTTTTGCTGGAAAGTAAAAGAACTCGATAAGAAAGTTAAAGGGTATAAATTCGTTGTAATGAGCAACGGAGATAAAACAGTCGGCTTATCCTACACAAAACACAGAATTAGGCACGTTATGTGTTGTAATCCTAACGTTCATGAGCGGCCTGTATTTGACCACCGTACTACGCCAGAAGAAATTAAATTGAGTTTATGGCACGCAAACACTCTTTAAATATGAAAGGAAAGAAGATGAAAACAGGAACTTACATCTATTCAGATGGAACATATTCTGAAAAAATCGACAAAACTAAAACAATTGCAGGCATATTGTGCAATGTTACTGACACACACGAAATCGCTATTATGCCGATTGAGAGTGAGGAAAAGCTTAATTTTGACGAAGCGCAACAGTTTTGTCAGGACGCCGGCGGCCGATGCCCAACCATTGATGAACTCACCGGCATTTATTTGAACAAAGACAAAATCAATGCCGCTTTGAGCGCCGCTAACCTGCCGGAGTTAAAAGAAAGCTGGTATTGGTCCTCTACCAAGTATAGTTACGGCTTTGCGTGGAAGTTGAGCATGACTAACGGTCTCAGGCACGACTACTATAAGGGCAGCTACCTCTACGTTCGTCCGGTATTTAATATTCCTGTTAAAAGTTAGGCTATATTAATCATATAGCCTGTTGATAGCGACATTATAGTTTATTCTCCCTTTGCCTATAATGTCGCTTTTTTTGCCTTATAAAAATGATTGAACTGCCTTAAATGCGGCGTTATATATAGATTATAAACAATAATAAAGGGAGTAAAAACAATGACTGTAACAAAGGAAGAATTAGAATATTATGCCAATACAATGCTTGACCAATTAACTTATGGTCATCGAGGCGCATTAAAAGCTATGTTAGGCACACAAAACATTATCCATTTTGAGTTTGAATATCAAGGCTATAAACAACCGACTATTGCCTTTGATTTCAAAATGTCAAGAAAATATAAATATTGCCGAATCATTTATCAGCAAGGCAAAGATGTTTATGCTATGCAGTTTTTAGACAAAAATGGCAAGGTTGTTACCGAATTTGATGAAGTTTATTTTGACGAACTAAACTCCAAATTTTCAGAAGTAACAGGCTTATGCTTGATTATGCCAAGAATTGTTAATTGGTAAGGAGAAAAGTAATGAGAAAATTATCATCTGAAAAATTACGCACAAAACTTGCCAAAATTTACAAAATTGAAGAAAAGCACGGGCCTGAATTTGAAAATTTAAGGTTTGAAATCGAAACCGAATTAAACAAAAGAAACTTTGCGGCCATTTATCACGCCGCTTGCCGACACTTAAAGCTTAAAAGAATTAACAATCAGTTTGAGGCTGCTTCGATTTATGCAGACGCTATAATTAATGGCTATGATTATGCCCCAACAGACACAAGCCATGAAATCCGCGGCTTTGACACAAAGAACGGCGTTCCTTACACAGTTTATTTCTAGCCTGTTAAAACATATTGTAACGCCATAAATCTGGGTTTATATATTTATATATAAACAACAAAGGGGGATAATAACATGAAAAAATTAACTTTTAATGAAAAACAAGCTATTTTATATAATACCTTAGATAATAATGGCGTTTGGTATCCGTTCTTTTGGGAAAATGCCGGTGGTAAGGAAAACGCTCTTAATCACCTATACAGCTTGAAATCTGAAAAGAAAATCAAAGAATGGATTTACACTTTGATTTAAAAAGGAGAATAAGTTAATGTTTGAAATTACATTTTTTCATAAAGGAACAAGCTCAAGGGTTTACGCTATTTGGGCCTACCTTAATGAAGAATCAGATAATGTTACTATCGAAGTTTTTGATTTTTTTGGACAAAATTACTACTATGGAATATATGATTCTGACGGTGGTCACATGACGGGAGATGATTTAGAAATTCCTAATAATGCCGATAAAAACGATATTATCAAAATGGTATTGAGAAAAATACAGGAACATTTACACAATATCGACCCTTTCAAGGAGCAACTAAAAGAGGAAATTGCGGTTATTAAGCCTGTTATTCAAGAAATCAGCGGCAAAACAGTTAAGGAATTTAAATCGAAAAAGTTACCAGAAGGCTTTCATTTAGGTTCTTGCGGAAAAGGTTATTACTACTTGGAATACAAACACTTAACCGTTGATATATTGATTGAAAATAAAGTTGCAGCGCCTGCGGACGAATATGAAATTTATAACGACTGTGATAGTTATATAGGCACAATTAACCCAGAAACCTTTAAAATAAGGATACAAACCAATGAATAACTGGAAACAAATGTTTGCCAAGTTAGCAGAACAAAAAAGGCTTAGAGTTTCAACAAGAAGAAAAAAAACAACAATTCTTTTTGGATTGGTTATTTTTACGAAAAAGAGGGTTTAATGGCTTGCGGTCATTTTAAGGTTAAAAGCTGGAAACACGCTTGGACATTATTAATAAATGGTTATTTAGGAGTTTAAACCAATGTCAGAACTGCCAATTTTTCACACTAAAAACCTAGAAATAGGCAAAACCTATAAAGGCTTAATCAATAATAAAACCTTTACGGTTACCGGCACGACAACCGACAGATTTGACACGGAGTCAGGCTCTTATGTTGAAAAAATCTATTTTACAGCCATTGACGAAGACAACCACAGTTTTATTATCAGTCCTAACCGTCATTTATACATTCAGGAGGTAACAAAATGAACACTAATTTGGATAAAGAACTAAAACAGCTTTTAGGCGACCAATACCTAACCATACAAGAAATTCCAACCAAAACCGGCAAACAAAGAATGGGTAAATATCGCCTTCTAAATGACCCCAACCAATCCTTGCTTATGTTTTGCCGGTATGATAACAATTCTGCCTTAGTTCTAAATCCCGTCTTTGTTCCCTTTTCAGCCTCATCAACAGGCAGAAACTTAGAAATTTTGGCTTATGTAAAAGGGCTAACTGCCTAAATTCCGTTAATTTTCTTAAATAAAACCTAAAGGCTTGTTTATATTATTTCGTAAACAAGCCTTTTTCTTAAAACTAACGCCTTTATAAAACAAAAACGGTATTATAATACCATAGTTAAATAATATTATGGAAAATCAATAACTTAGACAAATAAACCTTTTCAATGAAAAAGTTAATCAAATTAAAGCCGATTTTAAGCCCGTACAAAGCAAATAACTTTAATAAGCTACCCCTATACCAAAAAAATAGATTCACCCACTCAGTGACAAAATTTTGCCGTTTAAAATTGATTTTTGGATAACAGGTAGCCCCGAAATAAAAACCTAACTATTTTTAATTCAAAAACCAATAAATAAAATCCTATAAATTTAAAAACGAATCTTTGACAATCCTAAAAAAGTATGCTACCCTTAATCCCGTATTCAGGGAAAAAATATATAACATTAATTGTGTAGTATATTTGACATTATAAAGGCTAATGTAAAGTTTAAAATACATTAATCAAATTTTTCGGAATATATAAAAGCGGAAATTAAGGAACAAAATTATAAATAACAATCTTTCCGAAAATAAGGAAAATAAACACTTACAGAACAAAAAACAATAAAAACCCTCTTTAGTTATTATTATTCAGAAAATAGTTATTTAGGGAATAAAAAATACTTGCAATTAATTAAATAAAGATATATAAACTTATATAGACACCGAACAAACACTAAATTAAAAGTGTTAACCAAAGCCGACTAATTAGAAACAAAACCTTTAATTAGTCGGCTTTCATATAAAAGAACAAACATAATCAGGATAATAAATAAGTTCGGAATATATAAACAGAGAACAAATAAATATATAAAAGACGTTTAGAACAAAAATCAGTAAATAATAATAAAACGGATAATATATAAGAAGTTCAAAGACAAAAATCAGTAAATAACAAAAAATTGACAATATATAAGAAGTTTAAAGACAAAAATCAGTAAATAATAGTAAATTGAATAATATATAAGAAGTTTAAACCATAAATTCAGTTGGCGCGTTTTTCTTACCTTCTTTCCGAAATTTCCAAGGAAAACAAATGGCGGAGATATTCAAGGAAAGCCAACGCCTACAAAAACCTCTCCCAGCCTACAAATAACGTTTTAGCCTACATTTCCCTTGTTTTCGCCTATATTTCTTGCTTGACAGCTTTTAGCCTATATAAAGTTATGGATTGTCTATAAATTGTTTCACGTGAAACATTCCATGGATAACGGTCTATATAATACAGGATAATAACGGTTTACTTATTTGAGGATAATCGCCGAAATTTATGGACAGGAAGGTTCGGAATTTTTTCAAAAATGGCTAAGTTATTGATTTTACTAGAAAGTGGTGGAAAATTGACTAAAATCCGGCTTTAGTTTTTAAGTTTTTGTTTGTTCCTATAGTTTTTGATTGATTTATTCTGTATATATGCTATATATAATAATGTAACAAGCATTATATAGCTATATACATAAAAACATCTTTCATATTTCATATAATGCTTGGCTTATGGTGCGGAGATTCCCCTATAAGCTACGTTACTTCCGCTATTTCTTATGAGGATTCCCTGTAAACCATCCAGAAATAGCGGGCATTTTAATTCACTAAGCCGGTAGGTTTTATTACTTACCGGTTATTTTTACACCTAAAAATTGAAATTGTGGAAAATCAATGGTTTAGTTTATATCTGACCCCCTAGGAAAATGACACCTCTATAAGTAGTTCGGAAAGGATTTTCAACTTATTGGTGTAAAGAATAAGGCTCAAAAATGATTGATTTAGAGGCTAGGTTAAGAAAATTTTATAATAGGCAGAAAAATGATTAGTTTATAACAGGCTAAAGGCTGACTTAGTATAGGTAGGCTTAGACTAGGCTGAATTATATTATTCTGCCTTATAAAAAGGGTTGTGCTGCCTTATAAGTGCTTATATACTGTCGGCATTAACAACAGAGGGGGTTTAATATGCAAACGTTCGGAATTAGTCATTTTACGGCAAGAGGAGAAATAAGTCCGATTATTGATTGTTATTTTCATAACGAGGACAAGCCGAGGTTTTCTCTTTATATAGATGAATATGGTCTTGTTGAAGAAGTTATTATTAAACAAGATAATACCGGAGTAGATGACGCATTTTTAATGACTGTAGATTTTGCTTGTAGTTGTTTCTATGCTTGTCAGGAAGCTACGGAATTAGAGGGCGATTGGCAAGACGTTGTTCAGAATATGAACAAATTTGTGGCTATTTATGATAAAATTTAGGCAAAAAATATTTGAAAAACAATTAGTTAGGCAGAAATTTAAGGTAATTTTTAACAAAAATTTGAAAAATAGGCTGAAATTTTGAGTTGTTTCCCTATAGGAAAAAATGTACGAAAATTTGTAAAAAATAGGCTAAAATTTAATGTTAAAAAATTAAGGAAAAACAAAAGGTTATAAAGAGATTTTGGCTAAAAACAAGAATTTTTACCGAGACGAATAAAAAGGGGCTTTATTAGCCCCTTTGTTTAAGCCTTAAGCATATCATTTATTTCTTTTAAGGAATAAGGTGGTTTACCAGATTCGGGTTCTTGAATATGCGGCCAATCGACATTTCCGCCATTATCTAAGGTAATTGTCGTTAAGCCAAGCTTGTGGGCTTCCTCGTGCATTACCTTATAGCCATTTAAGCCATTTTCGTTCAATTCGTTATGGTTCCAACAAGCATTGCCTTTTGTTTTCTCCCAGTAGAGGTCACAGGCTAATCCGAATTGGTGCCAAGATTGACCCGGTAAGGCATTAGTTACTTTGCCTTCGCCTTCTTGTGGGCCTGCTTGCTCCAAACAGTCAGCAAGGTAATCACAGCCTAGGCTTCTTAATTCCCTGATTTTTGTCTTAATAATTGTTGTTCTTCTGCCTTTGCGCCAAAGCTTTGCTTGTTCTTCTGGTGTTCTAAGGGTTAAATAAGGAACAACGGTAATACCTCTCAAGGCACAATTAGCTACAAGAATCTTGATTTTCTTGGCAAATTCCGGTTGTAAATCTTCTAGTTTTCTTGACATAGATATATCCTTTCTTGTTATAACGGTATAAGTATAGCCTATATTTTGTTGTATTACAAGCTTTTGAGCCTTTTGAAAAATGTTAGTTAGCCTTCTAAAAAGTATTTACAAGCCTGTTTTGAGGGTGTAATTATATATATGTAATTAACAAAAAGGGAGTTAAAAAATGAACATCAAAAGTTTAGTTATTGACGACATCGATTATGATTGGTGCGCCGATTGTTATTATTTGAAAAATGAAGATAAAATTGTCGGCGGGGCTTATTGCGGTGATAACGGTTTTATTGTTAAAACCGATGATAACGAAGTTAAAGAGCATTTTAAAGCTATTGTACGAGAATCGGGCATTTGTTACGGTTGCGAAGAACCCGATGAAATTGTAACGAAGTTGCGGTACGGCTTAAACGTTGTCGCTGAAAAGTTTTAATTTTTGAAAAGGGAAATAAAAATATGAAATTAAGTACTTATAAATTTGTTAACGAAAACTACAGCGCCCGTCTTGAGGGGGTTGGTGAATTAACTTTTGTTAGCAACAACCCGAATTATAAAGATTTTTCTTTTGACGTTGACGGCGATTTTTTGATTGAGGGTTGTTCTGAAAGTGTAGAAAATTATAATTATGAAGTTTCCGATTTATACCGTATTTTTACCGAATATTACAAAAAAGAGGGTTATTTACCCGCTATAATTGGTGTTTTGTCAATTTTAGAAATGCCGCTCATTTGTTGCTCAGATATTGCCGGCGAAAATGATTAATTAAACAACGGGGCTAATAACCCCGTTTTTTATTGCTACATGAACAGGATAAGGCTTAACGGTCTATATAATACAGGATAATTGGAGTATATAGGATAAAGGTATGTATAAATCAGGATAACGGTTTACCTAATTCAGGATAACCAAAACAGGCTTTTCGGCTTTATTTGCCTTTATCCTATATAGGTTATTAACAAGTGGTTAATATCCATTTAGAACCGGGTTGTATATAGAAACGAATCAATTATATTTAAATCATAAACGAACTAAACCAATAAAGGGAGTAAAGACAATGAATAATATAAACGCAATTAGACCAATTATTGAAGCCCAAAGAGCTAAATATCGTCGGCAACGCTTAAAACAGAATTATGAATTAATTAATGATGACGTTACAGCCATTTTTGAGAAAACTGATGATGATTTAGCCATTGAAGAGCAAAATGTTGTAGATTTGGTTATGGTATCATCATATAATCGCTTTTCTAGTCGATTTTAGAGCTTTACAGAGGTTTTTTCTGAAAAAATGATACAACATAGCTGAAAAAAGAAAAAACCTCTGTACGCTTAAAAAATAATGTTTTATTTTGATTTGACTTTTTTGGTTTTTCGTGCAAAAGCCTAAATTACAAAATTTTTATAACAGGCCGAAAATAGACTTCAAATCTAAAAGGCTAGGTAATGAAAATTTTATAACAGGCTCAAAAAAGACTTTATATATAAGGCTGAAAATAGACTTGACAAATTTTTGAAAATTCTACAATTTTTGTATAACAATCAAAAAGCGTATTTTTGCCGATTCTACACTTTCACCCGAAAAAGCGAATCGCGGCCAAATAGAATCGATAAAAAGCCGATTCGATTCGCGAATCTTTCCGGGATTCGTTCTTATTTCGTTCTTATTATAAAAAGCGATTCTAAAAAATTAAAACAGAACAAAAATAGAACAACAAAAATTTTTTGTAAAAATAACTTATTGAAAAAACATAATTTTTTTAAAAAAATCAAAAAAAATCAAAAAACGGGCTTGCAAAATACAAAAAAAGTGATACGTTCTAAGCATACCGCGGTTGATGCGGTATGTTACAAAAACTCAAACTTAATACCATTTTATGAAACGAGGTAAATATGACAAAAATTTCAAAAAAATCTGAAAACAAAAAAACTGTTAAAAATCAGAAAGTTAATAAAAAAGCCGTTAAAAAGGTAACCGCGGCGGTTGCTCCCGTTGCAGACGTTAACCCGGTTGACAATTACAAACAGTCTATGATTGCCGCTTCTCAAGCGTACATTGCACGCCGAATCGCCGCCGAAGGTGACAAGCTTAGCGCCGCAAAGCGTAAAGAAATTGAGGGGTTGAATCTTGCCGGGGCTGTCAATGCAAGTTTCGAAGTTTTGCAAAAAGCAAACGCGACTCCCGAAATTTTCAAAGACTTACGCTTAACAGCATACGCGAAAGCTCTGCAACGTTCGGTTATTATTCTTAATGCTATTGCAACCGGTAATTATACGGGGCGTTATAATTGTCTTGCGGGGGCGCTGATTGACTTAAAACGGGCTTGCATCAACGCGGGGTTATATGCTAAGAAAGAGTTATCGTTTAGCGCGTATTCCGGCGGGCGTACCGGGGGCGCTAGCCCTGCCGCGAGCATGCTCGGCGTTGTACTTGATATTTTTCAGCTCGGCGATTGGGACAACACTCTAAAAGTTGTAAAAGTTAAGCCCCTCGCTGTTGAGTTGATTAGCAAAATGACTATTCAAAGTCCGCTTTTTTACTCTAAATAGTTATTAACCGGGGCGGGTATATAACAAGCCCGCCCCTTTTTTATTAATTCTTTTTTGTGAGTTGTAGAAATGTTTATTAAAAGTTTTATAAAGTCTTTTATATATACTGTAAGTTATATATTCGCTTTAAATGTTTTTATTTTATTTTTCTTGTATTAATTGCGAATCGATAAACGAATCGGGGGCAGGGTTTAGGGTTGTCGATTCGTTTTTGTGTCTAAGTTGTCGAAGTCTTAGACAAAATTTGAAAACCACGCAGGCCCTTGCCATTCTCCAAACCATATATACACCTCACCTCCTTATATATAAACCGGAACTGTACATATACCCGACTTCCTTATATGTATATCCAAGCTACCTATATACTTGTCCTCCTTATATATTTGGATTGTCTATATATATGAACTCCTTATATTATTTAGCTCTTATCAGGTCTTGGTGAAAGATAGCTGAATTTACAGGGGCGTCATTATAATCATCTAGGGTTAATTCTCTGCCTAAATAATGTTCTGTGCATTTTTTACATAATACATGGGTTTTGCTGACAAAATTATTATTACAGACTTGTTGCCATATTTCATCTTTAAGCATAAAGTAATCGCCTATTTCTTTAAAGACATCCTTGCCGCAATGGTTACAATGCAGACTGCCATAATGGCGCGGATTGGTTTCATACAAGCTTAAATCGACTTCTGGCACTTCTGTAATAGCCAAATAGGTTTTGCTTGGGATAATAGCAAGCTTGAGATTCCAATTAGTGCCGTTCCATTGCAAAATTTCTATATCTTCTTTACGAATTTTCTGTTTCAATTTAGCATTATGAACGTAATAATAATGCCACGGAATTAAATCTTTTTCATTCATATACTTCATTAGAAGTTTCCTTTAATGTTCTGTTACTACGCCAAATAGGTTGTCACGGAAAGTATAAGAAACTTCTCTGATATATGACGCAAATTCTGTTTCCCTTTGGTATTCTTTTAATAAAGGAGAAAATTCAAATCTATATTTTTCATCTTCTTGACCATAAGAGATTAAAATACCGACAGTTTTATTGATAAAATATGTATCCGTACTAAATTCATAAATTTTACCTAATTCATATGACGTTATCATTTTAAATCCTTTTGTTGGGTAATGCTTCTTCTTTCACCGCAATTATTACATTTTTGTATTTCGTAGATTAAATCTGGGTTATATTCAGATTGGTGGGTATAGAGGGTTGTCCATTCATGCCAATCTTGAAATAAAATATCACCAAGCCAGCAAATTAAGCGTTTAAACATCGTCTATTTCCTCTAAATAATCTTCATCAGGTTCTGACCGCCAACCTTTGAAATCATAAATTGGGGTTAATGTAAAATGTTTGCCGCATTGAGAACAAGTAATTTCTTCTGATTCATCTTCGTTCCACGGCATTTCATAAGGTTCTCTAAATTCTGTGTTTTTGCAAAATGGACAGATAGCTTTATAATCTTTCGTCATTATTTCGTAACACATTCTTTAAACTCCTTATAAATAGAAACCTTTTTATGTTGTTTAGCTTTTATAATAACAAATTCTGCCAAAGCTTCTGCTCTATCTTCAATAGAGAAAAATTCAGTACAGGCTAGCAAATCGTGACATTCTTCAATTAACCATTTGGGGATTTCTTTCATTAAAACACTCCTATCATAAAGATAAATAATTAATTATTTTTTACTCCGGTATTTGCATCAAGCTCCCAAAATTTTAAAACTCGTTGTTCTAATAATTTTTCAAACGCCGGGATTGAAAGTCTTGTTGTCGTAAATATTTCTTCGTTATTTCTAATATAAAGAACCAAATATCGGTATTTGCTAACATTATTCATTGTTTTTATTCTCATAAAAGGTTACTTCATCTTTGAAAACAGGATGGCAATGGCGGTACAGTCCCCCTCTAGTATTTTCAAAAGGATAATCCGCTTTATCATGTATATATGCTAATTTCTCCATGCTTTTGTACTTATCATCGCTATCCCAAAACCAGCAAAGGCATTTATTTTTGATGATATAGTCCCAATCGATAGGCTCTTGGTAAAACTCCCAATCATCAGACATAACATTATCATTACCAAGATAAATTACATCTCCTCCGTTATCTACGATTAAACCTGCCTCATTTAATAAAATATAATCATCTACCTCCCAAATTGATTGTCTAATCTTCGCCCCTTTTCTAAATTCGGGCAACAATTCCTCTAAATATGACATTGGTCTTGCTCCGTTTCTTTTATCTTTTTCTGAATAATTTTTTGATATTTTCTAATTGTCGCCAAAGAACATCCACAAAATAGTTGAATTTCTTTAGGTTTGTCATAAGGGTTTTCTTTTATGTAGTCCCAAAGCTGTTTTTTATCTTCATTTGTCATTTCTCAATTTCCTTTAACGCCTTTTCAGCTATTTCATAGCCGCATGATTTAAATTGTGCAGCAAAGTAATACATATCATAAAGTTCTATGTCTTGCCAATTTTTTCTATTAGCATATTTTTTCAAAGCCTTAACGGCAATCTTCAACTTTTTCTCAAGCTCAATCTCTCGGTCTGTTTTTTTATTTTGTTTTCTTAATCGCTCATAACAAACTTTTTCTGCTCTATCAAAATTATTCATTTTATTTTCTTTCAGCAAAACAATCACATTTTTCAATTTGTTTACTATCTATAAGAACCGTCAAGGCCCAACAAGGTACTAATCCCATTTGAAAGGCAGCATTTTCTCCGGCACATGAACAACTTTCTCTTTTATCATCGTCTGTTGGTGCTTCATAATGAATACATTTTTGACAAATACTCATTTTTTCTCCTTTAATGCTCTTTCAAGCACTTCTTTACAGCTATTAATAATTTTTTCTGCAAATTCAGTTGTTATTTTATCCATATATCTTTTAAAGTTATATTCCCCTTGTTCTTTATACGGGCAATGTTCGCAAACAAAGCTCTGCCCAAAACATACTGGACATAGGGGAGAGCCATAAAGCTTTTTGAGTTCTTTATTATTTGTCATCTTTACATTCTTGTTTTACTATATTCCAAAATTTTTGTACTTGTTCTTCATCAAAAGAACTATCTCCGCTTAAGTTAAGTGTCCATAAATCATATTCTTCAAATTCACTAATTGTTTGAGAATTATAGAATCTATTTTCTAAACTGTCAGCAAATTCTCTATGGACGGCCTCAGCTTTTTCTTGATATTTTAATGCTTTAGTTAATAAAGCCTGTTCGTGTTTGGTTAATCCGTACTTCTTTGACATTAGTTTACTCCAAAAGTTCGGGGTTTTCGTGAATATTACCGACAACAATACAATTTTGGGCGCATTTTTGAGTAAGGTTTCCTCTTGCTCCAAACCCAAATCCACAACAATTAAATGTATTCCATTGTACTTTTAATTTTGTTCCTTTTTTAAGCCACCCGTAATTTCTCGATTGTGTAAGTTTAATAATATCACCTTCCCAAATCAATTTGCCGCACTTATCATTAAATCCAGTACACTGTTCAACAATTCCGAAATCTATTACATACCATTCAAATTCACCTTGACTATTTTCATACAATTGTTCTTCTATTTGTTCTTTTTGTTCTTCGGTTAGATTTAATTTAGAAAGAGCGTTTGAAAGACTATCTTGCGAAAAGCCGATTAATCCGTCAGAATATGCAACTGCGTCGTAAACATAAAATGATATTTCTTTATCTTCTGTATCATTTTGAATGTTACAAGTTATAAAAACTCTAAATTTATACCTATTCTTCATCTTCGTTCCTTAATGGTTTGATAATTGCGTTATCTGACAAATCATGAACTGTTCCGCAATTTGGACAAGTAACAAAAATTGTTGGCGGTGTTAACTCGTCTCCTTCATCATATTCTGCGGAAAAATCATTATCACCGTTACCACAATTACCACAAATTAAATGTAATCTAGCATTAACCATTATTCTTCACTTTCACCGAGAGCGGCATTAATACGTTTTAATAACTTTTCGTCGTCTTCATAACCGATAGATGTCATTTCCATACAAAGTAAGACTCTGTCTTTACATTCTCTTAATAAAGCACGGAGGTCTACAATTTTATTGGCTTCTTCGTTAGCTATATCACTAACTCTTTCAAATCTTTCTTTCATAACGTTATAGTTATTTTCAAGACATTGGCACCATTCAATTAATTCAGCTTTATTATATCCGGTATATTTCATTTATATTTCCTCTGAATCTGTTGCGTCAAATCCGCAAGTATGGCATTTATAACCGGGTAGATAATATTCTCCGCATTTTGGGCAAACATAAGCCCCAACAAAATTAACAAATTTTGAAAGTTTTGTTACTTGTTGTTTTAATCGTTGAAATTCTTCATAACTACATAAAGCAAGAACTTTTATCAAACCAGAATGATATATATTGTTGAAGCAATACTTTTCATTTGACAAAATACCATAAATATAATCGTCTTGACATATTAAAAATGTGAGAACATCAATTCCTTCAGATGTACTACAAAAATATTTTTGGTTGTTTTTTAGTTTCAGATTTTTAAAATCTTCTGTTAAATCCATATCACTTACCTGTATAAACAAATAGCATTATCTAAAATGGTACTCGGGATTAAATAAATATTTTCATCTTCGTTTTGTAAAGATACTTTAACCGGTATGAAGCCTAAATTTAAAAATTCATCTTTAATCATATCATCTGATAATGTCGCTACTTTATCTTCCGGCATATATTTTAAGATTTCTTGCCGCAGACATTTTAGATGTCCGTGACTATCTCCAAAATCAAAGTCGATTCGATTGTATTTTTCATAATCTGTCATATTTAATTCTCCAATTGTTCTAATGTTTGTGAAACGATTTTGTCTAAATGATTTAAATTAAAATTTCGGCTTACATCCCAAATATAACTTTTGATATTTTTTAAACTAGAAATTGCAATGTCTAGTTGTTTTTCTAATTTTTCAACCGTTTGAACACAAATAGCTAATTGAGTAGATTTCTCTATACTTAATGATTCTTCAATTTTATTTCTTAAATATCCGCTACTTTGATATAGCTGTATTGTATCATTAAAACATTTTGTGGCAATTTCTCTGTCTGTTTCTTCATTCGGCATCATTAATGAATATTTTACAAAAGTAAAGTTATACAAATTATCAATTTGTTTACACGTTTCTCTTATTTCTTGTATATCGTCTTTTGTTAAATTTATTAACATAATTTACGTCCTTGATAACAATTTGTTAGCTATAATGAGTAAAAACATGTAACGCTGGAGTAAATCCTTCTGCATTTATGTTAAACTCTTTGTTTGCCAAATTTAATAAGGTGTTCATTTGTCTCATAACAGTTTCGTCGACCACAAAGTTAACATCGGTATCACTATCAAATCTATCATCACCAGATTTAAATACTAAAATACCAAAATAACTATATTGTCCGCTCATGCCGTCAGAAATAAGTATTAGTTCACAAATTTTATTTGGTTTATATTCTATATCAACAATATTTTTATATCGTGATTTAACTTCTTCTGATTCATAATCTAAACATTCTTTTCTTTCAAAATCTTCATAGTTGCCTTTATAACCATAAATAGCATATACTTCTCTTGAAACACCCATTAATCTTTCTCCTCTACCTGTTTTGAATCATGATAAGACGGAAAATATTTTAGCCAGCTAGATAAATCTTCTTTATTATCATAAATTTCCCAATTAGTTTGTTCTTCTCTTCCTAATGGAGTTGGATAGAAGAAATCTATACTAGATAAATCTTTTTTATACCTACATTCAATAACTTTTACTCGAAAACAACAAGAAGTAGAATAAAATACAATTTTACCAGAAACAAATTTATTTCTAACATATTGACCACACATTAATGATTGCCCGTCAATAGATTTTTTAGGCAAAATCGTACCAACAAAGTTATCATCTTCTCCCCAGCCATAATCACAAACTTTGTTTGTATATTTTTCGACAATATTTGTTTTCTTCATTAAATTATCTTTCATAATGTTTGTTTCAAATTATATTGAAAATTAAGGATTGTCAATGTCTACTTTTAAATTATCAATATCTACTTTTTATTGATTTTAATTTCAACATTAAATTAGCATTAATTTCTTTCTTTTTCGGAGGTGGGTCTTCGTAATCATAATTAAAATTATCTTCGTGTTTATTGGACATATCTTCAAATTCACCATAATTAAAATTATCAAATTTATCAATAGATTCGTAAGCTCTTTTGTGCAATTCATCTAATGACAAACGCCTTGTTTCGTCAAATTCGTCAAACAAGCTACTCTCCGTAAATAGGATGATTTTGACACATTTCTTGAATTTCTTTAGATAATTCACAATATAATTGATTTAAATAACCAACATCTTGCGCCCAAACATTAATTAAAGTGGCAATTATTGCAGCAATCTTCGCACATTCTGCTTCTTTAAAACCTCTTGTTGTAATTGCTGCGGTTCCTAAACGAATACCAGACGTTTCAGATTTAGGCTTGGGGTCATCTTTAATAGCATTTTTATTAACAACAATACCAATATTAGAAAGACGGTCTTCTATAAACTTGCCAGAAATGTTTTTATCTTTTAAATCTAACAAGATTAAATGATTATCGGAACCGTCAGACATCATTTTAATATTGGCTGTACGAAAAACTTCTTCCATTGCTTTAATGTTTTTAAGAATTTGTTTTTGATATTGTTTAAACTCTGGGGTTAAAGCTTCTTCAAAACAAATCGCCTTACCGGCAATAATGTGTTCTAATGGACCACCTTGAATACCCGGAAAAACTGCTTTATCAATTTGCTTGCCAAGCTCTACGTTGTTAGAAAGAATAATTCCACCTCTAGGCCCTCTTAAAGTTTTGTGTGTTGTTGAAGTAACAACATCAGCATAAGGAAGAGGAGAAGGATGAAGACCAGCCGCAACTAATCCAGCAATATGAGCCATATCAACCATAAGATAACATTTATGATTTTTTTCAAAATCATCTTTTGTAGCTTCGTCTATAAAATTCCAATCTTTATAACTAACGGAAAGTTTAGGATTAGTATAATCATACTGAATACCTTCATTTATAAACCATTGATTATTATAATCATCAACAATTTTTCTAATTTTTTCAAAATCAATAATTCTTGAATATGCTGATGCACCAACAATTAAAATTCTTGGTTGATATTGAATTAATTTCTCTTTAATTTCTTCATAATTAATAATACCATTTTCATCCAAACCATAAGATACGGCATTATATAATTTTCCAGAAGCTGAAACTTTTGAGCCATGTGTTAAATGACCACCTGCATTTAAATCCATACCTAAAATAGTATCGCCCGGTTTGCACAAAGCTAAATAAACAGCTTGATTTGCTTGACTACCGCTATGAGGTTGAACATTTGCCCAATTACATTTAAATAATTCTTCACATTTATCAATTGCATACTGTTCAATTTCATCAATATAACGACAGCCGCCGTAATAACGGTGCGCGGGATAACCTTCCGCATATTTGTTGGTTAAAATCGAACCCATGGCTTTCATAACATTTTTAGAAGTATAATTTTCAGAAGCAATCAAACAAACTTCGTTTTCTTGTCTTACTCGCTCTTTTTCGATTAAATCAAATACTTTATTCATAAGTTTTTCCTTTTAATAAATGCGACTGAATAAATTTCATCTGTTGTTTGCAAATCATAAAATAATAATTATCATTTTGCGAATTATAAGAACTAAAAAACAATTTATCTTTTTGCCGAGATAAATATTCATTTAAAGCTATAGCCCTTTGCATAGTACGGCTTCTTAATAATTCTGGCTCTAAAGTTTTTATTTCAACCGATTCTTTCTTGTTTAAATGATTGTTTATAAAAGATAATCCCCTCATAATCCCAAACATATAAGCATGAAGTTCAGATACACTATTTGAAACGAATCCGTTCATAAAATAAATTTTGCCAGAGTTGTCGGTAATGACATTTCCGACCTTATGTTTTAATTTATAATTTTCTACCGTAACGTATAATTTCATATTTTTCCTTGCTGTGTTATGATTTAAGCAAATACTAAAATTGTAACCAAGATAATTAACATTATTTTATGAATTGTCCAGAATTTTTTCATGTTTTGTCTCCGTCGATTAACAATGTATCGAGTATAATCTCCCAATCACCGGCTTTTATTTCGTCGGCATTGAAAACCCTTATAAAATTTTCTGTAGATTTGTTTATCGGACAATTGGTTTTTCTCATGTTTTCTAAAGCAAAAAAATCAATAATCTTATTACCAATTTTATTTCTTCGTTTCAAACAAGCTTCAGCGTGTTTGTCATAATTAAAACGAATAGCGTACCTTTTATAAAAAGAAGGTACCTTCCACCTTTTTCTGGCATTAACCGTTAGATTTGTCATGTCGACAACGATATGTTTTCCTTCTTGAACAGCAATATTTACATTTTGTTGTATTTGCTTATAAAGGTCTCGAAAATTAACTGTTTTCCAAGCTTCGTTATAAGTAATATTCTGTTTTTTAGCCATATCTTCTATTATGTCATCGGGAGACACAATAAAATATTTATCACTTAAAAACATATTCTTTCTAAAAAAAGTTTTACCGGTCGCAGGAAAACCTACTAAATAAAAAATGTTTTTATTCAATTTACCACCAACTCATATTTATAAAAAACTTTAGCATCATAACAATTAAATACAAACCGATATGGTACTTGTTCTTCTTTCCAAGCAAGCCACATATTTCTAAATTTTATTTGTTTGACTATCTCATACGCGTTATAAGTTTTTTCGATTTGAGAATAGATTTCGTTTTTAAATTGAGTTGTATCTTCTTCCTTCATAGTGGGGTGTTGAACAACTAAATAGTTCGTGTCCACGTTTTCTGCATTTATACTTAAATTGGCAAAAACATAAAACTCATATTTATTTTTTACCAAATCAGAATATTCAGTGAATGCGGTAGAAGATGTGTTTTCTTCGTCCACTTTTAATACTAATTTACCTAAATAAAAATATTTTTTACCGTTTTTATTTATGTAAAGTCCACCAACTTTTAAATTTTTAGTCGAAATATTAGCGGCTTTAGCATAAACCGTTTCACTAAGATATTGTTCATGTAAAGGCGTATTTTCAGGAATTAAAATATTTTCTGCTCCTTTTCTTGCCCAAAAACATTTTTCTTGAATTATACCATTTTTAATAGTAGCAGATTGCATTATTTCTAATAAAATATCAATAGAAACTTCTACTATAAAACCGCGTGGGTCAAAAACTCTCATTAATTTATTTTTCGTACGGTATCTTGAAACCACATCTACAAATGTAAATCCAGATAAAGGAGGATTATCTAAATTACACATCTTGTTACTGCCATACCAATTTTTTACTGTATCTATTCTTTTCTTGCTTGCCGCGTCATGAGTATCATAAGTTAAAAATGCAAGCGGGGCTTTATCTATATCTAAATTAAAATCTTCGTGGTAACCAACCACTAATTCTTTCATTTCTTTTAATACAGCCATGTTTATCTCCTATATAGTACCAAAAGTATTATCTATGGTTTTGATTTTGTCGATTTTTAATTCTGATTGTGTGTCATCTTCAATATGAGGAAGCGGTGTTAAATTAGTTAAAATTACTTTACAGTCAACTTTTCTGGGGTTTATAGCTTCACAAATGCAATCTTCTATATCAGATAAAGCATTTTTATCTTTGAAACTAAATTCAGGAGAAACGTTTAAAATACATCTTCCGTTAAGTTGTTTAGCACCAATTTTTATTATATAAGAAACGAAATAGTACATTATAACTCCCCAAAATTATGTTCTTTTAGTTCTTTGTTCAATTTCTTTTGTTTTTCTTCATGTTTCTTATAATTTTCGGCAAACCGTAAACACATTTCTTTATCAAAATGTTCTCTATCTTTTACCAAATCTAAAATGTCAGTTTCTTTTACAAAAGAACTTTGAAACGTTTTATAATAATCCATTAATGTTAATATGTTTGAAAGCATTTTGATTACCTTGTTAAAAATAAAATATGTTTTTTCTATATCATATATAATAAAAAAGTCAAGATTTAAAAATAATAAAACCAAGGAAAATCCTTGGTTTTGCCGTTTTCTATTATTAACCACAGGTTGTAAATCTCGTTGTTTTATGGTTTTACCCTTTAGTCGGGATAATAGAATTATAGGTCAAAACGGAGTCAACCTTGGGATAAAAAACAACGATATGTTCATACAATGTAAGATAACCATAATTACATTATCTTTATATCATATTTTAAATTATAGTCAATAATGAATTTATATAGGAAATACAGTTTTATTAATTGACAAATAAAATTTACTTTGTTATATTAATTATCGTTAAGTTACTCTCCGTTAGCTCAATGGTTAGAGCAATCGGCTGTTAACCGATAGGTTCGGGGTTCAAGTCCCTGACGGAGAGCCATTCTACGCATAGAAATATTTATTTTATGAAGTAAATGTTTGTGTGCGTAGCTCAATGGTAGAGCAGAAGGTTGTGGTCCTTGGAACGAGAGTTCGATTCTCTCCGTACACCCCATTCAACCTGCTATGCGAAAGTGCATAGCTCCCTTGGTCTGTAGGACAGAGTACAACAGACTATAAAACAGGGCGCGTGTTAGTATTTTCTAACCATAAAAAGCCGAGATATTTACTCGGTATGCGTCCAACGGGGCTGGTTTTGTTAAGATTTTTAGCAGCACTACGTTTGGTTAAACTAACCAAAGGTTCGGGTGGTTGACTCGTCATATCTAATACCGTCAAGTTAGATAAAAATATATGGGGTGGGTGATTTAATATCATTTTGCCACCCCGCCTTGCCAATTTAGCTCAATAGGTAGAGCAACTGATTTGTAATCAGTAGGTTAGGAGTTCGATTCTCTTAATTGGCACCATTTGGGAAGTGGACAAGTGGTAAGTCACCGGCCTTTGATGCCGGTCATCGTAGGTTCGAATCCTACCTTCCCAGCCATTTGTTTTTGCTTATTTTATTGACTTATTGGTAAGGATATGTTAATACACAATCATATCCTTACCAATAAGAAAGTATAAAATAATGATTGAAAGAACAATAAAGAAAAGAGCTAAAAGAAGTTCAATTTGGCAAATGCCACTTGACGAATTAAAAGAACTTGTTAAAAATAGCAACACGATAGGAAGCATACTTAAAGCCTTTGGTATGCGAAACCAAGGTAGTAATTATAGAACACTAAAGAGAAGACTTGATGAAGAAAATGTAGATTATTCTCATATAAGGGTGGGTTTTGGTGCAAACAAAGGAAGAAAATTTGATATTAAGCCGCTAGATTTTGAAGAATTGTTTAGAGAAAATTCTCCTCACTCACGAGGGACGGTTAAGAGATATATTATCAAAAATAACTTAATACCGTATAAATGTTCTATTTGCGGTTTTGAAGGGAAATGGCAAGAAAAAGATTTGGTATTAGTTTTAGACCATATTAACGGTGTTAATAATGACCATAGATTAGAAAATTTAAGATTTTTATGCCCTAATTGTAACAGCCAACAAGATACATTTGCTGGTAGAAATCTACAAAAAAGAAATAAAAAATGTTGCGCTAAATGTGGAAAAGAAATTTGCAAAAAATCAACTTACTGTATATCTTGTTCAAACAAAAGGCCTCGTATTAATACAAACAGAACTACTAAAAGACCTTCTAAAAACGAGTTATTAAATGATATTTCAATTATGAGTAATGTAAAAATAGGTTTGAAATATAATGTTTCAGAAACTTCTGTAAGAAAATGGCGTAAATTCTACAATATTTAACTTATTCCATATATATAATCTTGACTTTTTTTTTCATTCTATGTTAAATTAGTCGTGTTTTACAGAGAAGTAGCTCAGTTGGTATAGAGCATCCGCCTGATATGCGGAGTGTCGGGAGTTCGAGTCTCCCCTTCTCTACCAAAGAATTGCTTGTTGCCGGAGCAAGCAATCAAAATAAATCCGGCTATGGGCTGTTGCTAGAGAAGTTATAGGTTGGTCTGCAAAACCAAATAGCCGGGGGCAGTACCCGGACAGCCCTCCAAACTATTATAAGGGATAAATTATGAAATGAAGAAAAAGAAAAAAGCCAAGAAAATAAAACCGTTCGATGTCGGAGCTTATGAATTATTTAATAATAAGCTATACATTCAAAAAATTATTCCAAACAAGAAGAAAATTATTAAAAAATATAATTATAACAAAGATTCGGATTATTTATTTGCTTGTTGAGAGTACATAAATAATCCGAATCTTTTCGGGACATAGCGCAACAAATATTTTAAAGAAATTATTATGAACGATAAATTTAATAAAATTACTAATGAAATGTTTATACAAGCATTTAATGAATCAATAAGTAAAGAAGATATATTTAAAAAACTTAATATATCAAGTGGGGGTAACTCTACAAAATTTGTAAATAAAATGATTGAAAAATTAAATTTATCTTTAGATATTCTTAAACAAAATCGTTTTAATAAATATCACTTAAAAAAGACCTGTCCTGTTTGTGGTAAAGAATTTTATACAAATGCGGGTAAAAAAGCTAGAAATAAAATATGTTGTTCGCATTCTTGTTCAAATACTTATTTTAGAAGTGGCGAAAATAATGGAATGTATAAAAATTGTAAATTTAAAGGAAAATGTTCTTATGTAATTATTTGTTTTAGAAATCATCCGCATAAATGTTGTATATGTGGAGAAGAAAAGATAGTTGCTGTACATCATTACGACGGAAATCATAATAACAACGAAGTAGATAATTTAATACCGTTATGTCCAACTCATCATTGTTATATTCATTCAAAATACAAAGATGAAATACAAGATAAAGTTGACGAATATAGAAAGAAATTTTTACATTCTGATATTCTAACTAAATAGAGGAGGTCTGTATGAAACGTTTAAAAAATAAGAAAAATGCTTTAATACATCACTCGATTAAAAGAGCAAAACAAAGATATGACTTAGATTTAAACGAACATCAAATTAGAGAAATCTCTAATTTCATTTCTAAACAGAAAAAAGAAAATTGTATTTTCTTATCTCCACAAACAAATCGTGTCAATAGGTGGGCTGTAAAATATAACGGCAAGATTTTACCTGTGATTTATGATAACCAACGCCATATTATTGTTACAATCCTAGAAGAAAATATGTTGATAAATGAAGAAAAACAGCTTATAAGTATTTTTAAGAACAACGCGGAAGAGTGAAACGGATTACACATCAGGCCCATAACCTGATAACATCAGGGTTCGACTCCCTGATTCCGCACCCAAACCATTTGCCTGATGGTCGACTACAAGGCACTTCGTTTAACCCCACTGTACGTTAACAGGGTTCTTACCAAAGAAACAATTGGTCGTAGGATAGAAAATGTCTATGTTAGCTTAGCGAGGAGTGAAGTTGTAGTTTCCGGAGATAGTCTACATTAAATAAATCTCCCCCCATTTATTTGGGCAAGTGGTGAAATTGGAGAAACACATAGAACTTAAAATTCTATACATTAGAAACGCTGTGGGTTCGAATCCCACCTTGCCCACCATATTTATTAAGTAGGTCTGTCGTTCAATGGTTAGGACACTTGGTTTATACCCAAGCGAGCATCTGATTTATGCGAAATCCCAGTTCGAGTCTGGGCGGACCTACCATTTTTTATTTTTTAATAAAAGCGTCGGCTGCTAAGACGGTGGTTTAGCGACGGACTGTAAATCCGTTCCCTTGGGGTAAACATTGGGTGTTCGATTCACTCCCGGCGCACCATTTATTCTCTGGCTTGTTTTGCTAATTTATCTGTTAAAGCTTGTCTTAAAGAATATCGGTCTTTATTTCCGGTATGACCTTTTTTATGATATATTTTCCAATTTTCACAGTATAACATACCTCTTATTCGCTCTGAAATTTCTCTATATTTATCTTGTTTTGTTTCTGGGTATAATATACTATCTATAGCGATTTTGCTGTCTGTAATGATAAAAATGGGTTCTTTTGGGGGCGTTCCCTTAATGTTTTGCAAAGCATAATAAATACTTAATAACTCAGCTTGGTTATTATCTTCTGCTTTTACTTTTAGTTTTATCCGAGTTTCTTTTATGCCGCCCTTAACTAATTGCCGAATCATTATACCAAGCCCAGCGTCTTTAGTTTTGGGATTAAAACTCGCATCTGTTCAAATCTGCATAGTAAATCTCCGCAAGAACTATGTCTATACGGAGATTATATCACAAATTGGCGATTCGGTTATTGATTTTTTGATAATTTTTCGTAAATATTATCCCAATCTTTTGTTTGTTTAAAATCTTTGTAAACCCACCGATGAGATAACGGAAAAATAGCTAAATTAAACACACAAGTAAATAAAACTTTTATGCAATCCCAAAGCATAAAAAGATTTAAAAGAATCGTGTTGTAAATAATTTTACAATAAGTTTTCTTTGACATTACTTCGGAAAAATCTTTATAAGAAATATTTTGTTTTAACTTTTGTTTCATCTCTGTTACTTTCATAATTATTGTCCTTGTGTTATGCCACAAAATCTATAAGCGTCTCCGTTTTTATCAAAAACATCTAAGGTTTTAGGGTCTAATTTTAATATGTTTTTATTTACGGAAATAACATAAAATCCTTTGGCAAAACGAACTACTTCCCCGACCATTCTTTGCGAACCTTCGGGGCTATCTTTTGCTAATAATATATAATCTCCAACTTTCATGTTAATAAGTCCTATTTTACTATAATAGAAACTAGTTAATTCCGCAAAATTAGCACAAAGCACAGCACAAAACCAAACTATAAAAACTTCTATTATGTTACTACAAAACAAATAAATAAAAGCGCCCAGCAGGGACATAGTTATAAAAAATAGAAGTCCAACTATAAAATATTTAATTGTGTTCATCAATATCCTACGAAACTATTCATTTCTATATAACGTTTTTTACATTCTGAGCAACAAAAAGAACAATTTTCTCCATTTATATTTTTCATCAACCAATTGTCTTTTTTAGCCAAGGCTATTCCTTGTTTAAAATTATCAGCTTCAAATTCCATTTCTTCTCCACAAGTGTCGCACTTGATAGAAAAAATTTTATTTATAACATCAAATTTTATCATTTAACCTGCTCAAAATAATATTAAAATCTTCCGAAATTTCTGTTACTTTAAACACTCCTTTTTTTAAAGGAAAATCTTCATCTATATAACAGAAATTTACTGTTCCGTCTTCCGATACACCGATAGTCCACCTTACGTTATCGGTAAAATAATTTAAAGTATATTCATCATCATAGATGTAAAGATTAACTCTAAAATTCTTTTTTACACGTTCTCGGATATATTTTGTAAGCTCAACAAGATGATTCTGAATTGTGACGTTAAAAGCGTCTTGTCCAGTTTTTCTTTTGATTATACGAACTAATTTGGCTATTTCATGTTTTAATTCGTATAAACTAGAAATTTTTACACTCATTTTGCACCTCTTGTTGTTTAAGATACAAAATTTTATTACAAGTGTCAAGATAAATAAACGTGTGCGCCGATTCTTTTTCTGTTTTTGAAGCTTCTAGCCCAGATTATTTTGTCGACTATTTTATTATGAACATAATGTAAAACATTTTCATCGACGATAATCGGCTTTTTTCGGTCGTACACAGCCAAAGCAATTTTTTGGCACTCTACCCACGCTAAATACTCTTTTGGCTCTGTACGCTTGTTAAATAGCGTCCAAGAGAACTGTTTGTACTGATATACTACATCATAAACAGTATTTGGGTATTTTGGAGACCTTACACGATTCATCGTTACTTCGGCAACCGCAACTTTATCTTCATAGGTTGAACCTCTGGCTTCGTGATAAATATTAAGCGCTAAAGTTAATATCTCTCGTTCGCGAAACCTTGTATCAATGACTTCTTCTATGACATTGTATTTATAAAATCTATCGAAGTTAGTAGTGCTACCTCGTATCTCGTGTGGTGAAACAACCAATACTAATATAGCAACTAACAACGCCAAGATATATTTTCTCAAATAAACTCCGAGAGTTGTTAATCCAATGTTCAGTTGAACTTTATGATTATATCATAAAATTAACGTTTAAATCAAATTAGCGGTAAAATACAGGAAAGTCAATAAAAAAGAGCAGCACGCCACTTGTTCAACGGCTTTGTGCTGCTCTATGAGGGAAGGACTGGGTTTTAACCTTCAACGCCTATCAAATTAGTTCATGATTTCACGACCCTATTCGACGTACCCTAATAGTTGCTTTTCGAGAAAGCATAGACCTCAGCCAGTCGGCCCTTGGTCCTATCAGTTGCCTTACAGTAAAATTTGAAACCTGCTTTCGGCCACCTCTCCCGCTCTTGGCCGGAGCGAGAAACTTTTGTTCGATTCGTCATCGAACTGTTATTTTATAAACTACCAAATAAAAAATGAGATAGCATATATAATATATACAATAAAAAATTAAATGTCAATAGTTAATTTATTATCATACATTCCATTTTCTTCTTGTTTGATATAACCAAAACAATTAGAAATAACCTCTGTATTGCCAATATTATATCTACAAGAAGTATGTAAATGACCATGCAGCCAATATTTTGGCTGTAAATCTCTAATAAATTCTTCCAGATTAGAAGCATAAGCCGGACTAGCTGAATTTGTTTTCCAATCTATTCTGATTGATTTATCAGAAGGAGCATGGTGAGTTACAATAACTAATTTATCAGTATTATTTAGTGTCTTTAAATAGTTTGTGGTTTCAATAAAAATTCTCCGAGTATCAACAGCGTGCAATTTGCTATAATCATCGCGTCTTATTTTACGATAATCATTCATATAATATTCGGATAACTGACCAGATGCCGCCGGAGTATTAAACAAACCGAAATCAGTCCATAATGTTCCACCGGCAAAAGTAACCCCGTCAATCGTTACAGATGATTTTTCTAACAGGTGTATATTCGGCAACTCATTTTTGATTTGATTATTATATTCCAATGTTTTTTTGATAGTTGAATTATAATAATCATGATTACCCAAACAATAAACCACATTTTTAAATCGTTTGGATAAACATCTTAAAGGAAAAATAATATCCTTGGCTGTTGCAATGTCTCCGGCAACAATTAAAGTGATGTCTTTATCTTCCGGCATTGGTGGAAGAATATAATTTAAATCTTGTGTACTCTTCCAAAAATCAGCATGAATATCAGAAGTAAGTCTAAATTTCATAGTTTCACTCAATTAAAACAAAAAGTTGGAACAATCCCTTCGGCAAATCCCGGTGTGTTTTTAATTATTTCTTGTCTTGTTTTAGCGTGTTTTAATAAATGCTGATTAAACGAATCCTGAAAATCTATGATGTAGGTAATGTTTTTACCGGTTTTCTTTCTTCTTAATCCTCTTCCGATTCGTTGCCTTAATTGTACTTCCGCTTTACCGCCCGCCGCAAGAATAACCATTCCAATTGAAGGAACGTCAACACCGACATCAAGAATATTTGTACCAATTAAAACGTTTATCTCTCCCGATTCTAATTTTTTCAAATTTTCTTGGCGTACTTCATCTTCATCTTTACCATAAATGAAGTTACATTTCAAGCCTTGTTTTTGAATCAAGTCCTTTAAAATGTTTCCGTGTTCGGTTCTATTAACCAAAATTAAAACAGGAAGATTTCTATCGACACTCCATTTACTCCATTTTACGATTTCATCATTACGAATATTGTTTTTAACTATTCCTTTTTCATAAGCACTAACATAATTCGTTGTAGGGAAAACACCGGTAGGTCTGGCATTGTTAATAAACATAAAATACGGTTTTGCTAAAATGCCTTTGTCGATAAGCTCCTTTTCGGTAACAATTATTCCAATAGTTCCTGAACAAGCCATAAGCCTCATATTAGCTTCTTCATCGTCTTTCATAAAAGGGGTAGCGGTTAAAGCCAGACGGTAATAAGCGTTAACACAGCATTGCATTACCTCAAAGTATTCATTTCCGCCAGATTCGTGGGCTTCTTCTGCAATAACAAACTCGAAAGTAGATAACAGTTTTTCCATTTCTTCTTTCTTTTTGCTCATATTTTTGCAGTTAATAGTAGCAGCCCTTTGTAAAACCGCCAAGCTTTTTGTCTTTGAGTTAAGTTCTTTCTTGAAGTCGGATAAAATCTTAAACTTAGTCTGTAAGGTGATATGACCGAGTTTTAATTGCTTGGTCAGAATTTTATCCTTTTCCGCAATCAGTTTTTCAAACTTACTGTGTTCAAGTTCTTTTAGTCTGGCAACCTCTTCCTGAATGGTACGGGTTTTCAAATTTGCCGCAATCGTTTGAACCATTCCGACGTTAACCAACGGCTTTACATCCATAACAGAATCGCCAATAACCCCAACTTCCAACTTCATAGTTTTTTCTATGTTTTTCTTCATTTGGTACATAAGTGTTTTGCGAGTTGTTAAGAATAAAGTTTTTCTACCAATCCGAGAAATAGCTAACATCGAACACATAGTTTTGCCACCGCCGGTTGCGATTCGTGCAATCATTTGATGTTGTTTTAGTAACTTCTCTATGCACTCGTATTGATATTCATATTCCGGTGTTCTACCGTAAGGGTTAAACTTCATTTCCGGGTCGCCAATAGGTTCAGGAATTTTTGGCCGAATGATTTGTACTTGATGTCCCATTTGTTCAAATTTACTTTTAACCATAAGTACAAAACCAGCCGGAAAAGTTGCTTTTTTAAAATTAAAAAACGAGCTTCTACCGTCCCAATTTCCATTTTGAAAATTGAACATATTTTCATAGCCAGAAACTTGATAACTAAGCAACTCTGATAAGGTATATTTTAGTTCTTTATTTTCGGTTAAAAGTTTAGCATTTACAGCATTGTGAGCTATTTGTATAAGCACTTGATTCAGGCCCTTATATCTGTTAATATAAGGAGTTGTAACACAAAATCAACTAAAAGTAAAGCAAAATGTTAAGTATTACCTATATTTCCCCAAAAAAGTTAAAAAAGAATCAATGGAATACTAACAAGGTATCCATTGAAAACGAAGAAAAACTAGATAAATCATTAAAAGAATATGGTTTATTTAAACCAATTTTATGCAGAACAGTTAATGACGAATTAGAAATTATTGGCGGAGAACACCGAGTTGAATCTGCTATTCGTAATGGAATCTCTGAAATCCCTATTATTAATCTTGGTAACATATCCGATGATAAAGCCAAGAAAATGGGTTTAATAGATAATGGTCGTTATGGTTCCGATGACTTTGTTGAATTACAAGAATTAATTAATTCTTTAGAATCTCCGAACGAATTACTGGAAGTTTTACCTTATTCCTTGGAAGATTTTGAAGGAATCTTTAAAGCCGATGAAATTGATTTAGATAATATCCCCTCTTTTGAAGAAAATTCCGAAATTGAAGATTCAGACGAAACAGAAAATAATTTTGTCCAAAAATTACCGGAAACCCACGCGATTGTAAAATTCAAGATTCCTTTAGAATTTTTACAAGATTTAAACAACAAAATTAAAAATAAAGAACAAGAGCTGAATACAGAATACGGCGATTCTTTAGTTAATGCCGGAAATGCTTTGTTAGCTTTGTTATTTGGAGACAATTATGGCAAGTAAAGATAAACCCGTATTTGATAATTGCCGCGCCGGAACAATCATTAATTCCGAAGCAGCTTTTTACAATTCTCTGTTTAATGAATCTATTTACGAAGAAAAAGATGATTCGGATTACTTTGAAATGTATAAACAACAAAATACAAAACAAAATTATGATGAAGAAGAATAATAAAGTAGGTTTGAAAGATATAAGAGATTCCCTTCCTCCGGAAGTGAATTATATTATATATAACACATTTTTAAGCCCAAAGTGGAAAAGATTCTTGGTAACATTTTGTTACAATGTGTTATCTTATTGATTTTACTTAATTCTTTTTTTAATTAATTTTTATTAGAAGATATTTAAAAAATACAACTAGAGGTGTTTAATGAGCAAAGATAATTTTCCAGTTCGTATGGTAGAGATTAATAAAATTATCCCCTATGACAGTAATGTAAAAATTCATGACGACGAACAAATTGAAAAATTGGCTAATAATATTAAAAAATTTGGTTTTGACCAGCCGATTGTAGTTGACAAAGACAATGTGATAATTAAAGGGCATGGTAGACGATTAGCTTGTTTAAAATTAGGTTTAGATAGAGTTCCGGTTATTGTTCGAGACGACTTAACTAAAGAAGAGGCTGATGCAGCTCGTTTGTCAGACAATAGAGTTACTTCATCTGAGTATGATATTGAGGGTTTGCAAGCAGAACTTGAAAGATTATCTAACGACTTTGACTTTAAAAGCTTGGGTTTTGACGAAAGAGAACTTAACTTTTCTATTGATAACATAGACATTGAAGGAGAGTTTGTTGATAATATAGAACAAGCAATGAATGAATATGATGATGAAACACAAGAAAAAGTAGCAGAAAGTAATACAATAAATATTACTAAAGCTTTGGGATTCAAAGAAATAGATGCGAATAGTGCTTTCGATATTACTAAGTTTGTTGACATGGCAACCATTAAATATGGGGCTGAACCGAACGAATCTTTTTGCAGAGCTATTAGAGCAATAGTCGAAAACGGAGAGCTTAAATGATTTATACGATTAATAAATCTTTTGAAACTCAAACAAAATGCACAGATAGGGTAATAGAAGTTGCCGAAGCGTTTGGTTTGGGCTTAGATGACAAGAAGTTTGTTCTTTATGATAATATTCAGATTGATGTAAATGACGGTGATGTAATTTATATTAACGGGCAATCTGGTTCTGGAAAGTCGGTTTTATTAAAAGAACTAGCTTCGGAAATGCAAAAAACGGGTAAAAAAGTTGCCAACATCGAAAGTGTCGTTTTTAGCCCCACAGAGCCGGTTATTGACCAAGTAGGTAGGGGTATGCACGAAGCTATCGATTTGCTATCTAAAACCGGAATAAATGACGCTTATATCTTAATTAGAAAGCCGGGGGAATTATCTGACGGTCAAAGGTATAGATTACAGCTTGCAAAATTAATAGAAGAAGATGCTGATGTTTGGGTTGCTGACGAATTTGGAGCTGTTTTAGATAGAGTTACCGCCAAGGCAGTAGCATTTAATATGCAAAAAGTTGCAAGAAAATTAGGTAAAACATTAATAGTTGCAACAACCCACACTGACTTAAAAGAAGAATTAGCTCCAGATTTAGAGATTTATAAAACGTATCAAGATAAGGTAATGATAAATGGAAGAGCTTGTAATTAAGAGAAATCCGAATCCAAAACCTACATTTACCATTATGAAAGATATAATGGTTGAAAAGGGTACTATAGAAGATTGGTATTTATTGAGAAACCTCCATTATAAAGCCCATATATTACCGGTAGGTCCAAAATTTTATAAATTAACTTTGCATGGAGAAACCATAGGCGTATTGGTAATGTCTTCTCCAAAATTATTGCTTAAAGAAAGACATTTAATCTTTCCGAAGCTTGGTTCTGGCGGAAATAGCAGAATAACTAACCAAATGAGAGCTAAATGGATTAACAAAAATATGCGGATTATTTCTCGTTTAGTTTTGGACACAAGATTTAGAGGAATTGGGTTGGGTTATCGTTTTCAGAATATTGCTTCAAGAATGGAAAATATAAAATATATTGAAATTCAATCTTCAATGAGTAAATATAATATGTTTGCAACCAAAGCTGGTTTTAAATTTGTAAAACCAATGAGAAGCAATTTTTATGACAAAGGAATGGAGTTTTTCAAGAAGGAGTTTAAAAGCAATCCCGCAAATTATGTGGATATGTTAAATGAATTTCGTTCTTTATCTCCAGAAATGCAAGAACAAAAAATAGAACGTATGAAAGAGTTTTATGAACGTTCTTCTGCCATGGAACAAACAGGTGACCACCGATTTGCAGAAGCCAAACGAGTATATAAATTTGGCCCAGAACGTTTATTAAAATATTTACAGCAGTTAGTGTTAGCCAGCCCATTATACGGAATTTATGAGAATCCGGATTACGATAGAGAATTGCCGGATAAAATCCCCGTATTGGCTTTTGATAATCAAGACACAGATCGGAAGAGCG